AAGGGAGCCGCAACAGCAGTTCCTGCGTGTAGTGGATAGGCATAGAGGATTCCTTGCACCTTGCCCAAAGGGAAAAGCAAACGGAGGTATGAGGACCTACGGCTGCAGAGACTGCGAAAGCTTCATCTGCAGTATGACCTGCGTTTCCGGCGGGTCGAGCGGTGTGTACTGCGCCTATCCGGCACAGGCAAATACATATGGTGACTGGGATACAGACTATAGGGTGTGATGTATATGAAAAAAAACTGCGTTTCGAGAATTTCTTGAAAGACTATGTGCGGGACCTTTCATTTGGAACGACGAGCATCAAGAAACTTGTTGCGGAATGCGAAGATTTCCCGAAGTTGCGTGAGCCGCTATTCCTGTATGCGAAGTTCAATGGAAAACTGAAGCTACTGTATTCCGTTCTGGAGAAAACGCCCAATGGGGAGCTTCAGCACCTGTGTGACACTTATGGCAGCACGCTGACCATCGAGCAGTTGGAGCAACAGGATGAGAACCTTCCGGAGCGGCTGCGGCGCGTCTGGACCAGTTATGTAGCTGTACGGGATAGTGCGGAAGCAGATAACTATATGAAGGGACTGATGCGCAAGAAAGTTCTCTCCCTTTTAGCGGAGAAGCACGTCACCGTATACCGCGTATGCAAAGATACCGGTATCAATCGTGGCAGGTTATATCGTTGGCTCAACAAAGAAAATATGAGTGCCATTAGTTGCCGGGGTGTTGATAAGGTTCTTCGGTATCTGGATAAGTTGCCGGAAAACGCTTAAACTGCCACATAGCAAAAGTGTTCTTTTCATTTACAAAATACCACAAATATGGTATAATGTAAACAAAAGGAGACGCAGCTATGAGTGTTGGGAAAAGCATTAGATATTATAGAGAACAAAAAGATGTATCGCAGCAGTGGTTGGCAAATGCCATTGGTGTGAGTAAAATGACTGTCTCAAACTTTGAAAGTGATAAAAAATATCCGAATGTCGAAATGGTCAAGAAAATCTGCGAGGCGCTTGGTATTACCCTTGGCAAGCTGATGTCGTACAAAGAGGACATCGAGATTGCCAAAACTGTATTTCACAACAACAAACTGACTAAAGCCGAGAAAAATGCGATTCTGGCGCAGGTACGACTGAATGTGCAGATGTATCACGATGCTTGCATGTGTGCCAATGCGGAAGTGGATGAAAACAGGCTGCCGAAGGAAAAAATTCCGATGGGAACTGACCTCGAAGAAATCGCAGCATATATACGAGAAGCATTGCACCTACCTGCAAGTGGACCGGTGGGTAATCTTGTTCAGACTCTTGAGAGAAGTGGCGTGTTTGTCACCATCATCAAACGAAATGCAATTGCGAAGAGCTTTTCAAGCCTCGCCGCGATGACGACCAATGGGGTCCCGATTGTTGCAATCAGTAGCGGCTTGGACCGTTATGGTCAGCGTGAAGAGCTGACACATGTTCTTATGTATCTGCTGTTCTCGGACATAAATGAGCAAATTCTCAACAATGCTGTGGAGTATTTCTTACTGCCAAGCGAAGACATTATTCGGGAGCTGGGACGGAAGCGCAAGAGTCTGTGTGCCAAGGAAATCCGAATAATTGCTGAGAAATACGGGGTATTCGAGAAGTGTGTGGTTCGCCGCGCGAAGGAAGAAGGCATCATCAACCGCAAGTGGCAGAATAATATCCAAAACATCATAGTGGACGAACGAAAAGCAGAATTGCCGACTCGATTGCTGCAGATAGTGTTGAGAGCTTATACAGAAGGTGAAACCAGTATCTCAAGAGCAGCAGAACTGCTGCAGACGGACAGCAGTACGGCAGCTACAACACTCAAGGAATAAAAAGAAGGGGGGTGCGTAATAGCATCTCCCTTTCACTTTGCGTCTCCACCATTACACCTTATAAAATTACTTGATTTTCTCCACGGTATCTGATATAATCATATAAGGTGGTGAGAATATGATAAAAACAACCGCAATTATGCTCCAAGAGCTAAATGATTACAAGAACCCGCGAGACAAGTTGGCTCATATGGTCAAGAAGAAGGAGTGCATCCCTGTTATACAGGGATTATACGAAACGAATCCTACGACTCCCGGATACCGGTTGGCAAACACTATTTGCTCTCCATCGTATTTGTCTTTTGAATTTGCGTTGTCATATCATGGATTGATTCCGGAAGCAGTATATAACTTCACGTCAGCCACTTTTGAAAAGAAAAAGAAGAAGGAATTCAAGACACCTTTTGGAACATTCACATATCGCGATGTTCCTTCTGCAGCATATCCGTATGGAATCGAATGTGTAAGTGAGAATGGGTATACTTTCCAGATAGCAAGTCCGGAAAAAGCATTGTGTGACGAACTCTATATTCAATCCCCTGTAACAAGCCAAAGAGAACTAAAAGAACTCCTTTTCGATGGTTTGCGAATCGACTGGGAGTTGTTCTGCAAGTTGAACATGGATGATATTCTATTTCTTAATAGCAAGTATCATTGCACGAATATCCAAAAGCTGACTAAAACAATGGAGAAAATTGCATGACAACAATAATCGAACATATGCTGAAAAAGTACGACAGCAAAAATATGTACGACCAAAAGAATGCGATGAAGGAAGTTATGCAGGAAATTGTTCTGTATGGGCTGTCCCGCGCCGGTTTCTTTAAGGAAGCTGCATTCTATGGTGGGACTGCTCTACGTATTTTCTATGGCCTGGACAGGTTTTCGGAAGATTTGGATTTCTCCTTGATGACGAAAAATCCAGATTTTGATTTGAAAGCGTTCTTTCCAGAACTGGAAAAGACAGTTCGCTCTTTTGGTCTGAATGTTGATATCACCGAGAAGGAAAAGACAAAAGAATCTGCTATTCGCTCTGCGTTTCTGAAGGGAAATACCAAAGAGCATTATCTGCTGTTTTACTCTGATGAGGCAGCAGCAAACAGCATCACAAAAAACGAGACTATCAAAATCAAGTTTGAAATCGACACAATGCCGCCGGATTACGCAACATTTGAGCGTGAATTCCCTCTAACGCCATTTCCCTATGAAGTCAACCTGTATGATATGCCGTCTCTTTTTGCCGGAAAGATTCATGCGGTTTTATGTCGTGCGTGGCATAATCGCGTAAAAGGGCGCGATTTGTATGATTATGTGTTCTATCTCTCAAAAGGGGCGAGCGTAAACCTGAAGCATCTGCAATGGCGACTGATTCAAAGTGAAGTATTAACGGAGACGGATGCTTTTGACATTAAAATTCTTCGTTCGATGCTATGCGACAAATTCGATACTATTGATTATGAGCAGGCGAAACAAGATGTTAAGCCGTTTATAAGAGACACATCCCAATTGGACATTTGGAGCGCTGAGTTCTTCAAGGGAATAACAAATCAACTTCATTAAGCAAATAAAAGAGAAAAGACCGCTTCCACTTATTGTGGCGGAGACAGTCTTTCTTAATGCCTTATTACAAAAAATGAAAAGTGAAAACATCGGATTTTCACCACTGTATCTGATTTAATCATATACGCTGGAGAAAATATTGCAAATGAGTTCTGCTAAAAGCAGTTTATACAGATTCCAACAGATGCTGCGCTTTCCCTCGAATAGTCTCTTCGAGTATCTTGAGGCGCTCATCAGTGAGATTATACCTGCTGTGCTTTTTGAACTTGAAAGACAGTAGATGCCGCAGCTCCTGTTTCTGTTTCGACCCCATGACATGACAAGCGACTTCATCGAAGTTTGCATACAGTGCAGGGGACAGAGTTTTCTCTTGTTCGGAGAGATTGTTCAAGTCATCATCCATGACATAGGAGCCTTGCCTTTTCGGCAGGGCTCTTGTTTTTAGAAAAGGTAGAAACTAATAATTAAAGCCAAAAAAAGAGACACCTCCATAAGAGGAGATGTCTCTTTTTTTGGCTACGGTTTACACAAGATGTCTTAACTTGTTTTTATAAAATCAAGTACATCCAAATTCGCAAGTTTGATTATCCCCATTAGAATTGTCTTGCGTCCAGTCAATACCCGAGCCAGGCTGTCCATTGGGGTCATGAGGAATGTCATAACCACCGGAACTGCCACCGTCTCCCCCACTCGGCTGAGAAGGTTCAGCAGGAGCCGGAGCGGGCTCAGCCGGTGCGGGTGCCGGTTCCGGATTACTCGGCTGAACCGGCGTGGGGTCAGGAGCAGGAGCTGCAGGTACAGTAGGAGTCGTAACTGTAGCACTGCCACCGGCAGCTACGCTTCCACTTGCAGAACTACCATAGTTGGTCTTGTTGCTTGTGTAAGTGGGAGTTTTCTTCTCCTCCACCGTAACATCATAAGTGGCATTCACATCCGCATCCGAATTACTGGTTGCAGTAATTGTCGCATTCCCAGTGGCTACTGCAGTAATCTTCCCGGTCTCATCAACCGTGGCTACGCTTTCGTCACTGGAGGACCATGTAACCGTTGTATCCGTCGCGTTATCCGGAGTGACAGCGGCATTAACCGTTACGGAATTACCAACATAGAGGATACCTTCTGTTTTGTCCAGCTCGATTTTCTCTACCTTAGTAGATACGGTGACCTTTGTGGTGGCGCTTAAACCATCGGGAACTACGCCAAATGCAGAATCTACATCTGCGAGGTCCTCCGGCATGGTAGCAACAGCATCGCTGTCAGAAGCTTCCGCTTCAGTGTTCGCAGTCTCATCCTCGGTGTTAACCACTACTGCAGCAGTTTCCTGCGTGGCAGTCTCTGCGGTTACCGGAACGTCCGCAACGATGTAAGCAGTAATTGTGCATTCGCCGTCAGCGACTGCCGTGACAAGCCCGTTTTCGTCTACCGTTGCAACGCCTTCGTCGCTGGAGGTATATGCCAGCTTTACCTCAGTCGCGTCTTCCGGCACAATTTTGGCGTTCAGTTCCTTTTCGTTCTCACCATTGGTGTAGAGTTCCAAGGCGTCGGGAGCATCCACATCAGTCGGCAAGATAACGACTTTCACATGAGTCGTTGACGAAATGTTCGCATCCTTGATGGATGCGGTGATGTCAGCTTCACCTGCGCCAACAGCCGTAACCATGCCGTTTTCATCGACCGTCGCGACATCTTCGTTGGAAGAGGTCCACTCAAGAGTCAGCTTTTCGGCGGCTTCGGCGATTTTCTCTTCCGTAGCCTTGTCGTCAGCGCTGTACTCAATCTGTAACTGCTGCGTCTCTCCTTTTTCGATAACCACATCGGACGGCAACCCGATGGAGCTGATGTCCACGCCGCATCCTGCGAGCGACAGCGCCATCGCAACGGCTGCGATGACGGTCAAGACAATCTTTTTCTTCATATTCAATTTTCTCCTTCCCGGCGTCTGGTGCCGAGGCAACATAATTGTGATAGGTTCAGCCGACTCTATGCAGCTTTGGATTTCGTCATCGACGAGGCTGTGAGCCATTGGTTGCCTATCCTTCTGTACATCTGCATTATACCATAAATTTGTAATTTCTACAACCAAGGTTCGTAAAAGTTAACAGTTTAGTCATATAACAAGATGAACAGATTATCTTGCCTTAACTCCTTTCGCTGTATTTGTTGCACCTCCTATTGTATGCAGAATATGGTTGCCCGTCAAGCAACAAAATGGTAATGGGGATGAGGATTTTTGAGTCAGGAGGATGGGCTATATGGGGCTATATGGGGACGGTTCCCAATTCTTCTTTTGCCACTTCCCTTCTTGCACAAAAATAAAAGCCCAGTGGTCAAATTGACCACCGAGCAGCATGAATTTGGCTATAAAAACAAAAATCGCCTCACTGAAATGAAGCGATTTTTAGGTCATAGTTTCCCTTTTTCGTCTTTATACCATACCAAGAACTATTATGGGAACTATGATATGTTAAGAGTGTACCCTTAACATACTTACATTGTATATGATGCACTGCCAAATGTCAATATGATTATTCTGCCAACTTAATACATTTTTCCTGTTGTTTTGTGAGATATAAAAGCTGCTTCCCGTTGGTAGCTTTCGAGTTTTACTTGATTTCCCGATAAAATTGATGATGGTCTCCGTCATATTGGAAGTATTTGAAGCCGTTGTTTCTATAAAAGTTTTGTATGTTTTCATCGGCACTACATTCCACAAGCGCACATCTGCAGGGAATCAAATTGCTTGCGTCATGTATAACTTCAAAAGCATAATCCAATATTTGCTTGCCGGTAATCGGCGACGACACAATATGATACATAAAAATATGTACTTAACAAAAGCGTAGCTAAATGCTAAAATTTTGCTAAAATGTGCGAATTGAATAAAATGAGTAGCAGGGAAGGGGAGTGACCATTCATGATACTGCGCAACGATATTTGGGGTGACACCAGCGTCACCCTCATTGAAGAGATAGACAATCAGTTCCTCATTGTCAGAGAGCTCAACATGCTTGCACTGTACAGTAAACTGAACAAGGAACAAGAAAAAGCGTTGAGAAAAGTGCTGGCAGTATTCTATGAGATACTTTTCAGTAGCAAGGACAAGTCAAGAGTCAGCGACACCGTCCCCTTTGCTCCGGATGTCTCATTCGATGACGACAGCAATAGATACCTTTGTTTGGTTAAGCCAACACAAGAAAACAGTATTACGGACCTCAAGGCTACTGCTCAAAAAATAGCAGAGGAGGACACAGTGGTTACAACTCTACCTGTCAGTAGAAAAGCTGTTGTCAGCTATGAGGTGGCGCAGCTTATTACATATGGAGGAAAAGACGAGACATGAAGCCGATAAAGCTCAAAGAACTTTTAGAGCAAGCAAAAGACCCAGAAACACAATGCATTGAAATTATGGAAGACTACACACTCTCAGCAAAAACAGTATTTGAGGGAATTGTAAAAGACGTACCGGAGAATATGTTGGGCAAATACTCCATTAGCGACTGGTATGTCAGAGACGAAACGGCTGTTCTTGTTGTTCTGGTCTGGGTCAATCAGCCTGAGCGACTAATCAAGTATGTGGAAAACTCAAATAGAGATTGCCATAGGGTTACAATACATGATTTGATGGGAAATGGTTGCTGCACAAACCCCTATACTGATTTTGCCATTGTAAATATCAAAACAGGGGAAGTGCTTGTAGACCGTGTTCACGACAAAACCTACATGGTCGATGACAACAAGGACTATGACCAATTCCTTGCATATGAATGGAAAACTGTGAGAGCGTGGGAAGCAAAAGATGGTAAGATGATATTTTACATTTTGCCGCCAAGAGGAAAGAAGGCAAAACCATGAAACCAACCGTAAAACCATTCCTTGCATTGGCAGGAGACAAAGAACTAACCGTTCACATCGCCCGTTATAAATCGGATTCTGCTGATGGTTACAGCGATGAAGAAGTCTTTTGTGGTAAACCGGAAGATATCCCAGAATACTATGCAAGTGAAAAAGTGACAGAGTGGACAATATCAGATACTGATGAAATCGTACTCTATGTGAAATAAGGAGGTAGTTAAATTGAAGCTGGAGACTATTGTAAACTGCAGAACAGACATCTACTTTGACTACCAACTCATTGATGCCATGACGGGAAAAATTCTGGTAGACAGAGTGTACGACAAAACATATAAAAAAAGTAATAAAAAAGAATGGGAAGAATACTACCGATTCGAGCCATACAAGCACTGGACAGTCAAGAAATGGCTTATAGCTGAAGGGAAAATGATGTTTTATATTTCACCAGTAAAACAAAAAAGCAGACCCACCTTTTCAGATGAACCTGCTCGTAAGTTGTCAACGGAGGAAACACAATGATTTTACATCACTACATTTGGGGCACGGACGATGTCCAGATAGTTGAAGAACTGCCTCCACACTTTTTAATCGTGAAAAGCACTATAGGGAACGGTAATCTGGCTCTGTTCAGCAAACTGTCAGAGCAACAAGGCCGGTACTTTAGAAATGCAAATAAACGCTTCTATGACGCTGGTTTCAACGAAAATGGCGAGAGTATGGACCCTTCGGACGAATACATCCCGTTTGTACCGGATATTATGTTCGACGATGATGGCAAAGGGTATTTGCTGTTGATACAGCCGTCAGCACTCAATACGCTTGAAGGGGTTAAGCGTAAAGTAGAATCTATAAATGCCATTGACAAAGAAGTACGCGAGCATGATGAATTCTATGCTGGTTCTTTACGGAATATCCTCATCAGCTACGAGCTGGTTGAGCGCAATTAACACTTCATCGTCTGGATTTGCACTCCAACAAGAACTCATATTTAATTTTTTACGCATTTCGACTTCTTTAGCAGGAAAGTACAACAAACTTTTGTTGCGGTTCTTCTCTCGAACAGATTTTCCGGCAGGGTTCCGATGCCAACCACAAAAATAACGTTTATCAATGTCATCGTATTTTTCAGGGCTGGCAGCCATTGCCAATGCAGCGACATCGTGCCGCGCGGGGCAATTTCCGTTGTACTTGGTAGGCGTTACAGAATCAAGCTTTTGAATAAAGCTGATTGGACGAAAAGGGGCTCCCCGCCCTTTCTTGATTCCAAGATAATGCGCGAGCTTTTCGTAAAGGTCGTTTGGCAAATACAACCCATTTGCAACATTGAAGTTGCTATCTACCTGAATGTCAATGGTAAAAGGGTCCTCTCCCAAGGTCGTTACGAACAAATGAAATTCGCCAGTTACTGTGGCAAATGCACATGAAAACGGGTGGCCTTCAACCTGTGCAGCAAAAACTACCGAATCGGCACCATTTTTCTGCATATCAATGTACAAAGCATTAAGATTTTTTAGATACATATTACTAACTCCTTTTTGTAATTTTGGATACCTATTTATACTATACCATAAATTTGTGAAATTGATACTAGCTTTGCTTTACACAGAATGAATTTCTGTTTTACACAAAACAGCGATAGATTTTTCATCGATTGCCACAAAATTACAACAGACGTACAATGGTGGCAAAGGAGATGACAACCATGACAACAATCGCGCAAAACATCAGCAGCTACCGCACACGAACCAATATGACACAGCAGCAGGTGGCAGATAAGCTCAACGTATCCAATCATACGATTTCCAAATGGGAACTCGGCATCAACACACCGTCGGTCGAAGACATGCAAAAGCTCGCGCAAGTGTTCGGCGTGACGATTACCGAATTGGTAGTGGACAAGCCAGTCATTAAAGATTTCTTGGAGCTCTTGTCGCTCGGCGAAAATATGCCGGAGAATGAGCTTCCGAAATTGGTAGAGGAAGCCTATGAGCAGGTTCTAAGAGAACGGCATCTGAAGCCAAGCTCGGAAGGAAAGCAGGCATACCTTCTGGCAATGCTGGCGTATCACCTTTACTACTTTCGCTCTGCTTCGGAAAGCATCAGAGAGCGTATGAGCCAAAATGGTTGGACGAAAGAAAAAGTCCAAGCAGAGATTGAAAAGCAAAAGCAATTCACAGCAGAAAGCATCGAAAGGAACCTGCTGTCATATGAACCATCATGGTTGGAAGAATGCTATAAGGCAGTAGACATCAAAAGCTTTGCTGCGCAGTTTTGGGGTAGATACAACTTCGCAAGAGAAAACACTGCGATGCGCAACGAGTATGACTTCAGTAGTGCAAAAAGGAACCCGTACACAACATAAAAATAGAGGAGGCTACCCACGCATGGGGTGACCTCCTCTTCTTTGCGCATACCTCAACACCGCACCGCCACCGAGTACCTCCAGAACAACTTCCAGAGTAGTTAGATGGAGCGCATAGCGTCTTTCTTGCTATTCGTGTCATTTAGTGTGGGTTTCAGCTATTTATTCGCGTAATTTTACACGAACATATAGTAAAAAGGGAGTCGCATTACGCGACTCCCTTTAGTCATTGCAATATCTTGTTCAGTTGCATGTTCACGATTCGACTCAACGCCTCCAACCGGTCCATCGGAACATTGATGCCCACTGGCGGCTGGAATCGAAAGCCGACCATGTTTTTTAGGTCTGCTCTCAACTCATCTGTAAGAACAGCCTGTGCGGTCTTGATGAAGTCCACACTGATTCTTGGCTCACACTTTGATATGCACCACTCCGGACGCTTTTCAAGGGCTTCCGTATCGAATTGGAACAGCAGGCTGCGGTTGTTATCGTATATGGGAGCCATGCCAGTAATGCGCATTGTATCATTATCGAAGAGGAACCCGACATTGCCTAAGTGACGGTCGATGTTGAGAATGAGCGCATCCAAGACAAACATTCTGCGCATCAGGTCTTCGCTGCCGTATTGCGCGGCAAAACGCAAAAGTGCCGCAGGATTTCTGCAGTTTGGAACCGACAGCACGGACATCTTAGCCAGCCCGAATTGTTCGCTGGTAAACAGCTTGCATTTTGACGCCAGCCGCTCGTGATAGAAGGCAAGGTCGTACTCGACATGGTTGCGGCAAAGAATATCGGCTACCTGTGACGCGAGAAATTCAGATAGAGGCTCAATTTCATAGGTGTCGCTGCCGCTTTTGTACAGATAAACCGTATCATTTTCCCGCTGCCAGCACTTTGCATAAGCGCCATCTGTTCCAAATTCGGGGGATGTTGAAGAAAGCGTGGTGGAGGAAATAACACCATCGAAGGCCGCGTTGGAAACCAGTTCATCAAACTCGTTGCGGTATAAGGAAACTTCATCCCACGACAAAAGACTTTCCGGCTCTTTTACCCAGAACGTGTCATTGAGAGAAAGAGCATGCGTTACCCGCAAGAAATTTTCGGTGGATTCACAGCCATACTTTTTCAAAAGCTCTGCGATGTGTTTTCTGTGCTTAGGTGCTTTGCGTGCATCAAGAAAATCACCGATGTTATCATAGCCAATGGGTCTGAGCGAAGTATACCATTCAATTTCCTTGCCAGCCGTAAAGCCGAACTCGTCTTCATAGCAGTCGAATAGGAGCCACGCGGTATCTTTGTTCATCAATTGGAATAGCACGCGGGATAGCACCTCACTTTGTGGAGAGTTCACTTTTAATAATTTGATACAATTTTAGTTTTGTAGGCTCTCAAGGAAAATAATGGCTTCTTGCACAGTGGAAAATGTCTTACATTTCGTACACAGCCAACGATTCCGTTCGTCAGTATCTTCCAAGCCGGGCATACCTTCTTGCAAAAGGTTCTGCAGCACAATTGTAGCATTCTTCACCGCTGTTGGATAGTTCTGGGCAATACGCGCGGTAGCATCGTAGTTTCCCTTCCTGTAGGTCGGCTCCATGTGAACGACCTGAGCCAACATCCTCTCTTTATCCGGGACTGTCAGCAAAGAAGGCGCGAGATGTCTGTAGTGTAGCATCAACCAATACTCGATGCAGCCTGTTGTCATTAGCAAACGGACTCGAATCTTCGGGTCTTTCCTCAACTTCCGCAGACGCTTGATGATTTCCAAGCGGTTAGTCCAATTGCCGATATCCTTTTCTTCGACATCAAAGAAGAACCAAATTTCGTCGATGGCATCAACATAATTACGGTATCCGGGGTCTTTTTTGAAACGATTGTCCGCATCATCAAACAAACCGGGGGAAGATGGCCGTTTGAACACGGCAACATCATGAAACTCGCTTTTGAGGAAGTCTGTATACGCCTGCTCGCTTTCTCCTTCACAAAATACACAAATGCTGACCTTCGACTTTTTGAATTTGCGAGCCATTATTCTACCTCCTCAATTTCTACATTGGGAGTTGCTCCATATTTGCCAAGAAGGTATCCTTTGCGAATGTTCTCTGTCGTTCGCGTTGAGAAGTCACTGATGCTGTACAATTCCGAAGCCCCATTATATTTGTCCTTATCAACAAAGTAGAGTTGGTCTTTACGAAGCAGTTCCATGCTCAACAATTCAGTGCTGTGCGTCGTAAATATAATCTGCGCACCATTGGGGTTTGTTCTTTTGCTCTGGAACTTGGACACAATGAAATCAACAAGAGCCGGGTGGAGTTCTTTTTCAATTTCATCCACCAACAGCAGCCCGCCCTTGGACAAAACAGATTCAATCGCAGGAGCAAGTGCCATCAGCTTTCTGGTGCCGTCGGATTCATCGGAGAGTTCCATCGAATAAATGCAAGGTCTTCCGCCGCGTTCCTCACCTTGGTGCATAGAAGTAGCCGTAACCTGTCCCATCTTCAAGTGAGTTTCTGAGTTGTTAGAAGTCTCAGAAAGCAAGTGCATAAACTGCACGAGTGCTGCTTTGACTTCATCCGGGATATTCTCCGGCAAATCCGCCTCTTCGTTGATTTCCTTACTGTTGATTTCGAATTTCATATCTTCGATACCAACGTCAGCAGCCTTTGCGTAATCGGAAATTGCTTTCAGCATATTGGAGTCATTGGAGTATTCGAGTAACTGACGGGGAATATCCGAATAGTCTCTTGAAAAATAGACCATTTGACGGAACCAGAACATAGCCATGGCACAAACATCATCGTTCATAGTGCAGGCGACAGAAAAGAACAACTGATTGTCTGCTACAACCTTACTAATCAGATTTCTGCGTGATTTATCAGTTGTGAAAGTAAAAGTCTGCCCCTCTCTGGCAAAGACCAGAGCTTTCTGCTTTTTGGGCGCATAATACAAGGACTCAGAATATACCTTTTCTTTCGTGGCGGCAAAGCTATACCAATATTTGATGTCGTCTAAGGTGTATACGAAAGAAAACTCGGTCGGCTCCGATGCGGAATAATCATTCAGTGCAAACGGAACAACGGGAATTGCTGCATTCTCGTGCTGGGTTTTTTGTGCGTTTTTAATAAACTGAACGGCAAGCCAAAAAGCACGAATTACATTGCTCTTGCCGCCGCCATTCTTTCCGTAAATGGCAACGCCTGGCAAAATTTGAATCCCACCAAAGGGAATAAGCACACTTTTCAGTGTACCGGAGCCGTTTGCCTCCATAGAAAGGACTGCTTCATCACGGAAGGAGCGGTAGTTCTTCACACGAAATTCAATCAGCATATTCTCACCTCTTCTATTTAGTAGTATACACTTAAAATTTCAGAAATACAACGGATTTTATCAAAAATTTTGATTTTTTTGTTCCAATTTCATTTTACAAAACCAAAATGCAGAAAATGTCTATAAGCAGAGAAAACAACTAATAGTTTTCGTTACAAACCGAAAATTCGTGATTGTCTAAGTGTGCGAATCGTGGTATAATAATACCATAGCCAAGCGTGCTAACTGTATAGCTCCGCCATTATATGTGCAGATATAGGAACGAGGTTGTATAGTGAGTATGACTTGGCATAATTTAAGAAAGGAGAAAGCTATGTCTAAAGGCAAAACTTGGCAGCGTGTCGCTTCGGCTTTTCTCGCAGCGGTAATGACTTTTTCTACATTTAGCACGACGATTGCTTATGCAGCAGAAGCCACTACTGACAGCAGCATTACTACGGATGCAGTATCCGATACTGATGCTGCAGAGGAAGTCGACGCGACTGATTCTGCCGCCTCTTCTTCTACGACGGAAGGGGAGGTAACCAAACCCGAAGCAACGGAGGCTCCCGCTGCTACGGAAACGCCTGACGAAACGGATGCTACCGAGCCGGAGGAAACTCCCGCACCTACGGAAGCACCCACCCCTGCTCCTGAACCCACCGAGTCTCCTGAGGCAACGGCTGAGCCGGAACCGACGGAAGAGCCGGAGGAAACGGAGACTCCCAATGTCAGCGAAAGTGATTTTGTTGCCGTTGGTTTGGCAGATGATGCGACTGAGGGTCAAATCGATGCTGAAATCGGCGACGAAGTGACTTTCAACGCACATGTCAATCGTGACGATGTCAACCTTCAGTATCAGTGGTATAAGAGATTCATCGAGCCTCAGACTGCTGAGTACGACGAAGATTTGATGGAGTATGATTACGGTGGCGACGAGCCGACGGCTTATGGCTTCCTTGTTGAGGGCAAGACCCCCGCTGAGGTGCTTGCGGAAAATCCCGATGCCGGTTGGTCTGGTATCGAACTGTACCGTGCAGTTGTCTCTGCGATGGAAGCTATCGGCGCTGACACAAGCAATGTAAACATCGAATTCGGAACGCGCAACTACGCGCTGGAAGGATTCACCATCACAGCAGCAATGGTCGATGGCAATGTAGTCATCTCCGCCGACAAGGACAATGAGCACGCCACCGGCACACTGAACGAAAACAATGAGTTTGCGTTCACAGAGAGCACCAACAATGACATTGCTGTGCAGCCTGCTGAAGTTCAGACAGAGGAAGAGGTTGACCCCGATTCTCTCGAAGCCAATGGCTGGGAAGCAATCGAAGGCGCAACCTCTGACACCTACACGCATACCGTTGACGAGTATGATGCTTACACCACCTACCGTTGCGTAATCACGATTGTTGACGACGACTACATTGCCGCCGCTAAGCAGGCACTGGTTGCGCTGGGTGCTGATGAGAGCAAGCTGACCGATGACGCTCTGGACAATACGTTTATGAGCGAAATCACCATCCATATTCCGTCGATGGATGCGTCTGAGGACGACATCTATAACGACCTGTCCGTTGAGGACAAGCTGAAACAGCGCCTTGCACTATCCGGCATTGCCACTTATGCCGCAGGTGTCCAGCTCGACAGCCAGAGCAATCCCCAGTGGGTCACTGGTCTGTCTGCCGGTATGGAGTACCTGACCGCTGATATGTATGCCAAGCTTTACGGTCAAGACGGTAAGGGTGGCTGGCTTGCTGAAGGTAAAGTTACACCGGAACAAGCGGACCGCTACTGGTCAAAAATCACATCATCTGGTTTTAGCACTTATGCAGTAGCAAATGAGCTTGATAGCGAAGGGCTACCAACAGGTGCGACAAGACAGTATAGCTCGTTTACACTAACGGATGGGAAGCTGGAAATCAATTCAGAGTGGTACGGAAAGACGGTTTATTTCCGTTACTATAATCCCAATATTGTAGGCAACACTGCAACAGGGACAGCCGTTTCTATTCCTGCTGCAGGTCGTGGAACTTCCTATAAAGACGCAGTTCAAGTTCTGTTCTGTTATGTAGTTGAAGAAAACGGCATCACATTGCCTCTTACCATTAAGGAATATGTAACGCAAGCTACCCATAATGGATATAGCGCTAATGGTTTGGCGCATATTACGCTTAACACTATATCAGCGAACAAGTTTAATGTTGACCCTGACCGTTATCTGAAGGATGCCGAAGGCAACTACCGCAACGACAGCGTATATTGGGGCACCTGCTACTACAGTGAGCCCGACCTTTCCGGCAAAGCCTACTATGCCTTGAAGAATTTCATTGGCAATGGCTATGGTTTTGGAATTGGTCACGACACCATGTACGCGTATGCGGGTGCTTACTTCGACGCTTACGGCGGCGGTTCCGGCTATCCGAACGTTAAATACACCGAGAAGAACATTGACCCGAATGATACGGCTACTCGTTATTATTCGGTTAACAGCTACAAGGTCAACACCGGTCACTGGAACATGAACGCCTTGATGGGCGAAAACAATTCCAATACCCTCGTTGGCTCCGGATACTACTCCGCCAGTGATGAAGAGTATTTCGGCTGGATTGTTGACCCCATGACGGTTCCTTCCGCCATCATGTCTTCCGGCGGTTCTCATGGTCCGTTCGCAAAATCCACCATTTATGGTGGTCGCCGCCTGTATATCCGCACCAATGGCGGTTATACTTATGAGCAGGCTATGGCAAACGCCGACATCAAACATCGTACACCGACCAACTGGCCTTATAAGTTCAATCAGGGAGATTCGATTCCTGCCGCATTGACGCACAGTAATGGTCAGGTTGCATTCGATGACATTTGGGTTCAATACAATGGCTGTGCCTCTGATTTCACCGATGCAGGCTTGGGCAAATTGTACGAACCCACTGTTGACGGTCGCCAAGGTACAAACAACTTCTACCTTGCAGGCTCCGGTAACTTTGTCATGAACCAAATCGGGCACCTTCCGATTGATAATGGCAACGGAAGCTGGAACAACGCATCTACGGAAGAAATGCAGTTGTGCGTCAACACCCTGATGTGGATTTCTCAGCGCAAACAGTGTGAAGTCTGCGCCGCTGACCAAGGCGACCAGCAGATGACGCACTTCGTCCACCGCGTTAACACGGCAAACGCGAAGAAGATTCTGACGGCTCTCGCCAATGGCGGCAGCTACTGGTATTCTCTGAACGATTGCTATGAGTTGATGGAGGACCTGAACCTCCAGAAGTTGGGCTTCAACTCCGCTAACTGGAAACCCATCAAGAACTTCACCGGTCACTGGAACTCGAAGTATTTCGATGTGAAAGTGCCTCGTGATGCAGCTCTGTTCGACAACAAGACCGGCACTCTCGGTGCTTATCGTACCGGTGACGGCAACGACTGGAACCTTGGCACGAACAAGAAAAACGGTTGGGACACGGTCTTCAAAGACAGCGGCAGTAGCGTTCCTTCTGTCCGCACAACCGGTATTGCCCGTATCTACGGTAAGCTGGGCGACGCCAAGCTGTTCAATGATGGACAGATTCACGAAGGCTACACCGTCCATATCCGCTACGAGGACAACCTTGAACTGCTGCAGGAAGGCGATGACTTTAGCTGCGTAGTCAACAATGTTGACCAGTATTGCATTTCCAACTTGCCCTGTATTTATCAAGGCGGCTCCACGATTATGCGTGCCCGTGTCTATGATAAGAACGGCAATGAGGTAACAAAGTACGGTCCTATCGTTGCAAAGGTTCCTCCGCATTTCTGGAACGACTGCGAGACGGTTCCTCTGGAACTGCTGAAGGTTGAAGCAACGCCTATCGAGAACTACCAATACTGGGAAGGTGAGACCTCCAAAGTCCTGAAGGGCTCCGGTATCATCTACAACCAGCCTATCAGCGACAGCGCTGTGACTTGGTACTATCGTATCGTCGACCTGCGCAATACAAGTGATGTTGTTGCAGACTGGACGAAGATTACCAATAAGACCTTTACCACCTCTGACGGTTCTGTCAGTGGTGTCATCGGAACGCCCATCTTCCATGACGGCAACGATGGTATCAATAACTACCCGCACAGCTCTGTTGATGTGCAGCTTTCCATGCTGGCTTACACCGGTCATGCGATTCAGTTGCGTACCGATTATCTGATTGAGGGTAAGGTCTACTCTACCATTGACCCCGGTGTCATCACGCCGGAAGCCTCCGGTATCATCCAGATTGAAGAGCGCCCCATGTCTATGACGCAGTCTCCGAACCAGCGCGTTATGACGCAGGACCAGGCAATCTTCACATTTGAATCCGATTACTGGAAGGGTCTTGGCGACAAGGGATACAATGTCAAGGTTCAGTACATTGGACCTTATGACGATGATTGGCAGGATGTCGAAACTTCGACCACATTTGGCGGCACTTATACGCTGAACACGGTTGACGGCAGTCAGCATGCGAAAATCAAAGTTGAATCGAGCACGGTTGATACGCTGAAAGAAGGCGCTAAGACCGAAAGCAAGATTCACGATAATAAGTGGCTGCCCGGCACTTTCTGGCGTCCCGACGGATTCACTGACCAGCAGTGCGCTCAGAAGCACACCACCGTCAAACTGACGCTGTATGCTGCTGATTACAACTGGGCAGGCTACAAGTTCCGTATCGTCGCAAGCTATCGCTTCAACGATAAGCGCACCAAGGTGGAAACCTCTGACAGCGCTAACGGTGATGAAGACAATGCAAAGTATGACCAGAGCCGCTACGGTCTGTTGACCGTCGATGCTCCTTACATCTCTGCTACTACCATGAAAGCTCAGGCTTTGATGATGCAGAAGCACAATGATGAGAATGACGCATCCGGCGATTTTGGTCAGAACTATTGGTCTGAAAAGGATACCCCTGAGAAGGTAGCTGAGTGGAACAGCACTCGCGGCGACAGTAATAACCCGATTATTTCTGACGAAAACATTGCTGTTTACACGACAAATATTACATTCTCTCCCGGTAAACTGACCGAGTCCGGAGACCGTTTGCTGACTCCTATTTTGCAGTGGGGTTTCCAAGATGACTTGACTTCTACGTCCACAGAGTATACGCCGGTCATTAACCCCATCGACATCAACGGCTATGCAAACACATACAGCAACGGTGTAGGTCTGACGACGTCCAACTACAAGGACTTTAAAGCAATCGTTAAGACTCGCTACGACATCGACACGGATACCAATTCCGAGATGAAGAAAGTTGTAGACAAAATCGAAACAGAACACTCTGGAGCTCCGTTTGGAAAGTTTACGGCTTACATCACGATTGATGACATTCATCTGGCTGATGAGAGCGCGAATGTAAATGACCCCTATACCAAGTGGGTTATCACCACGAGTCTGCATATCGAATCTGCTACAAACCCGATGGACTTCGGTACGGAACACTTCTATTTCCAGTGCCAGCCGTATCTGGGATACATCCGTGGCTACAATAGCACGAATTTGAAGAGCCAGACCATTACCTACACGAAGGCTCACAACTATGACTATGTAAACGGTGGCTACGACATGGAGCACACCGACACCGGTGCGGAGCTGTGGCTGGACTACAACATTAGTATCCACGCAAACGAGCGTGAGCAAGTTGGATGTGGTCTTGACCAGCACTCCATCTTCATGTACCCGGATTTGACAATCGAAGCTCCAAACGGACTTCGCTATATCATGACCCGGTATCAAATTGTCAAAGAATTCCCGTATGGAATTACAAGAGAAACATCTCGTACAACATACTCATCCAGTGATAAACCGGAGATTGACACATCTGTCCGTTATCAAGGCGCAATGCAAACTGCTACACGTCGCGATATGACGGCAGGCGCACAGCCTGAAACCATCAATGTTCAGGGCAAAACAATGGCAGAGCTGGGCATTGAAGTCGATGGACGTGGTTGGTTGAAAGACACGGATGAAGACTATGCTCCTTACTTGAAAAATGGTTATGCCTTGTATTCCAAATACTCTTACCCGAAAGAAATCTGGCAGTGGTTCTGGCGCAATGCTGTCAAGTATCATTGCTATGATATGGAAGAGTATGACGGAACCAACGAACAAGTATTTTTCTACATCGATGAGAAGAATGTTCGTGCTGCTGACCAGTCTTTCGATGCAAACAGCGGAGCGAAGCCTTTTTCCTCTTGGACCGCACCGTTCGATGCAACTTACCAGATTGACCTGTGGGGCGCTGGCGGCGGCGGAGTGTCGCAGGAATTCCCCAACCATACGGCTGCCCAAGCAGAGAGCGGCGGTCATGTAACCATTACCGCTGACATCAAAGAAGGAACAACGCTTTACTTCGTAGCCGGTGGTGCTGGTAATAGTGGTAGTGGTGTTGCTGTCGATTATAAAGACCCCGGTAACGCATCAGGCGGCATCGGTGGTTACAACGGCGGCGGCTCTGGCGGTTCCAGTGGTCGTATGTACGACTGTGTTGCATACGATAAAGACGATGAAGGTCATGGTACACCTGATACAACCTACCATAGTATGGACCCTGTCGGCTACGGTGGCGGCGGCGGTGCAACAACTGTTGCAACACGTCTTGCCGGTGCAGATGGGCAGCTCAAAAACTATGAAGGAGACACCTCAGCCCTGCTTGGTGTTGCAGGTGGCGGCTCTGGTGCATCTGGTGGCGGTCGCGGCGGATATGCAGGTTTTGCAATCGGCGGAAGCGGCAGCAGCCATGACGGCGAAGGATGGACATTCCATTGCTCGCTAACAAAAACAATGACAATCCAGTGTGATTGGGGTCCTGAAACCTACGAGCACGGAGATGTCTGCGCAGCGGATGGAGTTAAAACCGGTAAATTTGCCGGGCATAACGAACTTCGTAATCAGGAAGATTATGACAAAATTGATGCAACCAGAAGCGAAGGCGGTGGCGGTGCGGGTTACCAAGCTGCTGCTGTATCCGGTGCTGCTCGTGGTACATCCTATGTTTCCGGAACGACTACGCTCGAAAGCGGCAACATCATCATTAAATCTTCTTCAACAGACGACAATGGTTCTGCTGCTGGTAATGCCGGTCGCGCAAAAATCAAGGTTGTAAACCTTGACCAACGCCTGTACCGTCGTGTCGGCAAGAACGCTATGGACATTGGTTTCCAAGATTCCAACGAATGCCATCCGACCAATGTCAAAGTCAAGCTGACCGTTGCGAACAAGATGTACGATGGCACTCCCGTTGTCGTTGCAAAGTCTATCGTCTGGGACAAGACTGACGCAGGCATTCCGGAGAGCGTTCTCAATGATATCGACATCGTATACTCCAACAACGAGTCCGCAAACATTACAAAGCCCACCAATGCTTCTACTGACAGCAAGAAGAAACCGCTCGTTCGTACCGGTTCCTATACTGCTACAGCAATTTACAGAGGCACGAAGTACAACGTTACATTCTGCTGGGAAAATACACTCCCCGGCAAGACCTATGTGGTACGCGGTGAGAGCACAACTCCTGACCAGTATATGTCTGGTGAGGGCAATGTCGTCTACTTCGACATTTACCCGCGCCCGCTGTATCTGTACAGCTATAATAACGACAAAATTTACGACAATATCAGCACTGCTAAGGTGAAGGATATTAAGATTGAAGGACCGACTCAGAACTCCGGTATCGTCAATGGCGACGCTGTTGACTTGAATACCCGTCTGGCATACGGTTACTACTGCGACGCATACGCTCCCGAAGATTACGCAACAGCGAGCTTCAGAGAGCAGCTCCATACGGGTCTGCACAGCATCAAGACGGTTACGATTCTTGAACTTGTCAACAACCCGTTTGACAACTACTATATTGCAAAAGAAGATTTCACCGGAACCATCAACCCGCGTCCTCTGTATGTTCACAGTCAGTACCATGACACGAACAAATACAAGTGGAACTATGATGGAAACTCCAATGATATCGGAAACAACAAGTATCTGACTGACACAGTGCCTTACGATGGTCAAAACATGACTGTCGAACAGGCATACGAAGCGATTCTTGCTGGTAAACGTGAAAACATCGATATTACCCGCTATACCAAGACAGAGCAGGATAACTACCAGAATACGGTGGTCAACCCGAACAACATCAAGGTATATGACTCCTACTACAATGCCGCTATCGGCGAAAAGGGACAGGGGAATATCTACATTGATAACATCACCAACTACGACGCTGTTGCCCTGAACGCTCAGACCTATGTTGGCTCCTATGCTGACAGCAATGCCGGTGAGCAGTTGACTGGGTACGATTCGAACGGCGATAACGGCGTCATCAAAGCAGACCGCTACAATGGTTTGTCCACCAATACGATTCGCCATCTGCCGTACTCTGTGAAGTACAGCTACAGCACGCCCAACCCGCAGGTTGGACAGAAGATGACTGTTACCATTGCAGTCACCAACAAGGACCAGGGCTACGGTCTGGCAGCACAGAACAACTATGTTGCTCCTATCGCAATCCAGAATCTGCGTCTGAAAAGCCGCTTTGCCGGTAACGGTCCTATCACGCTGAAGTCCACGAACGGCATTCGTATGAACCAAAATGGTACTGAGTTCTACATCGACACGATTCCGGTTGGCGGCACGGTCAACATCGTATTCGAGTACACCGTACAGGATATTGATGACTTGAACGCGCTGGTCCGTACCATCGAGCAGAACAACGAGATGTACCTCGTGAACAACAACTACAACGACTACTACATCGCCGACAAGACCTTCAGCGGTGGTATCTACCGCACCACACTTCGTGCGCAGGTGAAGAGCGAGAGCACCACTTACGGTTTCGGTTTCAAGGGTAAGCTCCCGTACGCAGACGATGTCTACTACTGGAACAAGGGCTCTGATAGCTGGCTGACGATGGAAGGTCTCGTTGAGGACCACAAGACTGCTGCACAGGACGATGAGAAACTCGACCTGAAATCAAAGAACACGAATCAGTATAAGAGTGAGTTCGTTTATAAACTCGTACCGAGCGAGACGACCGATGCCGGTTCTTATCCCGTCAAGTACATTGGTTTGAACGAGTTCAACTACGATTTGCTGAAGAACTATGTTGTGACGGAAGACCCCGGTTCTATCGAGGTCCGCCCGCGCAAGATTATGGTCTCTGTCGATGAGAGCCAGAAGATTTACGGTACTACGAATCCGTTCTTCAACTCCACATTCAAGGTTCTGGGCACGGATGCACAGGGCAATGAACTGGATATGACGGACGAGAATAACTGGACCGTACTGGGCGACGACTCCACCGTAGACTACAACAACATGAAGCTGATTGGCGGCGATACCGTCGGCAATGTCGTTGAGGTCATCAATGGTGCGGCACGCTCTCCGCTGGCATTCACGAACGGTGTCTCTAACCTGCCGTATCTGACGACTGCTACTCAGAACAGTGATGTTATCTATCAGACGGATGTCCCCGCTGAGGATTGCGCTTACTGCCTTGAGAAGTACAATGAGATGCACAAGGGTCACGAGCACTACCATGACGATGACCACCCGCACAGCCATGTTCCCGTCAATGGATACCCCGTATCTGTCAATGAGAACGCAGGCTACGGCAGCACGCTGGGCATTAAGACCGTTACCAACAGCGAAGGACAGACTGTCTCCAACTACGAGCTCGTTTACGAGTCCAATGTGTTGAAGATTCATCCTCGTCTGATTCGCATTGCTGCTATCGATGCTACGAAGGCATACGGCGGCACAGAACCCGCACTCAAGTGGGTCGTTGATGGCGAAATCATTAAGCCTACCAGCGAAATGCTCGGCATCAAAGCGGTCCGCGATAGCGGCGAAAATGTCCGTGACGCAGGGTATACCATCCGCATCGCCTACGAAAAGAGCACGGCAAACAACTATATCGTCGAGACGAACGACGCTACGATGACCATTACGCCTGTCCCGCTGACAATCGTATTTGGCAATCAGGAGCGTTACTACGGCGAGGAGAACCCGAACGATTATCGTTTGGATGTCATCGGTTTGAAGCACGGTGATACCGTTGATACCGCATTGAAGAACAATGACGGTGCAACGGCGAAGGTGCTGGAGACCGCTAAGAAGACACTGAGCGATTACATCGACCTCACCTACAACAAGTTCACCGATGTTGGCTCCAACTACCTGTATGGTGATAAGAGCTATTGCGAGGAGCATACGATTCTCGTACCTCGCGAGAATGCAGACGGTGGCTATAACTACACTGTGGCAAGCTACACGCCCGGTGTTCTGACCATCAAGCCGCGTCCGATGCTGTTGACCGTCACCGGCTGGCAGAAGGAGCTCGGCGACAAGGATAAGGTTCAGGACTTCACCCTGACCGATATGATTACTCACAACTCCATCTCCGGACAGCAGAAGCTCGGCGCAGGCAGCCGTATCACAGATGCAAGCGTTGTTGTGAACCCCGATAAGGTTCCCATCGTCTTCAATCTGGTCCGTGCAGAGGGTGAGGAAGTCGGTTCTTATCCCGTCTACTCCACGCCGCAGGACCGTCAAATCGGTAACCTCGCAGCGAACGACCAGAAACAGCTTGAACTGGATAACCCGAACTACGACTTTGAGTACCGTTACGCAAACGACCTCATCGTCAAGCGTCAGGGTCTGATGATTACCGTGGATGATAAGGTCCGCTACTACGGCGACCGTGTCAATCGCTTCTACGACGGCTCTACCGACTACACCTATCATGTATTCAAGGTCGAGAACGGAACAGCGGTTGAAATCACGGCAGAGGAAGCCGGTATCAACACCAATTCCTTTACCTTCACCCATCTGGATACACAGACCAGCTCCAGCGGCACTTACAAGGATTGCATCAGCCTGTCCGGTGTCCACAGCACCATCTATGATGATAACGACATCACGATTACCGCTGGCAACCTGACCATCATTCCTCGTCCTGTCTCCGTTGTTGCCGAGGATAACACCAAGGTTTACGGCGAGGCTGACCCCGAACTGAAGTACACGCTTCATGACGGTGTCCGTGGCGATGATGGCAACTACTACATCGAGTACGCAAACGGTCCCGTTCTCACCGAGAAGGAAGGCGCGGATGTGCCTGTCCAGCCCGGCGACCTCGAAGGCACTGGCGTAACTCGTGAACCCGGTGAAGATGTTTGGACCGGTGAGCATTCGTTCGGCAAGGCTTACGCCATCAATGCCAACGATATCAGCCCTGTCAGCAAGGATGGCATCACCAACTACGTTATTACCATGGAGAACGGCAACTTTACGATTACTCCGGCAGAGCTGGTCGTTACCGTGAAGGGTGGTTACTCCAAGACCTACGGCGAAGAGAATCCCGCATTTGATGCCGATATTACCGGCTTCAAGCGCGACGATACGCAGGAGACCGTTCTGAACGGTGAGCTTGGCTTCGCTACTCTGTGCTATGACCTGTCTGACGCTGGCAAGTACATCGTAACTGCTGGCAACAACAACGAGGATACGGTGAACCCGGATTGCGTTGTTCTGGAAGACGGTGAGGAGCATATCGGCTCTACCTTTGAGGTCAAGACGAACACGAACTTCGAGAAGAACTATGTTATCCGCTATGTGAATGGTGATATCACGGTCAACCCGAAGGAACTGATTGTCCGCATCGACCACAAGGTGAAGACCTACGGCACGGCTGACCCGGCATTTACCTATCGTTATGAAAATAACGCAGGGAATGTGATTGGTCTGATTGACCCCGAAAACAGCCCGCTGAGCCTTGAGCTCTATCGTACAAAGGGCGAGAATGTGGTGCGCGGTGATGTCACTGCTGCAGATTCTCTCGACAAGTGGGGCACGACCCTCTTTGACGGAGACTACCTCATTTCCGCTAAGTACGATGTGAACAACAAGAACTACAATGTGACCGTCATTGACGGCTCGCTGAAAATCGTGCCCGCAACGCTGACTGTCAAGGTCAACGGCGGCTACCGCACCACCTATGGCGATGAGATTCCGAACTTCACTTATTCCATCACCGGATTTGTTGGTCGTGATGTGAAGGACGAGACCGGCACCGGCATCAAGGACGATGAGTCCAAGGTCTCCGGTTCTGCTACGCTCTACTGCAATGACACCGCTGGCAACCCGGTATCCAATAAGACGAAGGTTGGCAACTATCCCATCAACTACGACAAGCAGCAGTTGGTTGCTGACAACAGCAACTACAAGTTCATCTATGTTGGCGGCGACCTGACTATCGGTAAGAAGCCTATCCATGTGAAGGCTGACGACCAGCAGAAGCCGTACGGCGAGAAGGACCCCGACCCGCTGACTTGGACGATTACCGACCCCGAAGAGTTGGTCAATCCCGGTGATGAAGACTTCTTCGATATCACCACGAAGCGTCCCGGCGCGGATACTGATGACGGCGAGCAGGTAGGCAAGTATCCCATCACCATTGATGGTACTGACCCGTCCGGCAACTACGAAATCATCACGACTCCCGGCACGCTGACGATTGTGCCCGCAACTATCGTTATCACGGTTATCGACGACGAGAAGTATTTCGGAGAAGATAACCCGACTCCCAATGTCACCATCACGGGCTTCAAGCGCGGCGACACCATCGATGACATCGGCGGCAAGGACGCATTGAAGACCAAGACTGACGCAGAGAAGTGGAGCCCTGTTGGCGAGTATCCTGTATCCGCTAAGGATTCTACATTCCATAACCCGAACTACGACTTTGTTTACATCGACGGAAAGCTGACCGTCAAGCCCTTGATTATCAATATCAAGGCTGAAGACGACCGCAAGACCTACGGTGACAACGACCCCGATAAGTTCGAAGTTTCTTACACCCTCACGAACGAGAAGGATGAAGAGTACCAGCCGAGCAAGGACCTGCGCGATTACATTGACCGCGCCCTGAACCTCGACGGAACTCGTATCCCCGGTGAGAATGTCCGCACCGAGAACCCCGGCTATCCGATTATTCCTTCCTACACGGAAGTTCCGAACATCGAGATTGGTACCGTTACTCCCGGTCACTTCTTCATCGACCCGCGTGTGGTCACCATCACCGCCAACTCTGCCGAGAAGGTCTATGACGGAACGCCTCTGACGGAATCCGGCTATACCTATGCTCCGGAGCTGGTCGACAACGAAAAGCTCGGCATCCATGACAAGATGGATTCTGTTACTGTCATCGGTTCTCAGACCGAGGTCGGTTCCAGCCCCAATGTTCCCGGTGATGCAGTCATCGTCAATACGATGGATGGCACGAGCAGCAACACCAACTACACCATCAAGTATGTTAACGGCACGCTGACCGTCCGTGACAAGGAAGGCGTCTCCATCAAGAAGACTGCTGACCGTGAGCGTACAACGGATTACGAAGTGATTCACTATACCATCACCGTTACGAACGCTACGAGCCATGACCTGCATAATGTGGTCGTGAAGGATACGAACAACTTCGTTGGCACGCCTGTCCTGTCTCAGGCAAACGGCGTTACCTACGATGCCGACAATGGCGAGTTCATCATCGATGAGATTTCTCATCTGCGTGATGCTACTCATACCAATGTCGTGACATTCAGCTACACCTACACGGTCGACCCGACTGACCACGGCACGGACAACAACGACATCCTTGAAAATAACGCTAAGATTACCGATATGAAGGTAGTCGAGAGCTACACTGAAAACCCCGATGGCACTCAGACTCCGAACTACACCGAGCCTGATAAGGATTGGCTGGTCAAGACTCCCGATGTTGATGTCGAAATCATCCGTCAGGACCTGACCATCGAGAAGAGCGCAGACAAGACCGAAGCTGCTGTGGGCGACATCGTCACTTATCAGTTGAAGGTCACGAATACGGGCAACTCCACTCTGGAGAATGTGGTCGTCAAGGACCAGAACAACTTCATGGGTGCTCCCGTTGAGAACACGCAGGTCCACTTCGGCTATCGTGTCAATGATGACGGTACTTGGACAATTACCAGCCTTGGTGCCGGTAAGACCGTTACCATCACCTACAAGTACACGGTTGTTGCAGAAGACCTCGCAAACGGCAAGCTGGATAATATTGCTACCGCAACGATTCCCGCTCGCGAAGACCCGACTATTCCTGAGAAACCTATCGATTCCAATGAGGTAATCGTACCGCTGTACTACAAGCACCTGACGATTGTCAAGTCTGCAGACCGCGACCACGCTTATCCCGGCGAAGTCGTCAAGTATCAGGTCACTGTTACGAACGATGGCACCGTCGACATGACGAATGTCACCGTCTCCGATAACACCAATGCTCTGGGCATGTTCATCATCGCTTCCGGTGATGGATATAGCTACAACCCCGAAACCAAGTTGTTCACCATCCCTGTTCTGAATGTTGGCGATTCCGTCACGCTGAACTACCTGTACATTGTACAGAATGGTGACCCGGATACCATCATCAATGTTGCTACCGCTCATTCCCCGAAGAATCCCGATACCGAGATTCCGGGCGACAAGGACATCACCGAGCCGTCTGACCCCGTAAAGGTCGATGTGCTGCGCGATGGTCTGAACATCGAGAAGAAGGCGGATAAGAGCTTCGTTGACCTGAATGGCGATGATGCTACCGTCACCTATACACTGACCGTCAAGAACAGCGGCAATACCAAGCTGACGAATGTTATCGTTACCGATACATCCAACGGCAATGGCACGGTCGAGTACACCGGCGACCTGATGTATGATGGCAATGGCAAGTGGATGATTGCTGAGCTGAACGCTGGCGAGTCCGTTGAAATCACCTATGTCTACACTGCGGTTGCAGAAGACATCGACCTCGAAGGCAGCAATATCGTGAATACGGCTGTTGCAGAGGGCAAGAACCCGGACGGCAAGACCGTTACGAGCGACCCCGACACTGAGACGGTTCATGTTGGTGAGATTCCGGAACGCGGCGAAGTGAAGGTCATCAAGACCTCTCGCGAGTCGAGTGCCATGGTCGGTGATACTATCCACTACACCATCTCTGCCACGAACACCGGTAAGCTGGCTGTTACGAACATTGTAGTCCGCGACTTCAATGATGGCGTTGGCGAAATCAACGCAGTCAGCTCCGATAAGTACACCTACGATGCAGCGGCTCACTCCTTCACCATCGCAGAGATTGCGGCTGGTGAGACCGTTGAGATTCCTGTCACCTACACCGTACAGGAAGGCGACAAGGGCACCGTAAACAATGCTGCTGTCGAGATTCCGGATGTTCCCGAAATCAAGAAGGAAGCAGACAAACAGGTCGTTAAGGTCGGTGAGGTTGTGACCTACACAATTACCGTTACCAATACGACCAACGAGACCAAGACGAATGTTGAGGTCAAGGATACGAACAACTTCACGGGCGTTATCACGCCTGCCGAGAACACCAATGTCGTAAGCTATGTTGGCGACAAGGTTTGGAACATCTCCTCTATCGGCGCTGGTGAGAGCGTAGACATTGTCTACACCTACACAGTAATGAACGAGGATACCCCGAACGACATGCTCGTCAATACCGCTGAGATGACTTACGTGACCGACTCCGGCAAGGTAACGATTCCCTCCAACGAGGTTGATGTTCCCATCATTCCCGAAGAGCCCACACCTGAGCGTGTTGGTCCCACCGTTGTAAAACAGGCTGACAAGAGCATTGCGAACATCGGCGATACGGTGCATTACACCGTCACCCTGCACAACAATGACACTGTCGACTATGTGGACGCAGCGCTGCACGACCAGAACAACTTCAGCGGCGTTATCACGAATGTGAAGAATGGCACTCTGGAATCTGTCTCTGCCGGTTCTGCAGTCATCAAGGTCGGCACTATTCCGGCTGGCAAGACTGTCACGGTAGAATATGATTACATTGTGCTGAACACGGATGCCGGTAAGGGTCAGGATACTTACAACGAACTGAAGAATGTGGCTACGCTGCATTACTGGTTCGCTGATGAGGATAAGACCCCGGAGAACGAGAAGACGAAGCCTTCTAATGAGGTCATCGTCAAGGTTCCCGGCAATGATGTTCCCGTTCCTGTCAACCCGCCTGAGGGCAAGCTGAAGGTCGAGAAGTTTGTTGACAAGAAGAGCGCTTCTGTTGGCGATATGTTGAACTACACCGTTAAGGTGTCTAATGTCGGCGATGGCGAACTGAAGAATGTTCTGATTGAAGACTTCTTCGATGGACACGGCAAGCTCAACTACATCCCGACTGTCGGTGTTGTAGTAAACGGTGATGGCACCTACACTATCAACAAACTGCCTGCCGGTACATTCATGGAGCTCCGCTTCACCTATGTTATCGTGGAAGGCGATGAGCCTGAGGTCCTGAACGCCGCTGTCGTCACGACACCGCCCGTTGACCCGCCGCTCGAACCCACCAAGACGGCTGACAAGAAGTTCGCATTTGTCGATGAAATCGTGACCTACACCATCAGCGTGTATAACCCCGATACCAAGGCAAAGACGAATGTCACTGTCAAGGATACCAATAACTTTGTTGGCAGCATCAATGCCGCCAATACAGACAAGTACACCTATAACGGCGATAATACTTGGACGATTCCGGAAATCGGAGCAGGGGAGACCATCGACATTACCTATACCTACACGGTACAGAGCAATGATGAGAAGCTCCTCAAGAACAAGGCTGATGTGATGTATTCCGAGAACGGCGATACCGTGAAACTTGATACGCCGACTGTTGATGTGGTCGTACCCGATAAGGGCACTGTCTCCATCCACAAGGAAGCGGACAAGAAGATGGCAAAGCCGGGTGAGGTCGTCACCTACAATGTCACCGTTACCAACAACAAGGGCTTCGATGTTCACGATGTTGTAGTAACCGATGCTAATAACTTCGCTGGTGAAATCACTGGCGTTGACGGCGCAGATTACACCTTCGAGAACGGCGAGTTCCATATCGCTGAGATTGCCGCAGGCGCTTCGGTCACTCTGACCTACACCTACACGGTTGAAATTGGTGATGTGCCTACTCAGATTCTGGAAAACATCGCTACGGCTGATGTTCCCGGAACGAACCCCGAAGACCCGAACAACCCCGGTCACGGTAAAGACCCGAACAAACCTATCGATAACGATGAGAAGATTCCTTCGAATCCTGTCGATGTTGAGGTTCCGGGTTCCGAGACCGAAACAAAGATTCCTGACCTTGTTCTGACGAAGAGCGTAGACAAGAGTGAAGCCGCTGTCGGTGATACCCTGAACTACACGATTACTGTCAAGAACAACGGTAAGGGCGATGCCGAGAATGTCATGGTCAAGGACTTCTTCGACGGCAAGGGCACACTGAACTTCGTGGCTATGGATGGCGTCACCGATAACGGTGACAACACCTACACGATTGCAAGTGTCAAGGCTGGCGAGAGCGTAACGCTTAACTTCACCTATGTGGTAGTTGACGGAGACGCACCTGAGGTTCTGAACGCGGCAGTTATCACAACTCCTGAGCCGCCTGCAGAAATTGTGAAGAGCGCTGACAAGCATATCGCCAAGGTCAATGAGATTGTTACCTACACCATCACGGTGAAGAACAATTCCAAGGACACGCTGACGAACCTGCTGGTAAGCGATACGAACAACTTCAAGGGCGAAATCGAAGCCAAGGATGGTAAGGGCTACACCTACAACGGTGATAAGACATGGACCATCGCAACGCTCGAATCCGGCAAGTCCATCGACATTACCTACACCTATACGATGCAGGCAAACGATGCTTCCGTCATCGAGAATACCGCCGATGTGCGTTATAGCCATAACGGTTCCGACTATGACATTCTGTCCAACCCGGTTGATGTTGAGAAGCCTGACGATGGTGTTGTCACCATCTTCAAGACGGCTGACAAGACCAAGGCTGAGCCGAATGAGGTCGTTACTTACACGGTTACGATTCACAACGGTAAGGATTACAACATCAAGAATGTCCGTCTGACTGACGCGAACAACTTCGCGGGCAAGATTGAGGGCGTTGACGGTGCTGGCTACAAGTTCATCAACGGCGAGTTTGTCATTGACAAGATTCCTGCTGGCGGTGACGCAGTGGTTCACTACACCTACACAGTCCAGATTGCCGATGTTCCGACCAAGATTCTTGAGAACGTTGCAACGGCTCATGTCCCCGGCAAGAACCCCGGCGACCCTGACGAGGAGATTCCTTCCAACAAGGTCGATGTTGAGGTTCCCGGTGACGGCACGCATGTTGATGTGCCGGAAGGCAAGCTCGAAATCGTTAAGAGTGTAGATAAGGCAGAAGCCAAGGTTGGCGATACGCTGAACTACACGATTACGCTGACGAATGTTGGCGGACAGGCAGTCAAGAACGCTGTCGTCAAGGATTTCTTTGACGGTAACGGTGTCCTGAACTTCGTTCCGATGGACGGTGTGACGGATAACGGTGATTACACCTATACGGTTGCGAATGTGGAGAAGGGTCAGAGCATTACGCTCCGCTTCACTTACACGGTCGTTGCCGGAGATGCGCCGATGGTCCTGAACGCTGCTGTTGTGAAAGACCCGACTCCTCCCGTTGACATCGAGAAGACCGCAGACAAGCATGTGGCGATGGTCGATGAAGTCGTCAACTACACCATCACGGTGAAGAACACGACCGATAAGGCCGTTACCGACCTGCTGGTCAGCGACACCAACAACTTTACAGGTGCAATCACTTCTAAAGACAACGCCAAGTACACCTACAATGGCAACCATACTTGGACTATCCCCAGCATCAAGGCTGGTGAGAGCATCGATATTCTCTACACCTATACGGTGAAGACTACCGACCCCTCTACGCTAGTCAACGAAGCTGATGTTCGCTACACGACCGATGACGGCGAGTATGTCATCAAGGCAGACCCCGTTGAAGTCGTTGTCCCGAAGGATGGCGAAGTTACGATTGTCAAGAGCGGTGACAAGAAGATTGCAGAGCCCGGTGAGGTCGTGACCTACACGGTTACGATTCACAACGGCAAGGCGCATGACATCACCAATGTTGTCGTAAGCGATTCCAACAACTTTGCTGGAACGATTACCGGCTCGAATGGTGTCGGCTACAAGTTCGTTGACGGACACTTTGTAATTGACAAGATTGCTGCAGGTGCAGACGCTGTTCTGACCTACACCTACACGGTGCAGGTGGCTGATGTACCCACTCATATTCTGGAGAATGTTGCTACGGCGCATGTGCCCGGCACGAATCCGGAAGACCCTGAGAATCCCGGCCACGGCAAAGACCCGGATAAACCGATTGACCCCGATACGGATATTCCGTCTAACAAGGTCGACGTGGAAGTCCCCGGTTCCGAAGTCGATACTAAGATTCCCGAACTCTCCGTCACGAAGACCGTCGATAAGGCTCAGGCTAAGGTCGGCGATACTCTGAACTACTCCGTCACCGTTAAGAACAGCGGTGCTGCTGATGCTGAGAATGTGGTCGTCAAGGACTTCTTCGACGGCAATGGCGTACTCAACTTCAAGGCGATGGACGGCGTTACCGATAACGGAGATAACTCCTACACGATTGCCGCTGTCAAGGCAGGCGAGAGCGTAACGCTCAACTTCAGCTATGTTGTTGTTGAGGGCGATGCTCCGCAGGTTCTGAACGCTGCTATCATCAAAGACAAGACGCCGCCTATCGACATTGTCAAGGGAGCCGACAAGCATATTGCGATGGTAGACGAGATTGTGACCTACACGATTTCCGTGAAGAACACTACCTCCGAGACTGTTGAGAATGTGAAGGTCGTCGATACCAACAACTTCAAGGGCAGCATTGAAGCCGCAAGCGCCGAAAATTACACTTACAATGGCGATAAGACATGGACTATTCCGACTATCGCTGCTGGCGAGACCATCAACATTACCTACACCTACACGATGCAGGCTGAGGATGCCACCGTCATTGAGAACGTTGCAAAGGTAATTTACAGCAAAGACGGCACCGACTACAACATCCCCTCTAACCCCGTTGATGTTGAAAAGCCCGACGATGGTGTTGTCACCATCCGTAAGGCTGCCGATAAGACGAAGGCCGAGCCGGGTGAGGTCGTTACCTACACTGTCACGGTGCATAACGGAAAGAATCACGACATCGAGAACGCTCGTTTGACTGATACCAACAACTTTGCTGGTGAAATCACTGGCGTTGACGGTGCGGATTACACCTTCGAGAATGGCGTATTCACCATCAGCAAGATTGCCGCAGGCGGTGATGTGGTTATCCACTACACCTACACGGTCGAAGTCGCTGACGTGCCCACGCACATCCTTGAAAACATCGCTACCATCTTCGTACCGGGTACGAACCCCGAAGACCCCGACAATCCGGGCCATGGCAAGGACCCCGAAAAGCCTCTTGACCCCGACACCGAGATTCCGTCGAACAAGGTTGATGTGGAAGTTCCGAACGGTTCCGAAGTTGATACCGATATTCCCGAACTGTCCGTAACGAAGTCTGTGGATAAACCCACCGCAAAGGTTGGCGACGCCCTGACTTACACGGTCACTGTCCAGAACAGCGGCAAGGCTGATGCACAGAATGTAGTCGTAAAAGACTTCTTCGATGGCAATGGCGTGCTGAACTTCGAGACAATGGCTGGCGTTACCGACAACGGCAACAACACCTACACGATTTCCACTGTTAAGGCAGGGGAGAGCGTAACGCTCCGCTTCACATATGTTGTAGTGGATGGCGATGCCCCTGTTGTTCTGAATGCGGCTATCGTGAAAGACCAGACTCCTCCGATTGATGTGGAGAAGGATGCCGATAAATATATCGCCAAGGTTACGGATGTTGTGACCTACACCATCACGGTGAAGAATACGACTGACGAAGCTGTCAACGATATTACGGTAACTGACCACAACAACTTTGCCGGTGCCATCACTGCTGAGAACACCGAGCGCTACACCTACAATGGTGACGGCACTTGGACTATCGGTCATCTGGATGCCGGTGAAACGCTCGACATCGTTTACACCTACACGGTGGAGACGACGGATAAGAGCGTCATGGAGAACACCGCAACCATCAAGTACACACACGACGGCGAACAGTATGAGATTCCCTCCAACACCGTTGATGTTGAGAAGCCCGATGATGGCGTCGTAACCATCCGTAAGGCGGCTGACAAGACGGAAGTTGAGCCGGGCGAGACTGTCACCTATACCGTGACTGTACACAACGGCAAGAACCACGACATTGAGAATGCTCGTCTGACGGATGCCAACAACTTTGCTGGCGAAATCGTGGGCATTGACGGTGCAGGCTACACCTTCAAGGATGGCGAGTTCATCATCGACAAGATTGCGGCTGGCGCAGATGTGGTTATCCACTACACCTATACCGCACAGATTGCAGATGTTCCCACCGAAATCCTTGAGAATATTGCCACTATCCATGTGCCGGGAACTAACCCCGAAGACCCGGAAAATCCGGGTCACGGCAAAGACCCGAACAAGCCTATTGACCCCGATGAGGATGTCCCCTCTAACAAGGTCGATGTGAAGGTTCCGGGCTCCGAAGTCGAGACAAAGGTTCCTGTCATTGAAATCACCAAGTCCGTTGACAAGGCAGAAGCGAAGGTCGGCGATACGCTGAACTACACTGTTACTGTCTCCAATAAGGGTAAGGCTGACGCGGAGAATGTGGTCATTGAGGACTTCTTCGATGGCACCGGCACGCTGAACTTCATCCCGATGGATGGCGTCAAGGACAACGGCGATAACACCTACACCATCAGCTCCGTCAAGGTCGGTGAGAGCATCGAGCTGCACTTCACCTATGTGGTGACTGTCTCCGACGCTCCGCAGGTCCTGAACGCCGCTGTTGTGAAAGACCCGACTCCGCCGATTGACGTTGAGAAGGACGCAGACAAGTATGTTGCAAAGGTTACGGACGTTGTGACCTACACCATCACGGTGCGGAATACCACGGACGAGACCGTCAATGACATCACCGTCTCCGACCACAACAACTTCTCCGGCAGCATCGATGCTGTTGGTTCTGACCGTTACACCTACAATGGCGACGGCACTTGGACCATTGGTTATCTGGATGCAGACGAGGCTATCGATATTGTCTACACCTATACGGTCGAGACTACCGATAAGAGCATCATGGAGAACACCGCAACCATCAAGTACACGCACGATGGCGAACAGTACAATATCCCGTCCAACACGGTCGATGTGAAGAAACCTGATGATGGTGTTGTCACCATCTGGAAATCTGCAAACAAGACTGTTGCAAAGCCGGGTGAGACTGTCACCTACACCGTCACGGTACACAATGGCAAGGACCACGATATCCAGAACGCTGTTTTGACTGACGAAAACAACTTCTCCGGAAGCATCTTCGCAGTTGAAGGCGCAGGATATCACTACGAGAACGGCATGTTCACCATCGACACGATTCCTGCTGGCGGCGATGTGGTCGTCCACTACGCTTACACCGTTGGTATCGCTGATGTGCCCACGAACATCCTTGAGAACATTGCGACGATTCATGTTCCCGGTACGAACCCTGAAGACCCGGAGAATCCGGGACAGGGTAAGGACCCGACAAAGCCGATTGACCCTGATACGGATATCCCGTCCAACAAGGTCGATGTGGAAGTTCCGGGTTCCGGCACGGAAACTGACATCCCGCTGGAAAAGAGCCTCACGATTGTGAAGAGCGCCGATAAGACCAAGGTCAATGTCGGTGAGACTATCAACTATCGCGTGGTCGTAACCAATACTGGTGAGGTTGACCTCGTCAATGTCTCCGTTAAAGACAACAACAACGGCGCAAGCCATATTGTTGCTACAAGCGGCGACGGATACACCTACGATGATGCAACGGCAACGTTCACCATCGACCGTATCCCTGTTGGCGAATCCTTCACGCTGACCTACTCTTATGTCGCAGTTGACGCGGATGCCGGACACGATGTCATCAATGTGGCAGTCGCTAAGGCTCCGGGTCAGAACCCCGAAGACCCTGAGAATCCCGGACATGGCAAAGACCCGTCCAAGCCGATTGACGAGGATGTTGAGAAGCCGTCCAATGAGGTCAAAGTCCCCGTTGTGAAGCCCTCTACGCCCGTCACTCCTGACGAGCCGAAACCCACTCCGACTCCCAGCAACCCGACCAATCCTACTCCGACTCCTGTTCCTTCTGAGAAGCCGACGAACCCGATTCAGGGTATTGTCTCCATCATCACTGGAAACAAGAAGACCGGCATTGGATTTGTGCAAGGTATCGCTGGGCTGGCAGCGGTCGTCGGTGTCGGACTGATTGCTCTGGTGGTTGTAAACCACAAGCGCAAGAAGGACACGGATAACGACGAAGACAAACACAATAACGAATCCGCTGAATAAGCGGTGACAGAAAAGAGCAGTAGCTTGAAAGAGCTGCTGCTCTTTTTTTGTGTCATTAAACAAGGCAGAGAAAACGGAAGCTTTCTTCCGCTGCAACACAACAGAAAACGAATGCAAAATCCAACGTTTATCTGCCAATAACGAACAGATTTTTTATATAGAACGCTGTTGACCACTTGTGCGAAGTGAGTACCATAAAAGATACGATATTCATGCTCTGTACACATGAATTCAACAACCACAACACATTTCCAAAACCACGTAAACCGACCACCCTCGATTTTAAATATGTAGACTACATAGAGAAGAACTCGTGGGTGGTGTTTTTATGCGATATAAAACGCATTGACTTTGCTGAAAAGCGTGGTATAAAGCGCTAAAAACAGCGCCTGCAATATTTTGGTATACTTCTTGCTTTGCAAATGAGGCTGCACACTTACGAGCGGACAAGAGTGTATATAAATCCGTCTGCGGATATCGCAGAAAAAACTCGCATAGTATAGGAGGACACTATCATGCAGAAACCCCGTAAGCGGTTTTTGAGTGCGATTGTGGCCGTCGCTATGTGCCTGTCTCAGTTTGCACCCGTAGCAGCATACGCTGCTGAGAGTGCGGGAAGCGGAATCACCCAGAGTGAGGAAGCTCCCAAGGAGACGGCACCCGATGCGGCTTCTACCGTCAGCTCTTCCGCTACAACCACTGCGCCCGCAAGCGATTCTGCTGCCAGTTCCAATGCCGCGTCAAGCGACAATAAGGCTCCGGCTGAGAATGCTTCCGAGGCTACAAGCACGGCAAGCGCCGATTCAAACACGGCTGTCGTTGATAAGACGGCAGCTCCCAGTGCAGATGAAAATTCTGACAGCACCGCTGCACCGAGCAGCACTATCAGCGAAGCAGCACAGGCGTTTATTGATGCGGCTAACGCCCTTGTAAGCCGCAAAGATGAAATCCTGACCGCTGCAAACAATTTTGGTCTCGCCAGCAAGGCATGGCAGGCTGACAAGGAGAACGCGGTTCTCGATGCAATGGTTACACGCCGCTCTGAAGAGCTGGACGCTGTATACAACTGGGAACCCGTCGAGGATATGTATTATTCTCTGAGCGAGGATGAGCAGGTTGCTGACCCCGTTATGAGTGCATACCTTGACATGTCTGACCTGTATATGCAGGTTTGTGACCGTCAGGAAAACCCCGTCGACAACAGCGGTGTCAGCGCGTTTGATGGCGGCGGTGCTACTACGGTTGTTGGCAACTTTCAGGCAATCACTGCTGCCGAGACCGGTAAGCAGATTGCTGCAGGCACCAGCATCCAGTACACCAAGATAGGTGGTCAGGACAATGTCATCCGTATCCTGCCCCAGACCGTCACTTACACCTATGGTGACTCTTTCAAGTCCAACGGTCTGACGGTCGAGTACAGCACCTCTGATTCCCGTTCCACTCAGGAAATCGAGAAGGATATTCAGGCTGCTATTGACGGTCTGAGCTTCATCCTGTACGCTCCTGCCGATGGCGACGGTCAGAATCCCACGGATGTCCACTGCAATGCCGGTACTTATCCGACCTATGTGGACACCGGTGCTGTGAGCGTTACGGTGAACGGTCTGAACTACACCATCATCGACGGTTCCAACTTGGATTCTTCCAAGAACATCCGCAACGATGCAGGCGTGACCATCAACAAGCGCCAGATTTACATTGTCCCTCATACCACTTATGTGACGAAGGGCAATACCATCAGCCAGATTAACTACACCGTTATGGATACCAACGGTGGTCTGGTTGACGGCGACCTGCTCCCGGCTGATGTTCTGACCACGGAAAACTTTGATAAGGACACCACAGGTTCTTACAAAATCATCCTTGGTTCCTCTGCTAAGAGCAATACCAACTACAATGTCGATATTCAGGCGAACACCGGTGATGTTTACGTTGTAGTTTCTGAACGCACTCTGACGCTGACTCCTGTCTTCGTCTTCAAGGGCAATGACGGTGTTACCACGACTGGCGCAAAGGCCACTCGTCAGTATGGTCAGGTGAACCCCGCAGTTGACTTCGTTATCACCGGCTGGTCCGATGCTGATAAGACCAACTTCGAGTACAAGACCAACAACGAGCACAAGTCTAACGCTGTTGCTCTGAAAGAGATGCTCGGCTTGAGCGGTGAGCCTACCGTGGTTCTGCCCAGCATCACTTCCGCTCCCGGTGGCTACACTGTCACGATTGGCAACATCCAGACGGATGCACCCATCAACGGTTATAACATCCAGCTTGCGACCGCGACATTTGAAATCACCAAGCGTAATGTAACCATCACCAACGACCAGATTGATGCCATCTACGGTGAGTCTGAGAAGAGCAAGTCTTCTACCATCACCTTTGATGCGGTTTCTTACAACGGTGCTGCTCAGGCAGTTTCTTCTGAGAAGCGCATCGTTCCCGGCAACACCATCACCGCTGATGATGGTGTGAACCAGTTGGTTGCGATGGTTCTGACCACCAGCCGTCAGGACCCCGACAACAAGAATGTTGGCGAGTATCCGATGTCTGTTGAGGTTCCGCCCGCATGTACTGCTTACTATGATGTCAAAGTCATCAACAGCAAGTACATTATTCATCCCGCGATGCTGACTGTCACGCTGAGCAACCTGTCTGCTATGTATGGTGCTGCTCGCAACGGCAAGATTGAGTCCATCGACGGTTTCAAGTGGAACGATACTCAGGATAGCATTGGTCTGACTGATGCTAAACTGAACTTCACGATGGTCGATGCTGCCGGTAATAGTGGCACTCCCACTACTGCCGATGTCGGCGAGTATAATGTTACCGCAAGCGTTCAGGGCGCTTCTCAGGAGCGTTGGTCTTCTGACTGGGACCCCAATGCCGATGGCAAGAACTATGACCGTTACGACAACTACCTCGTTCGCTTTGTTGACAGCAAGCTGACCGTCACCAAGCGCCCCATCGCCATCAATGTGATGGGTGGTCAGACGAAGGTCTACGGCGACAGCGATGCCAAGGGCGGCGTTGCTTTCACCCTCGACCCCGTCAACGGCAAGGGCGGTCGCGTTGGCTCCGACTTTGCTGGCTGCGTTGTGACCCGTGAGGTCGGCGAGACTGTCGGCTCTTACGCTTACAGTGATGCACAGTTCCAGAATGCAGAGATTGCTAAGAACTACGACATTACCTTCAACGCTCCCGACAAGTACACCATCACCAAGCGCACTCTGACCATCACCGTTCCGAACCGTGAGCGTCTGTATGGTTCCGAGAATCCCAGCGATGCTGACATCACCGGCGCACTGGAATACAAGAACTTCGCAAGCAACGACGAAATCGGCATCCATGATACCGTTGCTTCTCTGGGCGGCACTGTCACCATCAAGTATGGCGTTGACAATACCGTTGGTAAGCTGACCGGTGTCGGCACCTATCCCATCGTTGTTTCCGGTTACACCAGCCCCAATTACAACATCGTTTATACCGGCACCTACAGCGATGGTACGAGCGGCACGCTGACTATCAACGCACTGCCTGTCACCATCAAGGGTACTACCAACAGCGTCCGTAAGTACGGCGTTGCCGGTAAGAACACACCCAGCTATGCGCTGTATGACGAGACCGGCTCTCAGGCTATCAATGTGGTTGACCCGCAGGGCAGCCCGCTGAACATCCACATCGACCTGACCAAGTGGGAAGACCCCACCACGGTTGTCGGCAACTATGAGGCTACCATCTCCTATGATGAAAACCCCAACTACATCGTAACGATTGCTCCGCAGGCTACGTTCCAAGTCACCGAGGCTGATGTCTCTGTTACCTTCAACGCCCTGCAGACTACCTACGGTGAGAAGAAGCCCGACACCATCGCCAAGGAAGTTTCCGTCAATGTGAACACCTCCGATGGTACTCAGATTTACCACGATGGCGAAACCGTCAACATCAAGATGGACGGCAAGGATGTTTCTCTGGGCGTTGTTCGTATCGCCGTTGAGGCTACTGCGAACGCTTCCGGGCTGTACGATGCAGGTTCTTACAACCTGACCTTCCGTCTGGATAACCAGCCCACGAACAGCGTTAAGCTGTCTGAGCCCGATGGTAAGAACATGCTGATTGTCCATCAGATGCCTCTGACCATCACTCCCCGCTATGGTCTGTCCAAGACCTACGGTGAGACTGACCCCAGCTTTGCAGTCAATGACACCTATGTTATCTTTGACTACAATACCACCAGCTTCGCAGAGCCCAAAGCTGACTTCGCGCAGGCTCGTCTGAGCCGTGAAGCAGGCGAGAACGCTGGCACTTATCCGATTTACAGCGGTGACATCTTTGAGCAGCCGATGGCGAAGAACTATCGCATCAGCTTCACCAATGACGTCCGCTTCACCATCAATAAGCGCACTGCCGTTATCAACCTGCTTGAGACCGAGAAGACCTACGGTGAGACTATCACTTCTATGAATGTGAAGGATTACATCAAGGGCGGCACCGGTCTGCTGGACGCAACTCCTGAGCAGGAAGCTGAAAAGGCAAAGATTCTGAAGGGCATTACCCTGACCTCCGGAGCAACTTCTGCATCCGCCAGTGTTGGCTCTTATGCTCTGAAAGCTATCTACGCACAGCCCGCTAACTACGACCTGACGGTGATTGATTCTACTATCACCATCACTGCTCGTCCCATCACCCTGACCTTCAAGAACTACGAGAAGGATTACGGTGATGTTGACCCCGCGTTCTCCTACGATGAGATTTCCGGCAACATCTCCAATGATGGTCTGAAGAAGAACACCTTGGAACTGACCACCGGCGCTCTGAGTGGCAGCCTGACCCGTAAGGCGGGTGAGGATGTCGGCGAGTATCCCATCAGCTCTACGCTGTACAACAAGTATGGCAACTACGAAATCACCATCGTGACCGGTTCCGGCACATCTGTGAATGTCGGTTCCTCCACCACCGAGCCTGAGGCTCTGGAAGTTGCTACCCTGACCATCAAGCCCGTGCAGGTCACCTTCACGGTTGCCGGTGGTTACAACATGACCTACGGCGGCACTATCCCGACCTTCGGCTACACTGTCACCGGTCTGAAGAACAACGACACGGTTGCTTCTGCTTTCGCAGGTGCTGCTGTGTACAACATCAAGAATGCGGATGGTTCTCTGTCTGAGATTCCTGCACGTCCCGATGCTGGTGATTACACTATCACCATGAGCGGCTTGACCAACAAGGGTGCGAAGAACTACGACCCGATTGTCTTCGTCGATGGTTCTCTGCATGTCGATAAGCGCGATGTTATCGTGGTTGTCGATGCTGGTCAGAAGAAGGTCTACGGCGAGGCTGACCCCGAACTGACTTGGACTGCTACCGGTGACGGCTCCTACTATGTGAGCGAGGATGCCGGTGACCTGTCTGGTCTGAAGGTTGTCCGTCCCGATGCTGGCACGAGCGCAGGTGAGGATGTCGGTATGCACCCGATGATTATCGAGGGCACTGATGACAATTTCAACATCACTCGTGTGAACAATGACTTCGAAATCACGCCTGCTACGCTGCGTGTCACTCTGGCTCCCCAGAGCAAGATTTACGGCGATGAGAACCCGGTTCTCTCCGGCGATGACCTGATTATCGACGGCTTTGTCACGAAGCCTGTTAAGGGCAACACGACTCCCGATAACACCGGCGTTCTGAGCAACGCTAACCTGACCTTCAACTTCACTGATGCTGAGGGCGCTCCCGCTACGGTCGCTTCTCATACCGGTGTCGGCAAGGTCGTTCCCGCTGGCGTTGAGAATGTTGCTGCCAACAACTACATCTTCGTTTACTCCGCTGCTGACTTTACCATCAACAAGCGTCCCATCACGGTCACGGCTAAGCCTCAGACCTCTATCTACGGCGATGATGTTGCTGTTGAGGATTGGTCCGATTACGGCACCGTGAACATTCTGGAATACACTGGTGACACTGCCAAGGCAGCTCTGGTCAATGGTGATATTCTGGAAGGCACGAACCTGTGTCTCGTCACTTCCGCAAGCCATGTCGGAGGCTATGACATCGTTCCTTCCTTCTCCGGTCTGGCTCACCGCGTCGGTCAGGCTTCTTATCAGGATTATCTGGTAACTGCTATGAACGGCACTTACACGGTCACTCAGCGTCCTCTGACTTGGACCATCGGTACTGTCGGTTCCGTCTACGGTAACGATATGGCTGAGCTGAGCAACACTCTGACCTACACTGGCGATGCCGATAAGAAGACCATTGTGAATGGCGACGACCTGAAGGCTGTCATCAGCATCACCAAGAAGGATGTTGAGAATGCAAAGGCTGAAGAGATTTCTATGAAGTCTGCTGATGGCGCTGCATCTCTGGTTGCCGAGAGCGTGCCCGAGTCCGTGAAGGACTACGGCGCTTACGATATGGTCGGTTCTTACGACAACGATGACTACCTGATTACGATTGTCAATGGCGTCTACACCATTGGCGAGCGTCTGGTCGAAGTCACTGTCACCGAGCCGAAGGATATCGTTTACGGCGACACCACCAACCCCGACTTCACCGTCAACGCTGTTGCTACCAACGGCGACGGCACGCACGGCGCTGCTGTAAAGCCTGATTCTCTGGGCCTGAAGATGGCGCTTGTTTATACTCCTTTCGAGAACGACAAGACCACCGACAATGCACAGACTGCTCCCTTGACTGCTGATGCAAAGGCGACTCTGACTCCTGACATCGCAAGCGGCGATGACGGCGTGGAGAGCGACAGCCAGTTCAAGACTGAGAATGTCAAGAACGCTGGTACTTACACCTACACCGTTTCTTCCGACTACGATGCTGCTGTTGAGCAGAACTACGCAGTTACCATCAAGGTTGTCGATGCCGATAAGAACGAGGCTGATGGTCAGTTCGTTATCGCTCGTAAGGACCTGACCGTGACCCTCGACCCGAACCCCTCCACTAAGCTGTATGGCACCAAGACGGTTATTCCCGAAGTCAAGACCAGCGGCTACGCTTTCGACGAGTCTGTCGAGACCGTGAAGCTGCCTGCCTTCGAGCTCATCGTTGCTTCCAGTGTGGATGGCATCTTCGGCAATGTGGGTCTGACGAAGGACGCCTTCAAGTATGTTGGCGGTTCTTACGACAACTACAATTATCTGCCTGCTACCGGCGACCTCGAAGTCAAGCGTCTGAAGCTTGATGACGTCAAGGAGCCCATCACTATCACCGGCACTGTGTTCGATGAGAAGACCAGCAAGAATGTCGAGGTCACCAAGAACTTTGGCGATGACCTGTCTAAGCTGTACTTCAACTCTGTGGTTGAGGTTGCTGCTCCCGAAGGCTACGCCATCGGCACCAGTGATTCTCTGACCGATGCTGATTGGGCTGAGAAGATGGTCATTTCTGATAACGGCACGAAGGTTACTTCGGACTTCTATCTGATTGACCTCACTACCGGTGCAATCACCAGCGTTGGCACTGTAACCTCCTCCATCGATACCGTTGTTCCTGTAACCGTTTCCGCTTTCACCGCGAATGCTGTGGATGCTGCTACCAAGACCGACCTGATGAACGAGAAGTTCACCAAGTTTGAGACTGCTATCAACATCTTCATCACCGGCGAAGAAATCGGCAAGGCTCCTGTCAAGGAAGACGACAAGAAGACCGACGATACCGAGAAGAAGGATGACGCTGACAAGAAGGACGAGACCGAGAAGAAGGACGAGACCACAGCGGGCGATAAAACCACTGATGAATCCAAGAAGGATGAGACGGTGGATAAGTCCGAGGCAGAGACCCAGCGTGTTGCTCACGGCAAGCCCACCAAGGACAAGACCGAGAAGCAGTCCGTCGTTGAGGTCAAGGCTTCTGTCCCCGCCATCTCCAAGCTGGACGGCGAGTACAACTCTGGTGTTGCCAAGATTCAGTATTACAAGGTCAATGGCACGAACATTGTCAAGGATACTGAGGGCAACTACACCTTCGATGAGTCCAAGTTTGAGACTGTCGATGTGAAGAACATCAGCAAGGATAACGGTTATGTTTCCTTCAACCTGAGCCCCGACTGGACCGGTTACATTGTGACCCGTACCGTCGATAAGGCTGGCAACTATGGCGATGTCCGCGTTATGTCTGTCAAGCTGGAGAACCCTCCGGCTCCTGAGACTCCTCGCGCTACCGCTACTCCCGCACCTGCTGAGGAGAAGCCCGCTCCGAAACTGATTGTTGCGGCACAGGCTCCCACCGGTGTTGGTCTGAGCGCTAACATCGTTATCCCCGTTATTGTCGTCGTTGCTCTGATTGCCGTTGGCGCTGTCGTCATCGTCAAGAAGAAGGGCGGCAAGAAAGAGGAAGCTGCCGAAAAGACCGAGGATAAGCCTGAGGAGAAATCCGAGGACGAATCCAAGGAAGATAAGCAGTAATTGGTCTGACGCCTACGATAAGTAAGGCTATCACCCAATAAGCTGAGCACCCCGTGGGGCAACCTGCGGGGTGCTTTTTTGTTTGAATTTTCATGAATAATCGTGATTGACTAAGTGGTAATACTGTGGTATAATAGGTGTATGCAAACGAGGGACATCTCTTTGCTATAACGCAAGAAAATGAATGATACAAAGGAGAAAATATCATGAAGAGCAAAATGACCATGAAGAAGGGTGCCGCGCTGTGCGTGGCTGCTGTGATGGCTTGTGCCGCGCTTGCCGGTTGCAGCAAGAAGGATGACTCTGCACAGAGTGGTGCGAGCAGCGCCGCCACAAGTGAGTCCTCTACAGAAATTCTGGACAACAGCAAGCTGACGGAGATGCCGGACGGTGTCACGCTGAGTGAAGACCAGATGAAGACTACGATGAGCGCGTATGCCGCCTACATGTCTGAGGCGCTGGCTGCTGACGGCTACACCGTTACGGTCCGCTACGACGATGACGGTGTCCATTTCGATGGTTCCAAGACCGCCGATGACGGTTCTACCGTTGAGATTCCGGACCTGTCCAAGTTCGACGACCTGAAGTCGGCTTTTGCTTACCTGTACAACTGCGGTCAGGCTGACGCTGAGGGCAACCTGCTGGTTTCCACTTCTGTGTCTGCTGAGGAAGCTGCTGCACAGGAAGCCGCAAGTGGTGATGCTGACGCGACTGCCGATTCTGAGGATACCGATTCTGAGGATACCGATTCTGAGAATACCGATGCAGAGAGCACCGAGGCTGCCTCCGAGGAGACTACTGATGAGGCTCCTTCCGAGGATACCAGTGATGCTGCCGCTGACGCTTCTGCTGATGCCGAGGTCCCCGCTGACGAGACTGCCGTTGGCTGATTGACGCAACCTATCTAAAGGTTTCACGACAAGTGTAGGGGACAGAGACATGGGAGACAAGAAGGTAGAAAAACGTTATGTAGCCACGAAACGGATTCCGGAGTATTGTCCGTTCGGCTCTGTCATGACGCTGGAAGTTGACAGCGAAAATGACGCCCCGGCGGTCTACGGTCGTGTCGTTGGCTTCCAGTATGAAGGCTCTGACGAAATCATCTCGACTATCGAAGGCGATGGGCAAAAGTCGAAGGACGAGCGGGTCTTTGACCGTCTGATGTTTGATGGGTTCCTCGTCAAGCACAAGACAAAGAAAGACCTTGGCAAATACGGTCCTTGTAATGTGACGGAATATGCAATTATGTATGAGGCGGAAGACTCCACCAAGCATAAGAACACGAGAGTGCATGGCATCCCGTCACCGAAAGCCGGACGCTTCGTATGCTTGTTTGAGCTTTACATGGTCACAGAAATTGGGGGAGAGGTCTTTGAACGGTATCTGACCATCGAGAAATCGACCCCTCCGGTGTTCCGATTCGTGACTACCGATTTTTACAGCAGCGTGAGTACCATCATTACAACGATGCTGTGCCGCAACGAGTGTGGATTCCAGATGCTGGCGGACGACAGTAACATGAACCGATGCATGGCGAAGTTCTATGACTCGTTTGGCGAAAAGAAGAATATCATTTTCAACAACACCAAGGACCTCCTTGATACCATCATCTCTGTGAAACTCGTTGATGTGAAGCCGATGGAGGTTGCCGAAAACGCTATCGCAGGATAACAAGTCAGCATGGTGCAAACACCATGAGCAAGGCTAAATTTCATGTGCTTCGAAAGGATAGAGACGCTCTCCCAAAAGAAGTAAAGGGAATTTATAGCGGAGATGAATTTCCCGAATACAAGAATGCGAACACCTTGACAATTGGCGGAAAGACCTACATTGAAGGGCTGGACTATGAGGTCATTTCGTCAGGCAAACACACAAAAATCGAGGTGTGTCCGGCTTGTAAGAAGTTGTCGATTCTATATGCCAAGGGCATGTGCAAAGCATGTGCGCAAAGGACATTGTATCGGCATACGGAAGCAAAGCCAGAAAAAGCAGTAGAAACGCCCAGCCTGCTACACGAAGCGAATGTCGCGTTCCGACAGAAGTGGCCTGTAAACATCATTTGCGGGTTGGATAGGATTCGATATGACATCGACAACTATCCTTACACGAAGAAGGAAGAAACGAAAATCGTGAACGCCATCATGAAGATTGAGGACAAGACCATCACAGACTATCTCCTCAAACACTACAAGGATGGTGTACGATATTCCGATATGGCGACCGCTAAGAACACCAGCAAACAAAACGAACACGGATTCGGGAAACGCCGCCTTGCCTATGTGCGGAGCATCTTGAATCAACAAGGACTCCTAAAAGGGTCACGAAAATAAAATTCAGCACCCGTGAGCAGCTTAACCGGCTGGCTTGCGGGTGCTTTTTGTTTGGCAGGGAAGCGCAGGATTGTGCTTCCAGAACGAAATCAAAACGAAATCATAGCGAAAAGAAAGCGAAAAGAATTTACCGAAATATGTTGCAGATAATTGCGAACTGCAGATAATGAGAGATAGGAAAGGAAAAAGCACCGTGCCTCGTATAGAAGCAGCGATGCTTTCGTTCTGTTCTGATGTTAGCCCTCTTGCTCTGCGTTAAGCCCTTTCAGTTGGTCTTCGGCCTTTGGAATGAAAGAGTTGTAGTTGAGCTTGTTGGGAACAGGGTTTTCGTTATTATAAAAGGTGTTTTTGGTTTTAAGGATAAGTCTTGCGGCAGTAGGTTTTACCTTGGAAGCAATATGTTTCGAGTTGATAATTGCTTCGGAAATGTCATCCAACGCATCGGGGCCTAAAGAGATAAGGAACGCTGCAAATTCCTGTGCATAGAGGTCGGCAACCGTTTGAGGCACAGCGGCTTCCTTTGAAACATCGAGGTCATAGCCAAAAAGGTAGCAAAACTGAGCTAGATAGGAAAAATAATAGGACCCGAATCGCACATTTGGTTGAAGGAATGTTTTTTGATAAGCACTGACAGGCATACCGAGCAAAGGGGCATACTCCTCTACAGAGAGACCTAATTGAAGGCGCTTGTACTCTATTAAAGCGTTCAAATACTTAGCGGTTCTTTCCGTTTCCGGCAGATAGCGACGAGCCTTCTCTTGAAGGGCAGAAAGCATTTCCTGCCGTTCCTTCGGAGATTCGGCATTCATCTTGCTGTGTAAGCCTTGAAGGTCAAAGACATCATCAACCTTATTACTTGACAAATTCTGTATGTTGTTATCCATCAAAATTCCTCCTGCATATCGTCGGAAATCGAGATTTCTTTATTTTTATAATACCATAAAAACGCAACAAAATCAATCATAAAACAGCAAATAAAGGAGAATGACAATGGCAGCTATCATCTATCTGGATATCGCAAAAATGCCGGGCAAAGACGGGAATGTATGCGTTCACAGCTTTACCGTGAACCCGCTGGCAACGGATAACAAGTGGAAAGACAACTATGAAGTTGCAGGTCCTATCGATACAGCACGACTCAAAGTGGCAGAGTTATGCCGTGTTACGGAAGAGATTGAACTGCCGAATGGCTCTCAAATCGTTGTCTTCACTACGAACGAATCCGTTACGGAAGACGGCAACCGTTTTATCTCACGGCAGGGACAAGAGCCCGCTCAGAACACAGACCTGTGGCAAAAGCTCAAAGCACTGTGCCAGGAACGAGAATGGCAGATATCATTCGGCACGGAAGGCATCTTGTCTGAGCATGTACATGAGAATACTTGTGCATACATTTCGCACATGATGAGCAAGCTCGATTCTGTCGACCAGAATTCGGACTAAAACAAGTTGTTTATTCCTCAAATTTGTGGTATAATAGAGCCAAAGAAAGGCAGATATACTACACTAGAGCGAGGAAAATAAAATGGCTAAACCGACAAATTCAGAAAGAATATATTCGGATAAGCTCCCGATAGTGCTAAAACCTGTTGGCTGTTCTTATACAGATGCCGAATGGAAGCGATATATACGGCTTTTCCCGGCAAATGGCTGGGGCATAGCGGACGAGAAAGATACAAGAGATAATGGAAAAATCAGTGATATGGTAAAGCAAATCGCTGAAAAACACCCAAAGCAAATCAAAACAAAAAAATGCCTTTTGTGTGGCTGCATTGATAATGACACTTATAATGCTGCATGGGGTATGTGCAAAAGCTGCAATCATACCGTGTGGAGAAAAGGCAGAAGCAAAAGAAATGCGAAAGTAATAGACCCTCTTACCGGCAAAGAAACAAAAGAATGGAACCGTGACAAAGAGCAAGCCACTTGTGTTGAATGCGGTACGAAAGGAATTACGTATGTTTCTTTTTGCATGTGCTTACATTGCGGAAGAAACCAAAGCGCCCGTATACTGAGAATCGGCGGAAGAAAACGCAGACCCGCAACAGTGAGTCAAGTAGAAGTATACGAAAATAAACTAAATATGATATTCCCGAATGGACCGGATGAACTTCGAGGTGTAAAGCTCATTCGCTGCAAAAGACCATAAATTAGTTGAAAAGACATCCATCTGAGACGAAAATTGTATGCCCTGCACAAAAGCAGGGCTTTTTTCGCGCCATGAATCGAGATTGACTAAGTGTAAATAGTGTGGTATAATAGGTGTATCCTGAAAACGAGGATAACACTGAAACCCACACCAAAAAACAACACACAAACAACAAAAAGGAGAACCAACAACATGAAAGATGCTGCGAAAAAGTTCCGCAAAACCTGCGAGAAATGCAACAAGCCGTTCAGTGCGGCCTCTGAGGAGGAGACGCTGTGCCGTGAGTGCCGTATGCGCGAGGACTTCGCCAAGCGCCGTGCGGAGGACGAGGCAATGAAGGAAGCCCGCATGAAGGGTGGCGAAGCGTTTGAGACTCGCACCTGCGTCGACTGTGGTACGGAATTCATCATCACGAACCGTGAGCACGACTTCCTTGAGAAGCGCGGCTATTCTATGCCGACCCGCTGCCCCGACTGCCGCCGTCTGCACTGCGACTTTGTGAAGAAGGGGCTGGACAATATCGGCTTGGAGAGCACCTGTGCCGAGTGCGGAAAGCCCCTGCAGTTCACGAACCGTGAGCTGTACTGGTACGCTTCTCACAACTACAAGCTGCCGACTCGCTGCAAGGATTGTCGCGTGAAGCGCAATGAGCATTTTGCGAAGGTCGCTGCTCGCCGGGAGAAGACTACCGCAGAGGAGCAGACGAAGACTGTTGTTCAGGCTCCTGCCGAGACCACTGCTGTTGCTGAGACTACCCCCGTCGCCGAGCCCGCCGCACCTGTCGTTGAGACTCCGGCTGCTCCCGATGTCAATGTTCCTGATGTTCCCGCCGCCGAAGTAAAGGAAGAGCAGGGCGTGCCGATGCTGTCCGGCGATATGAGTGCCGAGCCTGCACCGGTTCCTGCCGAGAAGAGCAAGGACGAGACCGTCTGATAAGGCGGCTCTCAGAACAAAGACATCAAACTGACGGCAGAGCTTCACATTAGATGGGGCTTATGCCGAGAAAGGGAGTAAGTTTTGGATAATACCAAACTCAAGGCTAAAAAGCCTAGAATCAAAAAGTCTTACTCGAACAGCAACATCTTCCAGAAACTGATGGTAGATGATGTTCGCAGTAAGATTCTCTTTACCGTTCTGTGTCTGCTGATTTACCGTCTTGGCTGCGGTGTGACGATTCCGTTCGTCAATACGACGGCGCTCACGGCGATGTTTGGCAGCACATCGGTGCTCGACTACTACAACCTCGTTTCGGGCGGAGCGTTGTCCCAGTGCGCAGTATTCGCCATTGGCGTATCGGCATATATCAACGCAAGCATCATCATTCAGCTTCTGACAGTGGCTATCCCCAAATTGGAAGAAATCAGCAAGGATATCGGTGGTCAAAAACAAATCAACAAAATCACTCAGTATGTGGGCTGCGGGTTGGCGGCCATCACCGCTATCGGGTACTTCTTCATTATGAAGAACTACGGCGCGATGAAGTACACCTCTGGCATTTCACAGGTAGTTGAAGCCATTACGGTTATTGCCCTGCTCACAGCGGGCTCACAAATCGTTATCTGGCTTGGCTGGCTGATTGATGAAAAGGGTATCGGCAACGGTATTTCCCTTATCATCTTTACTGGCATCATTTCCCGCTGGGATGCTATCATCTCTCTGTTCAAGAACTCCATTGCTATGGCACAGGATAAGGGATGGTGGTATTATCTGATGATTCCTGGCGTCATCCTGTTCGTTCTGGCAGCAACCTTCTATGTGGTCTTTGCGAGCGATGCCGAGCGCCGCGTACCGGTCCAGTATGCCGGTAAGACGATTGGCAGTAAGTCTTCTGCGGGTCAGTCAAGCTACATTCCGCTGAAGCTTATCATGTCTGGCGTTATGCCTATCATTTTCTCGTCCACCATCTGCAGTCTGCCGTCGCTCATCACGATGTTCATGGACTACAACAAGCATCCGAAGCTGTATCTGGCTTTGGCGAGTTGGAATTCCCGCAACTGGGTCTATGATGTAGTGTATATCGCGTTGATTTTCGCATTCAATCTGTTCTACATCGACATCACCTTTGACCCCATCGAGATGGCAAACAACCTGCGTAAGAACGGTGGCAGCATCCCCGGTATTCGTCCGGGGCGTACTACGAGCGATTACCTGCGCAAAGCCTGTCATTCTCTTGCCGGGTCAGGCGCGTTCGTCCTCTCTGTGATTGCCTGTGTGCCGATTCTGGCAACGGCAGTCACGGGTCTGAATATGCACTTTGGTGGTACGAGCCTGCTGATTGTCACAGGCGTTGCCCTCGAAGTCATTGACTCGCTCAACAGCCAGCTGGTGGTTCGCCATCACAAAGGCTTTTTGTATTAAGGGGAGGGCAACATGGCTATCTATGAAATCATCCTGTGCGTGGTGATTCTGCTGGCTTCTGTTCTGGTCTGCGCCGTGACGCTCTCTATGGACAAGGCTGACAAGAACGCGCTTGGCGTTATCAACGGTCTGAGCGGTTCTATGATGAAGAACTCGAAAGACAGCAACAAGAACTCCGCAAACAAGCTCGTTGCGATTTGCACGGCAGTCCTGCTCGTCATCGCAATCGTGATGTTTGTGGTGAACGGTATCGGAGGGTGAGCACGATGAAAGAGAAACTGAAAAAGGCTAGGGAGGCAATCGTTTCCTTCGTGAAAGCGATTCCCGGCTTCATCAAGAAGACCCCCACGATGCTGCGCAACCTCGTGGTGCCGCGCAATGTGACGTGGCCCACGATGCCGAACACGTTCCGTCGTACCGGCGCGGTGCTGGCTGTCAGTGCCGTGTCTGCCGTCATCATCGGTGTGATGGATGCAGTCTATGGTTTGCTGCTCCACATCCCGTTCATGTTCGGCTAAATGTTAATCGCCCCGGCAGGCTCTCATGTCGCCGGGGCTTTTTGAGTATCTGCAAAGGAGAAACAAATGCGTAAGAAACTTGCAGCAGCACTTGCTGTTATGGTGGTTGCAAGCGCCTGTCTGACGGCTTGCAGCAAAACGGACACGGATGCAGCGACCGCTGAAACCGCAACGGCAGAGACCGCCACGGGGGAGACGGCGGCGATTGAGTATGACTTGGGGCTGGACGATGACGGATACTTCCGCAACGTGACGGCGTCCAAGTACATCAAGATGCCGAAAAACTACGAGAAGTACACGGTCAGCAAGGATGTCTACACCGTGACGGATGACGCTATCCAGAAAGAACTGGACGCTTTCCAAAGCAATTACAACCTCACGGAAGAAGTGACGGGTCGTGCCGCGCAGAGCGGCGATGTTGTCAACATTGCCTATGAGGGCACGGTAGACGGTGTAGCCTTTACCGGCGGCACTTCGGAGGACTACAACCTCCAGCTCGGCTCCGGAACCTTCATTGAAGGCTTTGAAGACCAAATCGTGGGTCATAACGCAGGGGATTCCTTTGATGTAACCGTCACGTTCCCCGATGGCTACGGCTCTACCACAGACCGCACCACTGGCGAACAAAAAATTGAGCTCTCTAACAAGGAAGCAGTCTTCCATGTGACACTCAACAAGATTTCCGAATATAGCATGACCGATGCAGACGTTACCAGCATTATGAGCGGTAAGACCCTGCAGGACGGTACAGCCATTACGACTACTGCGCTTCTCCGCGATTACGTGGAAGAGAATCTGCGTCTGAATCAGGTGAGCAGCGACGTACAGCAGTATTTCTTGGACAACATGAAGGTCAAGAAAGACATCACTGACTTGGTCGATATGAACCTTACGACAAATCTGAACTATGTCAAGCAGGAAGCCGCAGCCTACGACATGGACCTTGAGACATTCGTTCAGACCTACAGCAACTATAGCTCCTCTGAGGAATACAGCGAGAGCCTCCGCTCTGACGCGGAAGATGGCATCAAGCTCAGCCTTGCAGCACAGTATCTTGCCGAAGAGCAGGGATACAAGCCTACGGAGGATGATGTGCGAGCTTATATTGGGACAAACTACGACTACGCCGCAGAGACCTACGGCAAAGGACCTCTGGCACAGGAATGCCTCTACAACAAAATCATGGGCAGATATTGCCTTGATGTGTATGAGCGTTCTGTCGCGGAAGCGTCCAAGTAATTGGGGGTGATACCCATGCCCAAGCGCCTTATCCCTTCAATTCCGGAAGAAGAGTCCTTTGAGCAGACGCTCGTACCGGAGCAGCAGCCTACACAGCAAACTGCTTATGAAGAGCCACAAGAGCAGGAATACGAACCGGAAGTAGACGAAACCGAGCTGGAAGACGATGAAGAAGATGAGCCGGTGTATGTGAAATCGGCAAAGAAGCAACCTAAGAAAGGGAAGGAGAAGCCTTCTATCTGGACGGTGCTGCTGATTCTCATCGCCATCGCTCTGGTAGGAATCCTCGGCTATATCGGCTACAAGGCTTACGATTATTACCATGTTCCAGCATACGAGACCGGCGAAATCTCGGACAATGAGGAAGAGCCGGAGGAGACCCCGCCGCCTGCTGTACCGGAAAGTGAGCCTACAACAACGGAAGACGAACCGGAAGCAACCCCTAAGCCTCCGTATTCCAAAAACCTTATCGGATATCTTACCGTTCCCGGCGTGGACGTCACCGAAGAGCCTGTTCTGCAGCATCCTACCGATGATAACTTCTATCTGACCCATAACGAATGGGACAGAGAAAGCATCTGGGGTGCATATTATGTCCCCTCTGAGTGGGACGTGAGCAGCGTAGATGATTTGTACCGTGTGACTATCATCTTCGGACACAGTAACGGCAACAGCTTGCATATGAAATTCAGCGTTCTGAAACACTTCAGAGATGTAAACTTCGCAAAAGAACACAGCTATGTGTATTTCACTGTCGGCGGGCATCAGACACGCTGGAAAATCTTCGCGGTGGCCGATTACCCCGTTGAGCCGACATATGTCATCGCAAACCCCGACGATGAGTATTTTCTTAATGAAGTCGCCAATATGAAGGCACTGTCCTACAACCAGTATGCTACGGATGTTGGGTTGGACGACAAGGTTCTCATCTTGTCTACCTGTTCCGGCGCAGATACCTATGAGACACGCTTCATAGTGTGTGCAAAACTCGATGCGACATTTTAACATCTGATAAAAAAGCGACCCTCTGATTTTTTCGGAGAGTCGCTATTTTTTGACGGAAAAAGAGCCCCTACCGCAGTTGGTAGAGGTTCTTCTCCACGCAGCCGCACGGGCTGCGACATTTTTAGTTTTTAGTAGCTGCGTAGGCTACGTTCTGATATTGACCCGGCGCGGCAATGCTATGACTAATTTCAATCTTATGCAATCACGCAGACTGCGACTTTAGAAAACTGCGTCAAGCTTTGCGCATACGATGTTCCAATCTTATGTAGCTGCGTGGGCAGCTTCATGGCGCGAGAGCGCACATCTCATCACAACGGTTTCAATCTTATGCAGCCCACACGGGCTGCGTCACCGTCAAAACTTCCCGGACCGCAGGTTACCTTGAGTTTCAATCTTATGCAGCCCACACGGGCTGCGTCGGCAATAACACACAACGACTACATTTCTTACATAATGTAGCATTGTGCATCTTGCTGTTTTTAGGTGCTGTAATTATAGTGCATTGCTAATATTTCATTGGCACCTACCTCCGTTTTGCTATGTTTGTTGGTGCGAAGCTCACGAAAATTTTGTGTTTGCTTACGGTTCGCACCGCTTTTTTCATCTGTACCAATTATCCCACATTTCACATTTGCAATCAACCTTGTATTGCATTTATTTACACTTTATACATAATGCAAAATACAAAGAAATGTTACCTTTCACCGTGAAAAGTGTTGCACGTTCGTGCGAATTGAGTAAACTTGAGATTATAAGGTCAAAGATATATCTAATAGCGGCGACTCCGAATTTGCGGATGCCGCTTTTTTGTTTTTAGAAAGGATAATAAAATGCTGAACAAGACTTTGCAGGCAGCCAACAACGATTACAATCAGGAAGATTTTGAGAACATAATTGAAATGTTTAGAACATACGAGACGCTTGTCTTGAAAGTGGAAAACGATATGTACATGCTACGCGAACCTTCCGATTTAGGAGAGGAGGCGCGGCATCACGCACGATTTGTGCTGTACAGCGACTATTTTGCGACCCAGTTGGTGGACTATGCTGTTGGGATTTCGGAGCGACTTGTTCATTTCTTTACCTTGACTGATGGATTTACTCATCCGCCGCTAAAGTGCGTGGAAGGAATCGAAAATCAAACCAATGATGAGATGCTGCAAACAGTTAAAGCCGCCATGAGCGGTGTTGGCGGAGAACTGTATGACCCATCTTGGAAGCTGTACATTGAGGCAGTTATCAGAGACTGTACAGATGCACAGGACGAAGACGAGCGGGAGGCAATGGAGAGCATCCTATATGTTGGTGTGTACATGATTGCGTATGCACTGCAGGAGACACGCGAGGATTTTGCAGCGTACAATAGCCGCGACAAGCAGGTTGTCAATTTGGCAAGGCTCGTTTTTAACGAGCTGCTTGGTGTGGCGACGAGCAAGAAGTATCCGTTGATGGGGTTCAAGGATGAAAAGTAAAAGAAAGCAAAGGAAAAAGAGCCCCTACCATAGTTGGTAGAGGTTCTTTCCCACGCAGCCGCACGGGCTGCGACATTTTAAGTTTTTGCAGTCATACAGACTGCGACGTGCGCTCGATTATCTGTGAGCGCTCAAATTCTGCCTTTCAATCTTATGCAGTCATGCAGACTGCGACACAGCGTTTTGTTGCTATACGGCAATAGGCTCGTCATTTCAATCTTATACCGTCACTCTAATTGTATGTCTATTTGCTACATTGCTAATATTTCATTGGTATTTACCTCCTGTTTTGTGTTTTTGTTTGTACTAATTATCTCACGTTTCACTGATATAATCAATCTTGCATAGCGTTTATTTACACTTTATACATAGTTCATCACAGCTAATTTTAACAGCATATTGCATTATAGCGTCAAAGTTACAGCATTTTGCTGCTATACGGCAATAGGTTTGTTTGACAAAAAGAGGTATAATATGAGCAACAAAAATCCGAAAATCAAAGGCATTCTCTTCAAGCACAGCGAAGATGACTATTCCATCTGGATGCCGGACCTTGCCAAAAATGAGGAAAAGAAAATCCTGCAAGCGCTGGTAGCCGCCTACGGCAACAATGGAACCTCCGTCCGGGGCACCAAAGAGGAAATCCTACAAGCCATCGCAGAGGACTTGTGACTCTTGCTGATTCGTGCGGATTGCATATCATTGGTCTTAGCGTTACTGCAACACAACAGAAAATAAGGAGAATTACCATGAAAAAATTAGTGGCATTTACGCTCGCTGCGGGAATGGTCTTGACCACGCTCAGCGGCTGTGCAGCCAAAAAGACGCAAGGCACAAGCAGCGGCGAAGCGACCAGCATTGTAGAATCTGAAGCAGAGGAAATTGCCGATACCGAGGATAAGAACGGTGCAAGCTCGGAATCGCAATATGATGAGCCGGACAATGTGGTTATCGAGTACGACGGGAGCAAACTCATCGATTTACCGACAGAAAGCATAAAAGTCACATTGCGTGGCAAGCAAATCCTGCCCGGCAGAGATACGGCGGAGACGCTGCAAGAGTCGTTTGAAAGCACTTTTGTAGACAACTCACGGTTTGCCATCAATCGTTGGAGTCCAGAATATGTTGTCGGCCCAGACGGAGAATTGACGGTTACGGCACATTCGGACGATTTCAAGACTGAGAACGAGCCAGATGTCAAAGATGTTATCCCAGATTCGTACATGTTCAAAAAGATGAGCGCCCTTTCACAGGAAGAGGGCACGCAATTCAGTTTCCTCAACTTGACAGAAGACTCATCTTTTGACATTGTCTGGCGCACAATGAGCCAGTACGGTGACCCGTATGAAGGATACAATTATACCAAGGAAACAGATGACGAGCGTGGCAGCCGCGCCGGAGTGCTGTGCTATCTCACCAAAGACGGGTATGATATCCAATTCAATTTTGATGGATTTGGGGAATATTTAAGCTCCGTCTTCATCTCATATACGCCTGGCGAGTTGTCTCGTCGAGAAGGGCTGGCGAGCCTGCAAGATAATCAATAGGGTATGCTCAACATGGAAAAAGAGCCCCTACCGTAATCGGGAATGTTATGAGGATTTATTTTTACGAAAGGAAAAATAGTATGAATAGAAAAATGATAAAAGCATTAAAAAACAAATATATTTATGTAGATATAGATGGTACTATAGCTGAATACCGATTTAATAACCACGTAAATGCAAAAGATGGAACTACTAACGGGCAAACTATGAAAGAGATAGAAAATCATATTTTCCTGTATAGTAGACCATTAAAAACAGTCATTCAAACGCTTAAAAGAGCAAAGAAAGAAGGCATTTGGATATGTGGTGCTATTATATCACCTGTGGAGTTACTTGATAAGATTGTATGGCTTGAGGAAAACTGTAAAGGTATTGAGTTCAATGGAAATTTTTGGTTTGTGCCAGAAGAATATTGGGATAATTTTCTTGAATATTTTGACCATAATAACAGCTTAGGGTACAAACTTGCTTCAAATGATACCTGTATTGAAACTAAATATGGAACAATTATGAAAGGCTCTAAAACTCGCATATGGGATTGGATTATAAGTCACAATTTTCACAAATTAGAAGAAACCGTATTTATTGATGATGTATTATCATATTTAAAACAGGCAGAAGAAAAAGGTGTTACAGCTTATCATATAAGTAGTTTTATTGAATAATTACATAAAAATAGAAGAACCGTGATTCTCTCCGAAAGGCGAGATAACGGCTCTTTTTTATTGCGTAGATATAGATAAAGTTGTATAATGATTATGTATAACTATAGACCGAGAACGTCAGCACTCCGACCAAAGACTACTGACGCTCCTTTAACTCAACGATACTTGCGTATCAATTCGTTATGTGTTTTACAAGGATTATTCTAATACAGGGAAGTCTCTCTGTCAAGATGTTTCAGACTATCTGCGTACCAAAATCGCTTAAAAATAAGCCTGGTATTTATCACAAGCTAAAAAGAAGGCACAATACGTCCAATACGCCCCGTGCAGACATCACCATCTGCATGGGGGCACTTTTTTTGTTTGCTGCACAGGAAAACTTGCGAAAATATGCGAACTGACTACAATAAACATATACGATTAGATATTAACCGAGGAGGGAACAAATTGAAACGACTTACTGCTTTTCTTCTCGCGGGGATTACTGTATTGTCCCTCACGGGATGTGTACCGAGATACGCAGATACTGCTGCTGTAGAACGGAGAAATACAAGACCGACAACGGTGATAACGCAACAGCCAACAGAAGCTATGACGGGAGAGAGCGCGGAAAGTACGCCTGTACCGACGGAAGAACCCATCATCGAAAAGCCGGAGAATGTGGTATTTGCTGAGAATAACACAGCGCGGATTCAGATGCCGAGTGATACACTGACGGTTACATTTGAAGGCAAAGACATCAAGCCTTGCAACGACTCTGTAGGGACGCTGCAGCAGGCTTATGGTGACCTGTTCACCGATAACTCTCACTTGAATTTCAGCCGTTGGGTACTGGAATATGCTATCGGTGAGAACCAAGAGCTCGTGATTCACGGGCCCGGTGGCATCTATAAGAGCGATGCTCTGCCGAATGCAAACAATATCATTCCTACCTTCTTCCAGTTTGGCGGACTGCGTAACCTGCAGGCAGAAGACGGCATCCAGTTTATGTTCCTTGGCATTACCGAAAACGCCACCTTTGATGATGTTCTGAAGACGATGTCTCAGTATGGCGAGCCTGTATCCGGCTGGAACTATGATGAGAAAGCCGCTGCCAAGAAAAACGACCTGACGGGTACGCTGAACTACTGGACGGATAGCGGTTACAACATTGAGTTTTACTTCGACAACTACGGCACAACTCTCACGATGGTGTCTATCGCGTATAATCCGGAAGAATTGGCAAATTTGAGCAAGTGAGTGCCGGTCACGAAATAGACCTTGCAGTAATGTGCGAATCGAAGTATAATGCTACTGTAATCAGAAAGAACTATCTTTCGCGAGGACTCCGTTAATGACGGCGTTCTCGTTTTCTTTTTGCACAAAAATCATTGCATAAGTGTGCGAACTTAATATTATAAAAGTGAAGGTAAAAAATGCGGCACTTATGCAATGGAGGACGAACAATGTACCAGAATATTGATAATATGATTTGTGATGCGGATAGCTGTGAAGCTGCGATATGTGAATGCAAAAGGATGCGAAAAGCAGATATAACGGCTGCAATTATTTGGGCTGCGGTTGCTGTATCCGCTTTTTTGTTAATTTTGTTAGATGCCATATTGGATATAAATATCGGCGATGTAGTGGCTTATATTCTTCTGTTTATGCTCATTGCTTTTCCGGGTATTTGCAGCACTATATACATGATAAAACACGGAACGTTTGGTATTTTTTTCGCAGTTACAAAAACAATTTTTAGAATTGCATATGACGTAACAATGCTTCCGTATTTCGGGTGGGTAATCTTGATTTTTACAGGCGCATTTGCATGTGCAGCAATGATATTTGGATGGATGTTTTTTGCCGTATATCCAATTATTGATATTGTGGGTTTATCAATTAAAATTCAAACACTTAAACACACAAAAGAAGCATACGCGCAATACATGGTGCAAATGCCAGAACAATAAGCACAACAAAAGGCTGCCGCCCATCACGGGCAGCAGCCTTCTTTTTTGTTTGGTGTCTATATCAGTCAATGCTGAGAGACTACAGCATACGCTAAATCTGTACCGGTGAGAGCATCCTCCAGAACAGTACAGGAATGTCTCATTTCACAACTTCGCCAATGTCGTCAGCAAACTTGGAGTCGCACATCATATAGTAGCTGACATCGCCATACTCCAAGCCGAGTTCTTTGGCATAGCTTTCGATGGTATCCAAAACCGACTTTTTTTCAAGCCCAAATTCAGAATGCAGGCGAGCAAACTCTTTGTCAGCAACAGATACGCAAGGACGGTTCGAAGCATCGTCGTCCTTATTCGTAAACATACCATCAAAAATGTCGTGCCCGGCACAAAGAGCAGTCTCGTTGTTCATCACATGAGCGATAACAACCGCCTTGCAATCGAAATCGGAGTCTTCCACAAAGAAATCAGAGGGTTTTCCGTGCCGTACAACGATGTTTTCGTAAATGTCACGAAGCTCGGCAGGAGCAGAGGGAGAGGTCAATGTTTTTTCGTGGTTCCGCATGAACGCGACAAACTTTTCGTCTGAAAGAATGTCGGTATAAAAACCCACACCGGTAACACGGACTTTGACCAACTTCTCGAAGTATTCGTTGATAGACTTGACTACCCTCTGACGGGCCTCCTCATATGCTTCCTTCACGCAAGCGACAGTGTAGAAGACAGGGAACGGCATGATGTCGACACCGTTGGCAAGGTTTCTATCCCGAATCGGGTCAATGACCTTATGCAGGCAAGAAACATGGTCGTAGATGTCCTGCACGGAGGTAATGTAGCTGGTGACATACAGCTCATCATTCTTGCTGTAATGTCCAAGGAGCCCAACATACAAAGTCTGAACAATCATCCTCTTGAGGTTGAACCAGCGAAGACGCAGGGGCAGGATGACATTCGCTGCAGAACCATCACCATGATACTCAAACGGCGCAGAGACCTTCTCAAGTGTAAACTGGTCGTCTTTATCACCGTACTTACTCTCAAAAAGGCTCAGCATAATATCCGTGGAAGTGAAAGGAATCGCCATCGGGATAGTCTCTTTCAAGAAGGAAAGGAACCATTCGATATTGCACCGCTGCCAAGCCGCATCATCCATGTGGGCACGGAACTTAGAGACAACCTTGTTCTCATCCTTGGTCAATTCTTCGTACCCACAAGCCACACGGAATTCATCTTCCGTAACCATGTCCGTGGCACTGGCAAGCTTCCGAATCGTGTTCTCCGTCGGCTGAGACTTGGCATTGCCACTGAGCAGAGAAGCAATGTAGGAGCGGGAAAGCCCCGCTTCAAAAGCAAACTTTTCCTGCGACTTCGTACCCATCGCTCTGCGGACGAGCTTTGCCATGTACTGAGCATTGAAGCCGGAGCTGTCAACCTGTTTGTCATCCTTTGCCTTGGCAGCAGAAACATCCCAGCCGGTGATGAGGGAATAGCCGATATCGTTCAGAGAGTACAGGACGTGTCCATCAGCCGCTTTTGCAGGAGAAGAGAAGCTGCGATTGCTTTCGAGAGCCTGTACATACTCCCGCAGCATCCGGCACTCATTGATATAAACGATGTCGGGCGCTTCAAGAGCAATCAGACGTCCAACACGCTTACTGAAGTGCTCGACTTTAGCCGCCAAATGGCTGATGTCATCAAACTGAGCAGGAGTGGCTTTTTCAAAAACATCCGTACCAAGTTCGATGAAAGTCAAGGCGGGAATTTTCACACCCTTGTCTTCTGCCATCTTCAAAGCTGCTTCCGCGCCGTAATACACCTTATCGTAGTTGACGACGATATCGTGAAGCGAAGAAAGTTTGCTCGGCAAAGAAATGACTTTGCGCTCACCGTCTTTCTCGGCGTAAGCATAAGCCAAAAAAGACAAAAGCTTCTGCAGGTGCTCTTTCTTGATGCCGAGAGTTTCGGCAATCTCCGGGATTTGTGCGGTCAAGATAACGGGTGTTGCAAGTTTTACATAAATCATGGCTTTGTCCTCCAAATGTCTAAAGTTGTCTAAAGCTGCTGCCCTCTATATACAATTTTAGACAATTCGCAAGTGGATGCAAGCGTCTTTTCAAAAATTTTTCTTTGCTTACAATCTCCCCAATTATTCTTTTTTAAGTGACATAAAATATCAAAGATTCGGTTGCGAAAACGTGCGAATTGCGTAAAATTAAAAACAATCACTTAAAGGGGGATACTATGGGGTATAAAACGGAAAAGAAAATTCCATCTATTATTCTTTCTGTCTTCATCGTACTGCTTATCCTCGTCGGCACAATCGTCCCCGCATACGCTGCACCGACGCAAGATATGATGGTGACAGACAGCGGCGAGATGCTTTCAGACCGAGAGGAACAGGAAGTCTCCGAGATGCTCTACAGCATCAACCGGCAGACTGGCATCGAGTATCTGGTCTACACCATCAAATCTCTGAACGGCGAAGACATTGAGACCTGTGCGAACAGGTTGTTCAGAACAGCAGGATTAGGGGATAAAGAGAAAGATAACGGACTACTCTTACTCATCTCTTACGATGACCGCAAATTTCGCCTTGAGGTTGGCTACGGGTTAGAGGGAGACATTCCCGACACACAAGCTGCCAATATCATCAACACGATGACACCTTACTTCAAAGAAGGCAACTACGGTGATGGTGTTAAAGCAGCAGTAAAACAAACGGCTGTCATCTTGAACAGTTCCGGTGAATACACAATCTCAGAGGATTGGGCAGCACAAGCGGCATCGAATGACGAAGCCAATCAAACGTCCTCCCTCATAGCAGCAGGGCTCGTTCTGGGAATTTGCTACCTTCTTTTAGGTTATACTTTCTGGCTGAACTGGCCTGAAACAAAGGAAAACTTCTACAATCTCTGGAAATCCGGGAAGTTCAAACCGTTCAAAGAGAAAAAGCGGCAGGAAATTCTTACCAAAGAAGCGAAAGAAGCTGAAGAACGGGAAAAGGAGCGGAAACGCCAAGAAGAGGAAGAGCGAAAACTCATAGAAAGAGAACAGCGCAGGGCTGAAAAAGAAGCAAAAGAAGCCGAAGAGAGGGAAAAAGAGCGGGAACATCGAGAAGAAAAAGAACGAAAGCCCACAAAAAGAAAACGGCACAGAGTTGAAAAAGGAGCACGCAGGCGTAAGGAATCACAGAAAGGTGAAACCAATACTTTTGATACAAGTAGCAAACCTTCTGAACAGGAAGAGAAAAAGCCGAATGCAACACCAATCATCGGCGGTGCGACACTGACATATGCCATGCTGCATCAGCAGAATCAAAGCACAAAGGATTCTGATGATGACAATTCGTCTTTCGGAAGCTCTTTTGGCGGCTCGTTTGGCGGTTCTTGGGGTGGCGGCTCTTCCGGCGGCGGTGGAGCTACCGGTGGTTGGTAAAACGCAGGGGAGGTCAAAGATGCACAACAAAAAGCCTGTACAGCGTATCCTTTCTCTGTGCCTTGCCATTGCTATCGTCTTAGGCATTGCCATCGGGACTATCGTTCCGGCATTCGCAGCTCCAACTAAGGATATGATGGTAACGGACAATGCCGGAATGCTGACGGCGGAACAAGAGTCTGAAATCGAGGATATGCTCTATGCAATCAACCAGCGAACAGGGGTTGAGCTCGCGGTATATACGATTGAGACGCTAAACGGGCAGGATATTGAGACGAAAGCCAATGACCTGTTCCGCGAACTGGGACTTGGTGATTCCGAGAAGAACAATGGTCTCCTGCTGTTAATTGCCCTCAACGACCGCAAATTTCGCCTTGAGGTAGGATATGGTTTGGAAGGGACCATCCCGGATACGAAAGCAGCGGAAATCATCAACACGATGACACCGTACTTCAAAGAGAGCAACTACGCTGATGGCATCAAAGCGGCAGTTTCCAAGACGGAGAATGTTCTGAATGGAGAAGCAGACACGACAACAGAGAAAAGCTCACCGACGCGGGGCGATGTTTTCTCGTTGATTTTTGCCATTTTTACGGAATCCCTTGTCGTTGGCTGCATCATCTCTGCCATCCACGATGGTATCAAGGAACGCAGGAAGCGGAGAGCTTGCAAGAATGGTGAGCCCTACATTGATGATGACGACGATTCGAACGACTCTGATAATGACAATTCTTCCGGTGGATGGGGCTTCTTCGACATATTCAGCGATGACGACAGTGGCTCTTGGGGAGGCGGTTCCTCCGGTGGTGGCGGTGCTTCCGGCGGATGGTAACAGCACATCCAAAACGCACGATAAGATTTATTAGAGAACAAAGGAGACATAATTATGAGCGATAACACTGAAAACAAGCAGACTACCCGTAATAATAGTAACGTTGCGGTCATCGTAACGTTTGCTATTATCATTGCGGTGATTGCCTTCTTCATCGGAAGCTACAATCACCTGCAGTCGATGGACGAGAATGTTGACAGTAGCTGGGCACAGGTAGAAAACCAGTTGCAGCGCCGCTACGACCTTATTCCGAACCTTGCGGCAGTTGTAAAGTCGTACTCCGAATATGAGGCACAGACTCTTACAGACATCGTTGCGATGCGTACCTCCGGCACTGTAGAAGGGGAGAAGAAAGCAGACGAAGCCTATACGACCTATGTAAACGCTTTGACTGAGAATTACCCGGAGTTGAAAGCCGACACAGAGTATCAGAGTCTGATGACAGAGCTTGCAGGCACCGAGAACCGCATTGCTGTTGCTCGCCGTGACTACAATAACGCTGTGCAGACTCTCAACGGTGCAATTCGCCGCTTCCCCGGCAGCCTCATCGCCTCAATGAGTGGCGTTGAGAAGCGTGAGTATTTTGAAGTTTCAACTGCCGCGCAGGAGAATGTGGACGTCTCTAAGCTGCTGTCCAACGACAACTAACCAATACATATCCGAAGTCGCTCGAAATTCGGGCGGCTTTTTCGCAACCTAATTTACCATAAAACCTTGCACGTTCGTGCGAATTGAATAGAATAAGAACTGTAAAGTGAAGAAGTGGGAAGCCGCAGAGGAGTTGTCTTCTGCGGCTTTCTGTATCTTTTCACTATCTTTTGAAAATAGACCAACAAACAAAAATAACAACGATATTGCGATGATTAAACCGTTGCATATCATTCGACTATCTTTTGAGCCCCGCGTGGATTGAGTTCTGCGCGGGGCTTTTCCTTTTGGAGGAGTGTATGGCAGAATCAAAAAAGCGCGAATTTAGCCGGGCAATCGCTCAAAAACGGTGTCTCGAAGCCATTGACCGCGCAATTCTCATCAATGAAGGAAAGGCAGAACGCCCATTCCTTTACACTGTCAACGAATTGGTCGTCTTCGGCTCTTTGGTGAGTTCGGAAAAGTCAAAGGTTCACGATGTAGATTTATTTGTCACTTGGAAGCAGAAGCTGGATTTTCAGGATGACTATAAGGCCGCGGACAAGGCTTGGCAGGACTACACCAGAAAATACGCGCCGGATTCTCTCTGGAACGACTGGTATAAGGTTCAGTCTTTCCCACAGACTGATGCGATGAGGTATCTGCGTGGGCGCGGTTCGGGGCTTATTTCATTACATGGGGAACTCGACCGGATATATGTAGATGGCGGTGTAAATTACACAGTCATTCGGGACGGCAAAGTACAAAAAGTCGCTCTGGATGCATTGACGCGCAGGTTCGAAACCGCGTAAGAGGTGAAAAATGCAAACTGCACTAACTTTTGTGGCAATACTTTCCATAGTGATGCTGTTCCTTTGTGGAACGTGGCCTACATTCATCCTTTTAGCGGTTCTTGCTGCGGTATCAATGGTCTGCTGCATTGTGGTTTCTTATATTTTGCGAAAGAGAACTGACGAGAAGGACGCAAAAGACGCAGCGCTGCAGAAGAGAATTACGAATTGGCGTAAAGTGCAGCGTAGGCGGCTCAGAAGTGATGTTGATAGCGATGGTATGTTCGACACAGGTGGCATAATACAAGACTTGCGATTGTCGCAGGAAGAGGATGAGCAATTCTGTGAGGAGAAGCACGAAATAGAAGAGCTGGAAATTCAAATCAACTTATGGAATCGAATCGGAGATGCTTTTAAGAAACTGCTGAATAGCTGCGTAATCCTTGCTTGTCTCTTAGCGCTTTCGTCGTTCATCGCTTTTGCATATAGCTATGTGTGCCGCTTGTGGGAATAAAGGAGGTATACATGTCAGAACCAAAAAGTATGGGTAAATTTCACCCGGGCCTACTCAACGACTGGGACTATGTGAATAACACAGACATTGACCCGATGCGGGTATCGACTTCCAGCACAGAGGTCGTCCACTGGCTCTGCGCCAAGTGCGGTCGCAGGTGGGAAGCGTCCATCAGCGACAGGGTACAGGGCAAGGCAGACTGCCCGATTCGGAAATACCACTATATGTTTTCGCATGACGACCAATAAAAAGCATCTTAAACGCACGCGTGCGTTCGGTAAATGCACGCGTGCGTTTTTTGTGCATTTTCGTGTATTTATCGCTCATTTTTTGTGAGGAGGAGAGACAGTGACTCAACCGATTCAGGCTGTTCAGATTTATTATGAGCATCCTTTTGGTGCTGAAAGAGAAGTGCTAAGAGAGTTCTTCTCCTTCGTTGGCTGCTTAGTCAAAACGACTATGATGCCGGTAGAAACTATACTGGAGAAGCACAAATCACTCGTTAATCCGGGAAGTGAGCGAATCACGCATCTGTTTCTTACAGACCGACTACCGGAAGGCATTGTGCTATCAAAAAACGAAATATGGTGCAGTTTTCGTATCTTGAAGCGAGAGCTGGCGATAAACGGAAAAGAAATTCTGCACAACGCTGACCAGAAGATTTCTGCTGAACAATTCGAGAAGACGACACTTGATGTGATTATCCGCCGTATCTGGAAGGATGATGAAGCGGCGACTCAAAGCCTTTTGCACATCAACGCTTCTTTCTGGCAGCTCGACCTGTTTGAGTTCCTGCAAATCAAAAGCACATTCCAAGCACTCAAGATGGGCGAGTTGATGGCTCTTCCCATGAGAGGTCACTACTATCTGCCGGAAGCTGTTTACCTCAACAAGATGGCGGACACTTTCATCAATATGGCAAAGCAATGCAGCGTGGGACCGAGCAGTATCTATGCGGTCTATGCCTATGTAAATGCACAGCGACATTTACGAGAACTCCTTGCATCGTTGGAAACACATGCTCTGCTGCGTACAAAATTATATGCCGCCGTAGAGCCGGTACAAAAACTCCTTTCAGGATTGAACAAAATCTATCGTATAGAGCCAAACTTCGTGTCAATGTATTGTCTAGCGGCAGCACTGTGCGAAGGGCAGGCACAGTTTGCACTCGATGCGCGACCATATCTTAGAGATGCAATAGAGCACGCGTCGGAAGAATTGAAGCCTTTCACAGCAGGAATATTCCTGCGATATGGAGTATCTGAAAAGCAGATGCATCCGGATAACGAAAGAGCGCTGCAGTGCTTCAAGAAGGCACTGCAACTGAACGAGAACTATTATCCTGCAATATTCCAGATAGCTTGTATTTGTGCGCTGGATAAGAAGTACACGGAAGCAAAAATCGGATTTAAGAAAGTAGCTTTTCTCATCCAAGGAAATTACAACAACCGCGACTGGCGGGACTTTTCTTTGGAAGAAATCCTCTATGTGTTTCGATGCTACATCTGGCTCGCCAAACTCGCACTGATAGAAGGCGGGGAAAGCTCCATTGGTGTTTCCATAGCATTGGCTAAGAATACCGCTATTGTGTTTGCAAAAACGCCCATCCTTGAGAAATGCTGCGATATTGAACACTATGGAAAAGCGAAGAGCTACCACCAAGGAAGCATCACAGTAAGAGCAATTTTGGCAGTGCTGCGAGATATGGCGGGCAACTCGAAAATTAACAGAGACATGCAGGAAGAGATAGACGACTTAATCAGAATTAGTAACAAAGCATCCGATGCGGAGTAATTCTGCATCGGATTTTTGTTTGGAGCAAAAAAATGAGCAAGAACAAAGTATACACGCATGTCTCTCTGTTCTCCGGCGCAGGCGGGCTTGATATTGGCTTGGAGCAGGCGGGGTTTCATACGGTATGGGCAAACGACTTCAACCACGATGCCTGCGAGACCCATAGGCTGTGGAGCAATGCTACGGTGGTAGAAGGTGATATCGGCAAAGTAGACTACGATACTATCCCAGATTGCGATATTGCTTCTTTCGGATTCCCGTGCCAGGGTTTCAGCCTGTCGGGACTAAGGAAAATCGACGATAGCCGGAATATCCTCTACCGTCATTGCGTGAAACTGGTCGAGAAGAAGCAGCCAAAGCTGTTTCTTGCTGAGAATGTCAAAGGTTTGCTTACGCTTGGCGGCGGAAAAATCAAGGACGCTATCATCGCGGATTTCGAGAGCAAGGGATATGTGGTGTCCATCAACCTTGTCAATGCTGCGGACTATCATGTCCCGGAAGATAGACAGCGAATCCTCCTTGTGGGCATCCGAAAAGACTTTGCTGAGAAGTATGGCGTAGAGTTCAAGGTTCCTGCACCGTTTCCTGACCGTATCAGTATCCGGCAAGCTTTAGAGGGCTTAGCACCGGCGGCAGAAAATGAAATTTGCAAAGAACCCTACTCCTCGCGCTACATGTCCCGGAACCGGAAACGCGCATGGGACAGCGTATCGTTCACGATTCCTGCGATGGCTAAGCAAGTGCCTCTCTGGCCCGGGTCGCCAGACATGGTGAAGGTCGGCAAAGACCTTTGGCAGTTCGGGGAGAAAGGCAGTACCAGACGGCTGTCTTATAGAGAAGCAGCTGCTATCCAGACATTCCCGAAAGATATGGTTTTTTGCGGGAATCTGACGAGCAAGTATAAGCAAATCGGTAATGCAGTACCCTGTGAACTCGCAAGAGTCGTGGGAACGGAACTATACCGTATTCTGAATGAAATTGAAAAGCAAGAAAGTCATTGTCCGGTATGAGTGATTCGTGCCGGATTTTTTATTGGAGTCATCATGCCAGAGACAAGGAAATACACCGTCGTTGACCTGTTCGCAGGTGTCGGAGGATTGAGTTACGGATTTTCAAGAAACGAGCACTATGAAATCATCTTGGCAAACGAGATGCAAAAGGACATTGCGAAAGCATATACCCTCAACCATCCTGCGGTCAATATGCTGCAAGGAGACATCAAAGATTTGTCCGAAGATGTCCTGCGTCAAACGATAGGAAACCGGACAGTTGATGTCGTAGTCGGTGGTCCGCCGTGTCAGTCGTACTCTACGCTCGGTAAACGGCAGATGGATGCGCGGGCAAATCTCTTCATGGAATACAAGCGCGTTCTCTGTATCCTGCATCCGAGAGCCTTCTTGTTCGAGAATGTCAAAGGCATTCTGAGCATGGATAAAGGAGCCCTGTTTGAGCATGTCCGCAAAGAATTCGAGGATATTGGGTACAGCCTCCAATACAAAATCCTCAATGCCGTAGACTACGGTGTACCGCAGCTGCGGGAACGGGTCATTCTGGTTGGGTTCTTGGGCGAGAATGACTTTCAGTACCCGGAGCCGACACACGGAGAAGGGCTACTGCCGTATGTGACGATGCAAGATGCACTCAAAGACCTGCCTGCACTGGCATGCGGGGAGGAAAACACCGTGTATGCCGCTCCTCCAGATAACGAGTTTCTTTCATGGGTCCGGCAGGGTGGCTCCGATACGCTCACGGAGCATAAAGCCCAGAACAACAGCGCTCATCTTCGCAGAATCATGGCGGCGCTCAAAGATGGGCAAGGCAAAGATGATTTGCCGGAAGAACTCAGACCTAAGAGCGGGTTCAAGAACACCTACGCAAAACTCTGGTGGGAAAAGCCCGCCACTACCATCACACGGAACTTTGCCTGTCCGTCCTCATCGAGATGCATCCATCCGAGAGATTCAAGGGCACTCACGATACGAGAAGGAGCACGGCTGCAGAGTTTTCCGGACAGCTATCAGTTCTACGGCTCGGATTGCCTGAAACGCTTAGAAATCGGCAACGCCGTCCCGCCGCTGCTTTCGGTGGCATTGGCTGAACAGATGCTGAAAGCACTCGACTTAGAAAAATAACATACCTACAGATTCTCGGCACTAAGCAGCCGGGATTGAGGACTTAACATGAATAACAGCAATGCCGAGTGGCAACGCGAATACTACTTGACACATGACAAGTACCGGATGCAGAGGCAAGGGACGGATTGCTATAAGGTCGTCAAGGACCTTACTCGTATACTGCAGCTACCTACCATTGCGAAACTCACGACCGACAACGAATCAGTCATCAGTGATTTCCGACTGAATAGCGGCGAGTATGGGCTTGAGCCCTACGATAAGTACGCTATCAAGGTAGATGATACCTACGGTGCATCATTCTATATCCTTGTCCATAGAAGGGCTGATACAACTTTCCTGTGCCCGATTCTCGTGGGCTTTGAGGGTGAGAACACCTGCGCCATGGTCATGCCTACCGATAACTGGCGGATGCGGGAAATGACGGCATTTGTCGAGCTGAGAAGGGCTGAGAAGGAATTCGGTGTGGACGGACTGATGATGGCGGTGAATACACGAAATGGGGTATACGGCTGCCTTTCCGTTCTAAACGAGTCTGGCAACCTGCTGGAACGGTGGCTGCGAACCGAGCGCGATTCCCTACATATACGGAATTCTGTGACGGCTCCGAGCTCAGCGGCGCTGATACTGCAAATCTGGCTGCATACGATATGTCTCTGGAAAAGGCGGTGTCTGAGTCGGAAAGTCGAGCAGCGCATCGTACACGCAAACGGAGAGCAGGAAACGGTCAAGGATGTCAGAGAATGCCTGAGCACCTCCAAGCAGACTATCGTGGACCTCAAAAAGGGCATCGTGGTCTATGTGAATGACGGTGCCGGGAAGCGAGCGTTCGCGGGGTTCTGTGTGCTTCAATCTGAGCGCTGCGGGCATTTCCGGCACTTGCAAAGCGGCAGGGTCGTCTATATCCGACCTACGACCGTACATTACAAGAGACTGAACCCGGAAAAGGCAATCAACCAGACTGCCAAGCCGGTAATCTACCGGAATACGGAAGATTTCCTGCGCGAGAAATCGTATCTCGAAAACGATGTGCTCATGATGCTGAAATGCAACGGCATCGAGTATCAGCGGGAAAAGATGTTCCCGTGGATGGGGAAGAAGCGCCTGGATTTCTTCCTGCCGGGCAAGAACATCGCTATCGAGTGTCAGGGTGTGCAGCACTTTTACCCATACGGCAGCGATGACAGGGATTTCGAGGCACGAAAACAGCGGGATACCGACAAGTATAACGAATGCACCAGCAATGGCGTGCAGGTTCTTTATTACATGAGTGACCTGATTCCTCTGCCGAAAGAGATGGCGAGAAAATACCGGTATGTGACCAGCCTCGATGAGTTGTTGGGAATTCTGAACGATAAATAATTGATTTTAACGCCTCCGATGTTACGGCATCGGGGGTTTTGTTTTTTGGAGGATACGGAGATGGCAAACTTTAACATTCCTTATAAAACCGAGCGCGAAGGACAGATGGAGTTCTTTGATAACTATGGTATCCCGTATATTGATGATGCTTCTGTCCTCGTTGACAACACCGATGGCGTTTACAATGGCAACATCATCGAGTTCAAACTTTCCATCAATAACCTGAACAGGGTTTTGTTTCAGGCTATCAAGTACCTGTCGAAGATGCGTATCAAAGGTGAGTCCGTGCCTGCCACCATTTTGTTGGTGGACCTGAATTCTACCACGGTTTATGCCTACAAGTCCGAAGATTACCGGAATGAAATCCAGAAGGTCTATACCGGCGCGGCGTCTAAGAATAATGAGGGATTTGTTGCGGGAAAGTATGACCAGAAGCTGGATTATAGCAATATGGTAGAGTCTGCAGAGGTAAAGAAGCTGCTGAAAGGCAAGAAGGTCTGCCCGGATGAGATGTATATGCCCATTGACATCGATGAAGGCTGCATAGTTGGATGGGCAGAACGGTATTACCGCGAAAAGCCCAGTGCCAGCAAGGGAGACTTCCTCGGCGATGATACCGGAACAGCCGTCAAAGTGACAGGCGAAATCAGAGACCCTCGTCATTTCAAGGGTCTTATCAATCCTTACACCGGAAAATCCAACGAGAAGTTCAAGTACCTGATGGACTGTCTGAACGACCGTCTCTCTAAAAAGGATTTGGGAGCCTTCTATACGCCTGTTGCCTATGCGAAGAAGGCGGCGGAACTGGTACAGATGGCTGTAGACCGCGTTCCTGACGGGAATGACTACATTATTCTGGATAGATGTGCAGGAACGGGCAATCTGGAAGCCGCTTTGATTGGCTTGACAGATAAGAACGGTGATGAACTCATCGAACATTGTGTGGTCAGTACCTACGAGTATTATGAGTACAAGGTTCTTTCTGAGCGCATCGGCGATAAGGTTCGTGACATCATCCCTCCGTCTGAGGCAAATGTCGTTTATGAAAACGGCAAGGTTGCCAATGCGGATGCAATGAGCAAAGAGTTCATCGAAAACCCGCTGATAAAGCGATACGTAGATGACGACAAATGCACGATTATTCTGTTTGAAAATCCGCCATATAGAGATACATCCTCGTCTGAAAAATCTGAAGTCGGGAAAGCAAATAAATCTTGGATGTTCTCTGAAATGAGCAAACATCTAAGCGAGTTTGCAAATCAAAATGTGTCAACTGCAAGAGACTTGTCAAATCAATTTATTTGGTCCGGCTTTAAGTTTTATCTAAGATATAAAACAGATAGCTATGTGCTGTTTTCTCCAATTAAATATTGGAAATCACTTGGGCTTGCAAACTATAGTTATCTTAACGGGTATTTATTTAACAGGAAGCACTTCCATGCTACAGATTCGGCGATTGCCTGCATTCTGTGGGGGAAGGCAGATGAAAATGTTGAAGCATTAACGCTTGAGGCGGGCGACATTGTAGATGACAAATTTGCTCCGGTTACTAATGTTGTTATCAAAAAAGCTTACAATACTTTTGAAAAGCTTTATGACCGTCGCAAGTTTACTCAAGATACTAGCAATGGAGTATATTGTCTAGGTGATGGTACAGAGGCAATAAACAAAAAGTGTGATGGTGTTTCATACTATTCCGATAACATCATTGCATTTGCGCATGTAAATGGATTTAATTTGGCACCACAAAACAAATATTTCACCAGAATGCCATTGTATGATAACCGTGGAACGGTTGTGAGAAAGGACAAATATTTGGAATATTTACCCTTGTGGTGCGCTAAAATGTTCCCTCAGGAAGAATGGTATACAAAAGATGTTTATGCTACATCTTCTGATGGCGGCGATGCTTATACACATGACTCTGAGTTCCTGAAATCGTGTTTGCTCTACACCTGTCTGTCCAACCAGAACAAGTGCTTGTCTTTTGACGGTTCCGATGGCAGATACTACCGTAACGAACTCTGCTTTGATACAACGAATGGCGATACGGTAGCATCCGCAGACCTTGCAAAGATGACTTTGGATGCAGATGAGAAAGCTCTTATGAATCTCTGGAATGATATTCTGAGTGAAGCAAAGAAAACCGCGAATTACGACAGTAGACTTACTTATGGTGTATACCAGATTACGAAGGAACTGAATACATACCAGACCGTTGGTACTGGAAAGAGCAAGAAAACAGTTTACGATTATCCCGCTCTGAATGGATATCTGGACACTCTGCGCACAATGCTGAAAGCATACTATAAGAGCCATATCACCGAAAAGATGTTTAAGTATGAGTTGCTGAAGTGATAAATAAAGCACTGCCGAAATTCCAAGTTACAAATTCAGCAGCATTTATAAAGAGGATATTCTATGTTTTTGGATAATGAAGGGGATGCCATCAATTATATTTTGCATGGCCTTGACCATTATAATGTTTTGCAATATGATGGTAATTCTTTTAACAAAAAGATTTTTAGGTATGTTCAAAATCTTGATAAGCTCACAGAAAACAACGGTCACGATGCTTTGCCGCCAGATTACTATTCAAACGAGTTCAGTTGTATGTTTGATGTAATGAGGGTAAACGATTCGGAAATCAAAAAATCATATAACCCAGTAAAAATACGCGAACGTAATGCAGAAAAAGACTTAAAAGAAAGTGGCTTACTGGATAAGATAAATCCTAATGTAACTGTTTTTGTCCGGTCCGAAAGTGACGATGTTCGTGAACATACAATGAAAAATTACAAAAGAAATTGTAATAGGGTTATGTCAGAACATATTAGGAAGCTCTATATTTGGGGAAAAGAGCATCCCAATATTAAACACAAAGGCTTATTGATTTTCGATGAAACTGAATGCTACTTTGAAGGATATGTGCGATACGCTTTCGCAGACCAATATAAGTATATGTGGGATGCCACAAAACCGCTTGTATTACATAAACCTTGGGAAGACAAATCTTTTATAGAAAACGCATATAATTCGGATTTAGACTTTATTATTTGGTTCTGTCCATATAAAACACATGGTGCTCTATCCCAATATACTATTCACAATAACTATCCTGACCTTATAATTTTAGATACAAGATTCCAAAGGCAAAATTATACTTCTTATAACGAATCGATGCTTGAAAGTACATAAAAACATCTGTACTAAGCAAGATGATGCCAATAACCTCTGGCTCTACTTCCTGTCTGTTATCAACTGGGCTAAGATGCTGTTCCCGACCAAACGGAAAGGAATTACCGATGCACAGGCATGGGGACTGCTCTACAACAAGTACCATGCAAAGCAATACAACAGCAACGCTTTGGAAGCCGACATCAAGAAGCTTGTGCTGGATGACGATGTGACCAAGAAGGCTGGCATCATCCCGTTCATCCTCTCTGACCGTACTTGGCGCGATGAGAAACATCTGTCCCTTCGTGCGTTTACGGAATCGCAGAAACTCCGTGCCTATGAACGGCAGGGCCACAAATGCCCCTTGTGTGTTGCAAATGGCATCAACACCGAGTACGCCTTTGAGGATATGGAAGGTGACCACATCATTCCTTGGAGCAAGGGCGGGCATACCACCGACAACAACCTGCAGATGCTGTGCAAGAAGTGCAATGCGGCGAAGTCGGATAGATAAAGTCGATAAGGGAAACATGATGGAATATCGTTATTTTATGTACGGTATGTTCGATGGCACAGATGGGAATAGATACGACATTTGTATTCCTTCTCCGTTTGTCCGAAACTCAAAAGTTGAAGCCATGAAGGGTGAGAACTTTGCCTATCGCTTTTTGGCTATTGATTCGGCTGGGCCTATGCTGATTGCTTTTGCAAATGAGCACTTCGAGCCTATGAACAACGGTAAAATGCAGTTGAAATGCTGGGTAGACAAGAATGCCGTCGGAGCCTATACCTTTGAAGAGTTCAAGAAGAACGGCGGGTATATTCGACAAGCGTATTATATCGGAAAAGTAGTAATTGGTGTAAACTGAAAAATACAGAAAACTCACAAAAAGGAAATACTGAATTATGAAAGAAACTAAGTCTGAAATTTATAAAATTTTCAAAGAATCGTTGAAAGAATCAATCTTTGATTGTAATAAACGTTCATTAAGCATAGAGATTGATACCGCAGTAAAAAAAAGCGCAGTATATTTACTCCATGCATTAAAAGAAGGAAATATATCAGAATTGCAAAAAGAATATACTTTATTGAAAGCGGATTTTCGTAATATTGGCATCGTACTTATTATTTTAGATTCCATTTCTACTATGATTGTATCTGCTACTTCAGCCTGTTTCTCATCTTTGATAAGTGCAATATATGTAATTGTGCCTGTACTACTTGGCATGATTAAAGATTTTTATGAAAAAGAAATTACAGAGCCAAATTTATCAGTTAATATTGATGGCATATATACAATGATTTACATATTACTTGGAATAAGTGTGGTCTTCGCAATAGTAAAAGCTATACTAGAAGTAGCAAACAAAGAATCATCAATAGTATTAGAAAGCTTCAATAAAAAAATATTTGACACAACATATCGTGATAAGTATATAAAAATATTATCACAAATGGTTTCGGACCCAAACAAATTTGAAAAAATGGACTATTTTGAATTTACAAAATGGACCAGATGTTTTATTTTTAACGAGCCAGAAAATTAAATTTGACAACGAAAGGACAATAACAATGACAAAAACTATAACAGCCATCCATTCTGGCACCGTAACCACCATTACCTCCAAGACCATCGTGGTTTTTCTCCCAGCACTCGACCTTGAAGTTGATGTACCCGTCCGGACCGGTGACTCTACCCAGAACATCAGAATCCCAGCGGTAGGGGACAGCGCCACCGTACAGGTTGCGTTTCAAGGTGGTGACCTCGTTGCCACCGTTGCCACCTTTGTACCGCAGCAGGACATCCGTGAGGACGTCCCCGCAAGTGAGGATGACGACTTCTTCGACTATGACGACGATGAAGCAGAAGAATACGACTGGTACAGTGAGCCTCCGGCAGAAGACTTCGGATTCTGGAAATACGATTTTTGATTAAGCTGTCCCATTAAAATGGAGCTTGCGCAATTCGCAAAATGTGCTATAATACAAGCATCACAACAGGGTTTAAGCCTCCTATCGTAATCAGTATCACACTGACTGCGGTGGGAGGCTATTGTTTTGTGGAAAGAGAGTGATAAGTATGATTGAATTAGAAAAGCAACTAATCGACAAATTCAAAATGCATGCTATAAATATAGAGCTGTTATGTAAAACAGAAGGAGAACTCCAATTACTTCAAATAATTAAAAGCACCAACTTTTGGGAAGATTGGGTTGATGCATCTGCACATGACGCACCCCCACCAGATTTTTATTCAGACAAGTATAAAATAATGATGGATGTAATGAAGGTTGAAGACAACACAAGAAAAACAAAAAAAGGCAGTCTCAGAAACCCTAAAGCTGTAAAAGAAAGAGAAATATATAATTTGTTTACCCGATTTGGAAAATTTCCCTTAGAAAAAGCAAATCCAAGCGTATATATAACAATAAATGAACCAACTGGTCTACCTACTAAAGAAGACCACAGATTTGAATGGTATTATAATAATTTTACAAGGGTATTAAACGAACATAATAAAAAAATACCTTTATATAAGAAAAACCACGAAGGTTATGCGACAGTCTTTTTTGTATTTGACGAATCAACAGCATATGCACAATTCCCTACAGAACAAGATTATACAAAGTATATAGATATGCAAATCGGTCAAAAAGTAGAAAATACAATTATACACTTTGCTCATTATGACGAAAAATTTCAAAATGTAATTAAATCTATTGATGCAGATTATATTATTTGGTATGCACCATATAAGATTTTTTGTGGCTATACTGAAAATGGGAAATTAGCGAATCAACCATTACCACAAGCAGTGATTATAGATGTAAAAGCATTAAAACAAGGAAATATTACTTGCGACCATTATGTAGAATCCTTAATGGTTAGTGCTGAAGGATAAGCGGTTTGATATATCTATATAACAAGCATATCAAAAAAACAAAAATATAGATTTGTACAATAAATAAAAGCTATATAGTAAGCAAAATTCAAAAAATCACGAATTAAATTCAAATATCTCGGATTTTATTCAATAAATTTTATATTGCTATAATGTGCGAACTGCGTAAAATTAAGAGTGCAAGAAGAAGTCCCATAACACACAAAGGAGAATAGCAAAATGAACACTTGCACCCTGAAATTCGAAGCTACCGCATTCCGCGAGAATGACGACAACGAGCTCGAAAGCCTCTCTGCATCCATCAGCGTTCCCGTGGAGAACGATGACGAAGTAATTGGAAACACACTGGGCGAGGAGAAACTGATTGTTCATGCTGTCGCAGCACTGTACAACCTTATCAGCGACCTGCGCCCCAACTGGCTGGATAACGAGGATACCAGCCTGACGCTGGATATTTCTATCGATGGCAGGAAAGCTCAGTCGTGCGGCGGCCTCGTCGCCATGAAAGAGGAGGGCTTCACCTTCGGCCTCGAAGATTAAGCTAAAATAATCCGGAGCCTTGCCTGCTAAAAGCGGGTGAAGCTCCTTTTTCATATGAGCGGAGGAATTATGAACATTGCATTTTGTGACGGGATGCTTTTGCAAGTGGTATTGCACGGCGGCAAAGCTACCGTCCTTTCAAAGCGAGAAATCGGAGCAGATACAATAAACTTCTATAATTACTTTGCGAGATATTGCTTGTCTCCAGAAGAACCACTTCTAAAACTGCTAAATTGCGCGGATAATGAAGCCATCGAAATTATTTCAGGACAGCCCCTCGTAAAGCAATTCTGTTGGGATTCAAGCAGCAGTTGTACCGATGCTTTAACGCAAAGGAACCAAGCTACAGCCAAAGAAGCCTTGACTTATACCCGAAATCTTACCCAGCAAGCTTTCTCGGAGTTAGACGCCGTCTTTTCAGAGTTCCATGATACAAAGGGACCAGACGGCAGCAAAGTCGTATTCATGCCAAAGCAGGTTATAACAACCTTTGCTTTGCTAAACAACAAAATCGTCCAAGTCTACTCGGTGAAAGACTTATATGACTATCTTTCCATCGATTTCTATTACGCCAATTATGCGTCAGAGTCTGCAAAGCGGATTGCTATCTGTCCCTGTTGCAAGAGGGCTTTCCGTTTGAGTCAGCGGAACAAAGTATACTGCAGCAAGGCATGCAAAGACAAAAGCATTCGGGTAAACAACAAGAAGGACCCATACTATTCCAAATACCGCTACTTACAGCAGTACAACAACAGGCAGCTTAACAAGCTGCGTAAACAAATGGCAGATTCACCTCAGCAAACGCAGAAATTACAAGATGCTTATAACACTTGGAATGAATGGGCACGCTCTGAATATGAACGGGTGAGCAACATCACTTACCATGAGCAGCAAGAAAGCATCGAAAAATTTGGCGAATGTCTGAAGGAGAAGTGGAAAGGTCTAATGCGAGAAGCAAAATGAGCTGGAAACACTCTCCCAGCGAAAGGGATGCTGCCAACAGGAGAGACTTTTTGTTGCGTAGCTGCGAAACATAGTTGACGACCCGTGCGACTGGCATACAATAGAACATACTGAACAGCGTTGATAACGTTGCTTCGGTAGAGACGAATAGGGTCCTGAGCCGACCTTAAATGCTCACTGCGAAGAAAGACCTGCCTGCGGCTAACAGGCGGGTCTTTTCTTTTTGCGTAGCTGCTGCCAAGAGCAAAGAAGGAAGCGTAGCTGCAGCAAACCGTAGGCGCTGTAGTTGATGTAATGTGCGAGCTTCATACAATAGAGATGTACTAAGGATACCATCTCACATAACAACCATTAACATCAAGCCGTTCACCCCTAACCGGGTGGGCGGCTTTTTTCTTTTGCAAATTCACAGTATTGCTTACACTAACCGCATCCAGACTGCGCCATTAACGCAGCTCCAGAGCAGAATTTCTAATTTGTTTCTGCCAAAACACCCACATTGGAGGGGGCATAGATTTTTATGTACAGAGTATTAACATAGAGCAGACAAGATTGTAAAAAATGCAATTTTATGGTATAATACAGGTATGGTTAAGCGGAAAATATATCGCCAGTTTGGCGATTCTTAAAGCGTGGTGAGCAATTTGAAAAAATTCTTGAGCTTCGTACGAAAAGCACTATTCATGGTTACGGTAGTCGTAATCGCCGTGGCTTTCGAGGGTTGCGGCGAAGTGGCAGATAAGACTATCGACGAGATAAAAGACATCCCGGCACAGATGTTCACTACAAGGGAAACGGCAGAGACTGCGCAAACGGATGAACGGATAACCTCGCCGGAATCTGCAGTGATAGAGTACAACTACATCTATTACCGCCACAACAACCAATGGGTCACATCACGCCTTGTAAGCTATGAGGTAGTAGACAACGGGCAAAACATAAAGTTTGAGGTTGATTCCACGATGAGCGCTGACCGATACTACTACACCAGCATGGCAAATGTCATGCTGATTCATCGTGACGAGCCAAGCACATAAACAAATCAAGCAATTTATCTGGAAAACAAGGAGAAGCAACAATGGGATACCAATTAACAGGAACATTCACAATAAACTGCACAGAAGAGGAAGCATTCAACATCATGTATAACATGATGCACGACAAAGCATTGTATATGCCAGAGTTGGCGCTCATAAATGCACGCCCGTCAAAGCTTGACCCAGCGTTTCTGTATCCCCGTGATATGTTCATAAACGGGGACTACTTGTTCTGCTATCCCAAGCAGCAGTTAGCACTACAGATAAAGCAGCTTCTCGCCACGCATCAGATAGCTTTTGCGCAGGTGCTTGCAGCTACTGACAAAGAAGACCAGCACCGTATCCGTGCCGTTTTTCGTCAAGACCTGACGAAGATAGACATAGACCTGCATGGTATAAAAGAAGCCAATGCGAAGAAGCTCATTTTGAAATACAAGCGCACCCCGGAGGAAAGGTAAACAATGACAACCACAAACATCATCGGATTCATTCTAATTGCAATTTCCATTGTCATGCAAGTTGGCAGTTTCGTTGTAAGATGGTTCTGTATTCCCAGTGAACCGTACTTCTCTGAGAAAACAAACTGTATGGTAACATACGCTGAAATTAAGGATATGCGCCACAGGTGCAATGTCGTCACGGTTATAGGTGTAGTTCTCATGGCGGTGGGTATCGTTCTGACAATGCTGCTGTTCACATACTGAGAGGAGAAGGAAAGAGTATGACTGCTATCATCAAAAGACTGCTTGCTCTGGCAACGGCTTTCACGCTTGCGTTGAGCCTTGTAGGTTGCGGAGTCGATGTCACGGGCGTTTCGCTGAATTTGCCAGATACCATTGAAAAGGGAACAGCCATTGTCGCTACCCCGGAATACGCCTTTGATGGTGCAACTCCGGAAACGGCAGAACTGGAAAAGAAGCTGGACAAGCTCGAAATGCACTATACATCCAGTGACCCGTCTATTCTGGTTGTAGATGACAACGGTAATCTTGTGGCTGTCAGCACCGGTACGGCAGAAGTTGCCTTGTCCAGCAAAGATGGTACGCTATCGACCAGTAAAACGCTGGAAGTTATCGTTTCACCGACTGAAATTAAAACTGCCGATGAATTAACTTTGACAGCAGGAGAAACCGCTACGCTGGAAACGGTTGTCGCTCCTACTGATGCTACTCATGTATCTATCAGCTACGCTTCTTCTGATGATTCTATTGTAACGGTAAATGATGGCGGTGAAGTAAAAGCTGTGGCAGCAGGCGACGCAACCGTCACGGCAGTGGTGTACGGTACAAGCCTCACATCTTCTTGCAAAGTTACTGTATTGCCGGTTCTTGAAAACATTGAGTTGAGCAACGCCTCTCTTTCTTTACAGCCGAACGATACTGCACAGCTTTCTTATACGGCACAGCCGGAAAACGCTCTAATTAAAGAAGCTACATACACAAGCAGTGATGATACCGTTGCAACCGTTGATGCAAACGGCAATGTGACTGCGATTGCCGATGGCAAAGCAACAATTACGGCTTCTGTCGGCGATGTTTCTGCTGAGTGTGTTGTAACTGTTGATTCTACGGTTTCGCCCTCGAAAACCAGCGCGAAGGGCAATTCGTCTTCCGGTTCTGCATCCTCTGGAACTAATGGCAATTCGAGTGATACTGCCTCTTCTGCATCTGCACCTGCCGCATCTTCCAGCTTTGAGTATGGTGCATTGCCAATGGACCCAGCAACTGATGGTGAAACATGGTGGAGTATTGACTCTTCCGATTCCGCATATTGGGCTGTGGCAAATAACATCAATGCAATGCGTACAGAGGGCGGTCTGTCAGCTCTTACTGTGAGTTCTTCGCTATCAAGCATCGCAGATTCAAGATGCGAATACCTTATTGCAAACGATGTTTTTTCTCATGATGGTGCAACAACTGCGGAAATCTTGTGCTCTGGTGCAACAAGTGCGTCTGCAGCGTGTACGGGTTGGGAAAACAGCCCCAGCCATTATTCAAATATTATGACTCCGGGATATACACAGATGGGAATTGGTTGTATATTTAACACTGCGTATGGTGTTGAAGTATGGTGTGTTACATTCTCTTAATTGGGGTATCGCAAACACCCATAAAAAGTAAGGAGAACAGAGGATGCTGAGCAATATTGCGGTTCTCAGAACCGTCAAAGAAAACGCAAATAAAGCTGTTCTGGATGCATTGCCATCGATTTTGTTTGATGGCTCGCACAATGGCAAAGATGCACAGAAATACTACCTGCAAGGTCCAGCAGCGGAGTATGTTCCCGTCAATATACCGGATAAAACTGCAAAAAAGCTTTCCAAGTGCGCCACAGCACTGGCTATGCAACTTATCCTTCTCAGCAACAAGACAAAAGGTTTCTTTGGACCTGAAATAGTGAGCGTGGAAGGCAAGGATATTCCGACTGCGAGGAATATCATGAATCCCATCACCATCGTTCTGACGTTCGATGCTAAGAACTGTAACCCCAACGGCGACCCCGACAACGACAATGCACCTCGCCAGTTTGAGGACGGCATCGGCTATCTGTCTACCGAGTGCATCAAGTACAAGATTCGCAGCTTCATCCGCGACAAGGTGTTCTTCGGCGAGCTGGACGAAGCCACCCATCACCTGTACTGCAGCCCCGACACATTCTCCATCGAGTCCAGCGTCCGAGATTGCCTGAAAGATGTCATCAAAGAGGGCAGCAAGGGTTCCAAGAAGGCTATGGACCGCGAGACGGAGCTCAAGGCATACAACGCGCTGTGCAAATACTTCTTCGATGCCCGCACCTTTGGCATGGTAAACACTTCGTTTTCCGGCTCCAGCGTCATCGGCAAAATCAAAGGCGCTTTCCAGTTGTCTATGCCCGTTTCTTTCGACCCCGTCAACATCATCCCGATGACCATTACCCGCTGCTGCGTTTCTTCCGACGCTGAGCGCATTGGCGCGGAGAAGGACAGCAAAAAGAAAAATGTCAATACCGATGAGGACGGCGAGAGCCGGAAGAACCCGAAAGACCGTATGATGGGGCGTCGGAGCTTCGTCGAGTATGGTTTGTACCATATGAGCATTCAAATCAACAGCATGATGGCACAGCGCAACGGCATCACGATGGACGATGTCAACCTGCTCATCGACGCATTGCAGCACATGTTCGAGAACGACATGAGCAGCGGTCGCGCACTGACGCTGCGCAAACTGATTGTCGTCGAGCATACCAAGCCGATGGGCAATGTTCCCCGTGACACGATTGAGAACGCACTGACCGCCACGCTGAAAATCCCCGATGACTGCCCGACATCCTATAATGACTACATTGTGACCTTCCACCGTAACCTGCTGCCCAAAGAGGTCAAAGTGACGGAGTACGGTATCGACGGCTCCAGCAAGGTAATGCTGTAAACCAGAAAATCTAAAAATGTGAGCCTACCCACTTGCACATCCGTGCGAATTGACTACAATTTTAGACGTAAACTACAAAATTGTACCCTGATGGCAAAGTGGGCTGTCAGGGTACTTTTTGTTAATCTGTTTTAGGAGGAATTTCATGACTCGTAACGACCTGTCAACGGAACAGCAGGACCTTGTCCGGCTTGCTCTTGAAGGGAAGAATGTCTTGTGTGATGCCTGTATCGGCAGTGGCAAGACCTCTACCATCAATGTACTGTGCAACGAGTTTGATTCCTCTAAGCAAATTCTGTACCTTACCTATAACCGCCTTCTAAAGCTCGATGCACAGCAGAAAATCCTCAACGACAATGTAACCGTTCAAAACTATCACGGCTTCGCATCAAAGATGCTCTATCGCTACGGCATTAAGGATGTCGGTCAGGGCGAACAGATTTCGCGGCTCCTCGAAGGACATATTCCGGTCGGGCATTATGATGTACTTATCATTGACGAGTATCAGGACATCAACGAGGAAATCTCGAAGATGCTCGAATATGTCAAGGATTCTAACCCCGGTATGCAAATCATTGCAGTAGGGGACATGAAGCAAAAAATTTACGACCACACCTCTCTCGACATCTGGGACTTCATCAACAAATTCCTCGGCAAACATACGCAGGTCAACTTTACCCAGTGTTTCCGCCTGTCACATGACCTTGCCGGACGGCTTGGCATGATTTGGGACAAGAACATCAACGGCGTAAACGCTCACTGTGATGTCAAGACGATGACGAAAGAGGAAGTTATCGACTACCTCGATTCCGTCAACCCGAAAGATGTTCTCTGTCTTGGCGCTCGTACCGGTCCGATGGTCACAGTCTTGAACGCCTTGGAAGAGCGTGCCGGAAACCTGTACGATAAGAACCATGTCTACGCCAGCATCAAAGACAACGACGGAGACAAGTGTGTTGCGCCGGGTCCCGATGTCGGCATTTTCACAACCTACGACGGCAGCAAAGGCATGGAGCGTCCTATCTGCGTGGTCTTTGACTTTACGGAATTTTACTGGGGCACGAGAATGCACATGCCGATGGTTCGGTATGAGATTTTGCGCAACCTTTTCTGCGTGGCGGCAAGTCGCGGCAAGGAAGAGGTCATCTTTGTCGAGCCGGAGAAAGATAAAGACTTCTTGCTCAGCGATAAGACATTGATGACTCCTGTAAAGACACACATTGAAGCAAACCCGAAATTCGATATCTCTGAAATGTTCGATTTCAAGTTCGATGAAGATGTTAATGCCTGCTACGACCTTATCAAAATCTCTCCTGTTTTCCGAAAGGATGTGCATCCCATTGAGGTCAAGCATTCCGACGCTATGATTGACCTTGCTCCCTGTATCGGCATCTACCAGCAGGCAAACTTCTTTGACTACTACGACATCGACAGTGCTATTGCGTACTATATGTACATGCACAAAGACAAGAAGATGGCAATGCCGCAGTCTTGGAAGTCTGTAGAGCAAAAAGTCTTGTTCCTCACGATGCTGATGACAAGCCAAGACCGCTATGTGAAACAGGTAGAACTGCCAATTATCACGAAAGAGCAAGAGAGCCAAATCAACAAGCGCCTATCTGTTTTGTTCTCACCGGACGAAAATGTACAGGAACGCTGCGAATTGAACGCCTTTGTAGATGATGCAGGTGTATCAAAAGTAGTTCTCAGCGGCATGGCGGATGTCGTAAAAGACAAAACCGTCTATCTGCTGAAGTTCGTCTCTGCTCTGTCTCACCGTCATTTCCTGCAGTGTGCGAGTTATATGCTCGCCACCGGTCTGCAGAAAGGTGTTATCTGGAACATCTACGATAACAAGCTGTACAATGTAGAAATTCCCGACCGGGATGCTTTCTTGAACGCTGTTGTTAAGTGCGTTACGAAGGGCGTATACGATAAGGTTTACAAATTCGTTCTGGAAAAGGATTACACGCAGAACCTTGATACAATTCTCGACCAAATCATGACCGACGACTCTTTGCCGGAATTTGATACGGGCGGAAATGTGAAGGAAGAGAAATCGCAGGACGAAGGCATTTCCATCATCAAGCAGGGCGAGCAGTATGTGATTCTCGATGCGGCGAACCGTGAAAGTGTGGACGGCTGCGCGGCGAACGGGTACGATTCGATTCTGGCTGCATGTGAAGCCTATGTTCGCATGAACAAGAAAAAGGCGGAGGAAACGACCAGCAAGAAAGAACTGCTCTCGAACATCGAAGATTGGCTCGACAATCACGCGGAGTTTGAGCGCCAGATGGCGCGTATCTCTATCGAAATCAATCGCGGTATCGGTCCGTATGCAAGCTACTCTACTTTCTCCACCTATGTCGTCCGTAAGATGCTCAAGGATTGGGGCTTAGTTATCAATTTCAGTGAACGTCAGCTTTTGAAGGTTTGGAAAGAGCGCGAGAAAAAGCGTCCAAAACCGGAGCCCACACGAAGTGTCGAAGATGTATTGCAGGAAATGGGCTTTGCTGAAAGCAACACCCCTCCTGCAGAAGTACATACACCCGCGCCTGCTGCACCGGCTTACCGTGTAATTCGCTCTTCCCGGCTGTCTAAGCCCGGTGATGTACGGTATATCGTAGTAGAGGAAGAATCCAGCAATGTTCTGGACGACGCCAACGGCTACGGCTACAAGTCGATGCAGGCGGCTCATAAGGGCTACGCCTATAAGCGTCGCAACGGCGGAAACTTCTCCGCACAGCCGAAGAAAGAGAAAGCGCCGAACCTCACCTTGCAGGGCGAACAGCTCACATTCGGAGGTGTATGAGGCACAAATCCAGAAGGAGGTGAACACGGTTGGATAAAAGAGTAGAATTTGCGAAAGCTGTGACGATTTCGAACAAGAGCCATCACGAAAAAAGCATGGATACTGCTGCAATCCAAGAGACCAATCGGCAGATTGAGCACATCATGCAGAAACGCAGCTATGCGCGGCGGACACGGCAGACCACGATGCAGCAGGCTTTGAGTGAGGAACATGATGTTCTTATGCAGGCTGCGCTGCGCAATGCAAAACAATACGCCGATGCCGAAGCTGCAACGAAAGATTTCGTTCTTGGATAAATGTTACAGCTTTCAGATGTAACCACGAGATATTGGATATATAACATAGATTTTTGTTGCAGAAAGGCAAAAGGACATGGATGAGTTCGAAGCCAAGAATGTGCTTGGCAGCATTGTGATTCCGGCACTTGATGATGTGGCGGAAAGCGTCGAGTGGCTACGCCGAGACAACTACACCATCGAGGAACTGGAATGCATGCACTTCGTGGGGGAAGAAAAGCCTGTCATTAAAAAAGACGGCGTAAAAATCATCCGCGATGGCACAATTATCAGAAAGCATAACGTAAAGACAGGCAAATACGAATTCCTGTTTGTGCCGCGCTATGCAAAGAACAAGGAAATGGAGTAGGGAAAATGGTCAAAATCTACGGTTCCAGCGATGACCTCGTCTGTTTGGACAATTCCAACTATGCAGAAGACGAAATCTGCTGCTATGATGTTGCCGGTGTCTGGTTGTTCTTGGACGACGATACCGTGCTTTTCGTTGCCTACTCCCATGGCATCTGGCGCATCAGCATCGAACAGGAAGGTACAATGCCGTATCAGCATATCGTTTGTCCCGGAATAGACGAAAATGACTATAGCGACATATTCTTGGCAGAGGCAGATGTGGTTCATCACGAGATTGCTGCCGCGAGAAACTGAAAAAGGAGCATTACTATGAACTTTTCTAAAATCAAAATGATGTTTTTCGACTTCGATGACACCCTGCTTATTCACTATCGTGAACAGCGCCTCGATTCTACAGGTGAAGCGCATCGGGAACGGCTGCTGCGCCGTCAGGTAGAGACGAAGGACGGCTACAGGGTCTTCGACGAAATCGGTGAGCCGAACGAGCTCATCAAGCAGTTTCTTGCGGAGCATCCCGATGTCCCGAAATACTGCATCTCTTTCGTGCAGGACAGCATCACTCTGCCGTTCAAAAAACATTGGTTGGAGATGCACTTCCCAAACCAGTTCTACGATATGATTGGCACTTCCAGTCCTGAACGCAAAGTGACCGTCATGCAGATGTACGCCAAAGTCTGCAATATTCCTCCGTATCAAATTCTCTTTGTGGACGACTACTACAAGGCGGTAGACGCAGCCGCCGATGCAGGCTTCTGTGCCATGTCCACTACGGAACTCATGCAACGCCAGCTCGATAAAAGTAAGTAAATCCCCAACTCGAAAAATTTTTCTTAAAAATGCAAAGCTTTTTCCGAAGCAAAATATATCTCAAACACATGCCCACGCGGGTAGAAAGGTAATCACAAATGGGACGCTATAACTTCAACCAGAAAACGCAGGACGGCTACGAAATCTCGCCCGAACAGGCTAAAAAGTGGCTCGAAAAAAACGACAATAACCGGAACATCAACTACGCCAAAGTCAAGAAGATGGCGAAAGACATGAAGGAAGGACACTGGGATACAACACATCAAGGTATTGCCATTGCCTCCGATGGCACACTGGTCGATGGTCAGCATAGATTGCTCGCTATCGTGGAGTCCGGCGTGACTGTGCGCATGAATGTAACCTTCAATGCCTCCAAATCTCAGCACATCGACTCCGGCAACAGCCGCTCAATGGCAAACCGTGTACAGATGTCGGACTACGATATGAGTTGGACGAACAAGACGATTCTCTCCGCAGCAAACCTCATCGGTCGCCTGTTCGCAGGCTCAAATCTCAGTCACGAAGAAGCTCTAAGCGAGTGGCTGATGAGGTATCGCACGCAAATCGAATCTACATCCAAGTGCATCAAAAAGGCTACACTGCCGGGACTCAACTCCGCCGGTACGACAGCGGCTATCATTGTAGCCGCCATGAACGATGTCCCCGCTATCTACATTGAGAAATTCATGGATGTGTTCTATTCTGGATTCACCAACAACGAAGCCGAGCATTAAGCTATCACGCTGCGGGACGAACTGCTGCGTGAAAATCGTGTCAAACGCGGCACACAGTATGCAAAGTTTGCCTTCTACCGTACAGCTAACCGGCTGAACCAGTATTACAAGACGGCCACCGGGCAGCGCGTTGCCAAGCGCGTCAACGACGGCGATTTCCCGTATAATGTTTATGATGCCAGCGGCGGTATCGTAAAGCCCGAAACCAAGAAAGCCAAAAAAGTTGTTTGAAAGGGGGTGATTCTTGTGAAGAAAATCTTGAAATGCCTGCTCATGGCAGCGGTTGCTGTCATCGTCTATCGTTTGCTTCTGCTGCACAGCAAACGTCAGAAAATGGTCAAAATCGGTCAGACTATCTTGAGGTAGTGCTTAATGGCTAAGACTCAACTGACCCGTGACATTGAAAAAGCCCTCCACTACTGGAATCCAACCAGCTATGGAGGCTATCGTGTAGATTCATTTCGCCAAGGCTTCGACGCTCTGGAAGTACCTGTTGAGTGCGGCACTGTTAAATCTGGACTGGTTGACTTTGTCCGTGTGCAGGAATGCTTCACAAGTGAAACAAAAAGCGGCTCCTGCAAGCTGGCTTCTCTTACAGCGGGAAACACCTCTGTGCAGCAGATGGCAAAAGAAGCCGGATGCCACAAGGATACTTCTGACTTTGAATTCTGCAAGGAACCTTGCTCAGAACGATGGTGTCATTTCCATAAAACGAATCACACCTACACGATTGACACCATCATCACCTGCGTGGAAATCAAGATTTCCGTAAGCGATTTTCACTCCGACCACGGTCACAACTTCGTGGGGCATTGCAACTACTACGCGATGCCAACAGAGTTATACAAAAAAGTCAAAGACGAGATTCCGGACGGCGTTGGTGTTTTGCTATATTATGATGGCGAAAGCACCTGCGGCATCCGCAAGAAAGTAGAATGTAAGCCTCGCCAACTCTCAGAAGAAACTCAAAAATGGCTCATCATGTCAGTCGCTAAAAAGCTGCCCCGGCTCTAAAAGCTGAGGCAGCTTTTTCATATACACGAAAGAAAGGGCGCAACTATGCGAAGAACGCGAGCAGTAATGGTGGCTGTAACGATAGGAATGCTGACCTGCGTTACAGCCTGTGCAAGAGCCGACAATATATCAGCACCTCAGAGCGGAGCTATCAGCGCCGCAAGTTCTGTGGCAACGCCTATCCCTACCACAGCGCCAACGGTATCACCGAAGCCCACAACGGCTCCTACGGCAACGCCGGAACCGACTCCGGAGCCGACAGAAACACCGACACATGCAATCACTTCCGTATGGGGTGATGTGACTCCAGCAACCTATGGGTTGGCGTATGGCACAATCACTTGTGACGATATTGGATTGGACGCTCCTTTGGTTTGGGGCGATGACCAAATTATCTTGAATCAGCGTGGCGGCGTATATCAGTATCCAAGCTCCGCACAAATCGGATACAGTGGATGCCATCTTTTATGTTCTCACAACGACAGTACACTCTCTTTGCTTGAATATGTAAGCATAGGAGATGAATTCGTTGTGACCACAGATTACGGGAAATATGTCTATGTTGTAGATTCCGCACAAGCAGGAACCGTAACAGATGACGCAAGCACCGTAATAGGGGAGGATGGGTCTGTTCTTGTTGACTTATCCGATGAAAATGACCGTCTGTACATGTACACATGCTATCCATTTGGATATTACGAAGCAACCAGCCAGCGCTATGTGGTAAGAGCCACACTAAAAAATTGAGGAGATGCTTTTGGACACCATGTCAAAAGAAAAAATCATCAAAGCATTGAAAATCACAACCACTGTGATTCTGCCGCTCACCATTACCTTGGCGAGCATTCTTTTTTGGGCAAAGGTGGTTTATGACCCCGAATGGCTCATTCTATACCCGAAGCACGCTATCACAGCATGTTTCGAAGGCGCAGGGTTGAGTGGAAGCCTCATTTACTACGACATCCGAGCCGACAAGCACACAGGACACTAATATCCTTGCACATACTTGCGACTTCCATATAATAGATACTGTAACATAGATACCATACGAATCGCGGCAGATTTTTACCTTTTCACGATTCATAATCTGTTCTTTGAGCGGACTTATCCCATACCGGGGTAGGTCCGCTCTTTTTTATTTGAAAGGAGAAAAAACCCATGCAAAACAAAAACTTATTCTTACGGAGAGCAGCAGCGGCAATTGCAGCGCTCTTCACCCTCAGCTTCACAGGCTGCGGTCAGGTCCCGATTGATTCGGGTAGTCTTCCTGTATCCGGGGTCGTCTCAGAAAACCCTGTCTCTGACAGCGAGCAGACGGCTGGCGTAATGGAAGACGGCAGCTTCACCATTCACTTCATCGATGTAGGACAGGCTGATTCTGCTCTTGTCACCTGCGATGGGCACTATATGCTCATTGACGGTGGCAATGTAGATGACTCTGACCTCGTATACTCCGTTCTGGAACGCGAAACAAACGGGCATTTGGATTATGTTGTCGGCACGCACGCTCACGAAGACCATATCGGTGGTCTTTCCGGTGCTTTTGAAGCCGTTACCGCAGATGCGACATTCTGTCCTGTAACAGATTACAACAGCAAGGCATTTCGGAATTTTAAGCAGTATGCGGAGGAAAAAGGAAACGGTCTGACGATTCCATCTGTGGGAGATACCTTCTCATTGGGTAATTCAGAAGTTACCGTTATCGCCGTGAATTCCGTTCCGGACGACACCAACAACACCTCAATCGTACTGCGCATCGTGTACGGAGATACCTCATTCCTGTTTACGGGAGACGCCGAAGAAGAAGCAGAAGAAGTTATCCTTCAGTCGGGTCAGGACATCCAATCCACCGTTCTGAAAGTAGGGCATCATGGCTCACGAACATCTACTTCTGAAACATTCCTCGACACTGTGAACCCCGCCTATGCCGTCATTTCTTGTGGTAAGGATAACAGCTACGGACACCCACATGACATCACATTGGCAAAGCTCCAGAGCAAGGATATTGAGATTTTCCGTACAGATGAGCTCGGAGACATCTACTGCACCTCTGATGGTAAGGATGTCACATTCACCTATGGCGAGTATCATCAGCCGACAGAAGGTCCCGCTGCATCTGAGGTGGAAGTCGAAGAGCCGCAACAGGAAGACGAGGTCATCAACACCTACATTCTAAACACCGGCTCCATGAAGTTCCACGCACCGGACTGCTCCGCCGTTTCTCAGATGAGCGAATCAAACCGCAAGGAATATACCGGCTCTCGTGAGAAGCTCATCGAGCAGGGATATACGCCGTGCGGATATTGCAAGCCGTAAAGATAAGCTTCGTGCCTACCCGCAGCAGTGGTCGCCGGAAGCAACAACAGGAAACGAATAATACCACCGTGAAAATATATCTCGTAAACGCTAAAATGTGAATATCAATAAGGAGGATTGCTATGAAAGCAGTCACTTACATTACCGAAAATACCATCATGAAATTTTTGTATAACCCAAAAAAGACCTTTCTTGAAGGCTTCGTTAAGGAATGGCTACGCTTTGATTCTGGTACATATCAGGATTATGGCAAGTATGTCAGATTCCTAAAGGTTGCTATCAGAGATAATGTCTCTGAATTGTATATGCAAGGTTATCCGTGGGGAACTCAGAAAGGATGCAAAGACCGTCCGATTGGGTATATCGATAGCGCAGCAAAATTCGATAGGGTCGCCGTCATTATCGATTCGTCTAAAATCTGGCCTTTGGTAGGTTCTTCCTCGATAGAGGCTTTTCTGGCAATTTGCCCGGAGCTCCAAAACATTCTTTGGAGCAATAACTTCTTGTGTGGCTTTTGGCGGGAATTTCCGCAAAGGGTCTTTGAGGAATTCAATGTCGATGAGTCCGCCGAAAACAACGAGGGCGTAAAAAGCCTTGCTATGCAGTATGTCATTTTCGATGCGCTGACCAATTCGGATAGTCCTGTATCTTTCGAATGTATGTTGAACGCATTGAAAGGCACCTGTACATACGAGCGCATGAACGACTATGAGTGCGCCATTAACTATGGCTGCGACCCGGAAGGCTGTATCACCTCGATGGTGCAATGGCTGAATGATAAGCATCTCAGAATCGTCAACAAAGAGACGGAAAAGGGGTCTTATCTTCCAAAGAAGATTGCAGCAGCAAGGATTGCCAAAAGCATCCGTTCTTCGTTTGTCCCGGATGACAATGAGTCCCAGCGCATTGCACAGAGCATGCTGGCTTATTGCAAGGAGTATATTCCAAAAAGAAATGTCATCGACATTACGATTGGCGATGGGACTTCGGATGTAATCCGTGTGAAGGTTCCGGTCAGCAGTTTTTTCCACTATGACCCTGAGACCAAAGAACTGTTCATCAATGTCAGCAAGGTTCCCGAAACAAAGAGAGCAGACATCAACCGCCTTCTGAAAGGCAGAGGTTCTTTCGTTGGTGATGACCTCGTCCCGATGACATTTTTGCAGGAAGTCTTTTTCGGAACGCTTTCTTTGTGGAACATGGACAGATATTCGTACAGTGCAAATATCATGAAAATGTCGCTGGCCGATATCTTCGAATAAAAGTCCGAGCCTATAAATGATAAGTCGTAGCCAATCTTATAAAAACAAGCCGTGAAAACCCACGACTTTAGTCGTGGGATAAAGGCATTAAGAACGAATCAATTCACGCTGCCTATCCGCAAGATAGGCAGTGTTTTTTTGTTGTAAAAGCGTGCGAATTGCGTACCATAGATAGTAGATTCTAAAGAAAAGGAGGCTGCTACCTATGCGTCTTGTAATGAAAACCTACAAGTACAAACTGTACAACAACAAGAAGAACAAGTATCTTGTTCAGCAGATAGAAATTGCCTCCGAGATTTGGAATTTTTGCATTGCTATGCGGCGTATGTACTATTTGGTCTATGGTAAAACGCTCAAAGCCAATGATTTGAAAAAGTACATTACTAAAATCTGCAAGCGCCGCAAGTGGGGCCACTGGCATAATCTTGGAAGCCAAGCTATTCAGGATGTGGTGGAGCGCGTTGACCGCGCCTATAAAGCCTATTTTGATAATAAGAAAAAGGCACATCCTACCAAGAAGTCTCTGCCAAAATTTAAGAAGCGCGAAATGTATAAAAGTTTCACGCTCAAACAGGCAGGCTATAAGTTTGACAGCAAAGGCGGCGTCATCATCAATGGTAAGAAGTATCGCTATTTTGATTCTCGTCCTTTGAAGGGTAAAGTGAAAACCTTAACCGTCAAGCGCGATAATTTAGGTGATGTCTATCTCTTTGTCGTTACTCAAGAGGGATGTAATGAAATTCTTCCACGAGCAGGTAAAGCTGTCGGGATGGATTTTGGCTTGAAGCACTTCCTCAACTTGGATGACGGCAGCGTGATAGATTCCCCTGAATGGTATAAAGCCTCTCTGAAAGAGCTGCAACGAATACAAAGACATATTTCACGCTGTAAGCCGGGAAGCAATAACCGTAAGAAAGCAATCAAAGAGTTGAACCGTATCTATCGAAAAATACGTAACCAACGCACTGATTGGTTCTTTAAGGCTGCTTACCAACTGATAGCGGATTACGCTATCATCTGCATTGAAAACTTAAATCTTGCAGGAATGCAAAAACTCTGGGGACGCAAAATCAATGATATAGCGTTTGGTGAGTTTGTCAAAATCCTTGAGTGGACAGCATCCAACTGTGGCACGGAGGTCGTGAAAATTGACCGTTTCGCTCCATCCAGCAAGTGCTGCAGTCGCTGCGGGTACATCTACCCGAAGCTCACACTCAAGCAGCGGCAGTGGGATTGCCCATCTTGCGGCACGCACCACGAAAGAGACGTCAATGCAGCTATCAATATATGCCGTATGGGATTAGCTCAAATGGGCTACCCTGCGTAAAAATACTCTCACGGATGGGGCACTATGCCGTTACCGAGAGGCGTAAGACTGGGTCAGCCAGCGGCCTCGTTGAAGTAGAATCCCACGATTTTAATCGTGGGAGTGTGTCAACCAATAATTATCCAATCCAAGTGCCGCCTGCTTACGAGCAAGCGGCAATTTTTCTTGCGTTTCATCAGCAAAAATGGTAAAATTTAGACAAAGGGGAGGATTGCATAAAATGAGAAGCAAAAAGGGAAAGGTTCAGCCTGTCGTATCCATTGAGGACCGTATCAAAGCCGCAGCAATGCTCCTGAAAATTGGACAAGATGCAGAAGCGACAACAAAAATGCTGATGGAAACATATTCTGTGTCTGAAGATGAAGCTGATTCGTATGTGACGGAAGCGTTAAAAATCTGAGGAATCGAGGTGCTATCAGATGTGTAATTACAGCGACTATGTCGAACAAAAAGGAATTGAGAAAGGCCGTATTGAAACGCTTTCCGAAAGTGTTGTAAAACTTGTTCGCTCCGGCACTCTGACGCTTGATGCAGCTTTGGATGTGCTGCAGGTATCTGACGATATCCGTGCAACTGTCAAAGCAAAGGCTGAAAAGATTTTGAATAATCAATAATATTTACTTCATTGAGCCACTACCCATGCTGGGGGTAGTGGCTCTTTTTTGTTGCATAAAATTGCGAATGGCATACCATGGATAGTAGATTCTCAAATAAAAGGTGGCTGCTATTTGTAAGATTGGGCCAGCCAGTAACTTCATTGAGCACATCATATAAGGAGAACAATTTTATGGTCACTGTTTTTGTTGTATTAGTAATCGCTCTATGGAAATTTTTAACATACCCATTTGAGCCTCTTGCTCGTTTTGTCTGCAGGAAAGAAAAAGACGAAGAGAAGCGAGACAAAAAGGAATTCGTGTGTTTGTTAATTTGTTTGATTGTCGGATACGCCATCTTGAAGTCTCCTGATATGGTATATACATATGTAATGAAACATCATGAGTCATCTGAATTCTGGTTTGGTTTCTATAAGAACTATAATCTTGTTGTTCATCTTTTGATGTTGGCTTACGGATTCAGATGGGTTTGGGGTGCAATTCGTGTTTTAAAGGGCAATCCGGATGCTCTCACAGATGAAGAGTCTCAACGGTTGTATAAAGCAAGTAGAATAAACGCTGAAAAAGACGAAGCCTATTGGAATGGCTATTGGGATGGTTTCATAGGCTGATGCCATAAAAGAAGCGGGAAGCCAGCCATTTTGGACATGAAAGGATTTACGCTGCGATTAGCATCAAACCATTTGAGCCACTACCCATGTTGGGGGTAGTGGCTCTTTTTTGTTGCTCAAAAACCAGTTGCCAATGTGTGCGAACTGACTAAAATTGTAGATGTACGATAGATAACATCTACTATGGCACTACCTGTGCTCGTACATTTTTCATAATTTCGCTTAAAAGGCGGACTTCCTGTTTTTAGGGAGCCCGCCTTTTTTGTATGAACCAAAAGGAGCGTAATGTAATGTTCAAAATTCACGATGACAAAGTCTACTTCGTTGCCGAAACCCCTGACATCAACAAAGTTATCGAAATCTTCCTACCTAAGGATGACCGTGGCACCATTATGGATTCACACGAAATCCGTGTGGACCTGTGCCGTGCCGTCATTCACATGGAGAAGAAGGGTGTCCGTGTCTTGAAGGTCCGCAACATTGAGGATACCAACAAGGCAAGCATCGACATCTGGCACATGCCGGAGTATCAGGAGGCTGCAGAGTCTCCCGTAAGCGATGTGGTCAATGCCTGCATCGAGTCCTGCTTTGATTCCGGTGCAATGTTCAATCTGCCATGCAAAGTCAACCGCAAAACCCATGAAGTTTTTGCTGTCGAATGCTGCGCAAGCCCCGATGATGATGACTCGTTCAGCCATGCAGATGTTGAAATTGACGGGCAGTCTTACCCGCTCAATTTTGTCTCTGACATCATGGACGAAAACGATGTCGACGACGCATTGGATGAGTTCTACCGAATCCAGCAGACCGGCGAATATTGGGAAGCGCACGACGGCAAATCGCTCACGGACGCTATCCATGAATGCCGCTGGGCTATCCTGAAGGATGCCATCCAGAAGCGCGGGCATGAGGCTGTTGCTGATTTTGTCGGGACCGACATTTCCAGCGATACTTACGACCGCGTGATGGATGAAACCGAAGCCCAGATGCCGGACGAAGAGTTCGAGCGCTTCTGGGAAAAGCACATCTGACAAAAACATCTCATATGATAGAAAGGAAGTATACCGCTATGGCTATCAACAATGTTAACGAATTTCTCCGCAAGACCTTTTCCGAAACCATCTTCGGCACCCCTGCGCTCCGGCCGATTGCAGTCTGTGCAGACGGCTTCAGCCTGTCGATTCAGGCAAGCAGTATGCACTACTGCAGACCGAGTAAGGACCTGCAGGACGGCGATTACTCCAAGGTCGAACTCGGCAATCTGTCTGAGACGGTCGAGGAGTTTCTGCCGTATGCCGAGAATGAAGCCCGTCCGCTGCTTACCGTCTATGGGTATGTCCCCGTTGAGACTGTGAATGCAGTGCTTGCCAAGCACGGCGGTATCGTCAACGCGTGAGGGGAGGAAACTTACGATGGAAGTATTCACTATCGTCGCCAATGAGGTCATTGGCTTATCCGCAACGGAATGCACACTGATTCAGTTTAGCTACAATCCGGAGCAAATCCGTGACCCGGAAAGCGTCCTGCGCAGTGCTGTCAAGGACTATCTCAAGACGGATGAAGGCAAACGACAGCTGGAAATCAACTGTGGTTGCTGGAACTGGGGCGATGTCGATGACATTCCCGGCTCGTTCTTCTTGAACTATGGTCTGGCTAAAATCGCTCCGCCGGATGTGAATGCTGTCGTTGACCGCAACGAGAGTTTTACGGATGACTACGACGATTGCGAGGAAGAATAACAGAAAGGGCATGAAAAAATGCGTATTTATGCCGCAAACAGCGTATTCATAGAAGTTACGCGCCGGTGCAATATGTGCTGTGCGCACTGCCTGCGCGGAGATGCTGAAAGCATCGATATTCAGGAGAAGTACATCGATGCTTTTCTCGACAGCTTTGAGAAGGGAGCTTATATCAGCTCTCTTACCTTTACCGGTGGGGAAATCTCTCTGAATATACCGGCAATTCGATACACCTTGAAAGCTGTCAAAGAGCGTGGTATCGCCGTTGGAAGTTTTTACATGGTCACTAACGGAAAAGCCGTCGATAAGATGGCTGACCTTGCTATGGCGAGTCTGGAGTGGTGGACCTACTGCGATGAAAAAGATGACGATATGTGCAGTCTTTGCATCAGCAGTGATAACTTCCACGAAGCAATCCCATATGAAAGTAAAAGTATCCTTAGTGGCTTGAAATATAACCGTGACGATAAGGTAACGGACTTTCATCGGGCTTATTTACTGAACGAAGGACGTGCTAAGAATCTCGATTCGAATGTCTATAAGAAACGTGAACCTTATGTAGACAAGCTCGAATACGAATTCAACAAAACCGGCGATATCGACTTTTACAGCGGTGAGCTGTACTTGAACGCCATCGGTGATATCGTTTCCGGCTGCGATTGGTCCTACAAGTCGCAGAAGAAATATCGTTTTGGCAATGTAATGAACAAAAACTGGCTGGAGAACATTACCAACAGTGAGTTGTGCATTGCAAGCTAAACTATATCACTTATACATTGCCACCGTTTTCCTACAGAAACGGTGGCTTTTTTAAAAAAGGAGGCCGCAAATGGCTGAAACAAAAGACATGTTTGAACAAATCAGCGCCATCTTAACCGATAAGAAAGATAAGCCGCTTTCCTATGAGGAACTTGCAGCAATGCTCAAAACTGACCCTGATGCCCTCAAAACCTTTGATGAGGTCTATAAGACACAGGTTCTTGAAAGTGGAGAGCTGCATGAAAATATGCTCCAGTGGGATACAGCTACAGTCAAAGCAATTCTCGACAAGAAGGTCTACTTTCCACCGGAACTTAATTCGCTCATTGACCGCATCGTCACAGAACTGGTGCTTGAAACGCGTCTGTACATCTACAACGCGGAACGCGGCGGCTATTATGTGACATACTCTGCCAACCGTGACTTTATGACGGAAGTCACAAACGAGGAGCTGAAACACTACCCCGAAGAACTCCGTCCGCAGCTCACCGGAAAGTTGATGAAGATTGACATTTCTGAGCCGTCGTACAAGGAACTGCTTCAAAACTACGCAGGCTACAAGAATGCGAAAAACGACAGCACAAAAATGTTCTGCTACAACATGTTCCGTCAAGGTCTTGACATCCTCGACCTTGATGACTTCACTTATCAGATGCTTGAGATGAACCCCAACTCTATGGGCTTCTGGTTTCCTCCTCTGGTAGAAGGATTGTACGGCAGCGCATTTTTCAAGGTTCCGGACACAAAAATTCTTCGCGTACCTATCACCATGCTGCCGCTTACCCGCCTTGGTTTCGAGACGTTGAATCCTGTTACAAAGGAAATCGTGAACCGTTATTGCCAGAAAGTCTTCCATCTTGATGAATACGAAGACTATTTTATCAAAACGGGCACGTATTCTTCCAAATACGAATTCCGCAACGCTCATATCCATAACCCGAAGGAAATCAATGAGATGGGCGAGTATTTCTTGTTCTTGAATCATCTGACATGCTTGATGGCAGGCTCCCTAAACAGTCGTTGCTGCTATGGCGCTAATACTACAAATGAGTGGGTCGTCAGAGAGTATATCAAGGATAAAGAGAACAATCCTACCATTTACAACGGTTTGCCGCTGCACACTGAATATCGCGTGTTTGTGGATTTTGATACAAAGGAAATCCTTGGCGCAAGTCCTTATTGGCGCAGCGATGTTATGAAGAACGAATTCAAAAAAGTCAGCAGCCCACAGGAACGCCATGATTATGTTGTCTACAAGATGCATGAAGACATTCTGAACCAGCGTTACCACGAAAGCATTCAAACTATTCTGGCTGAGCTGAAGAAGGTTATTCCTCGCATTGAGTTGACAGGGCAGTGGAGCGTCGATGTAATGCGCAACGGCAATGATTACTACATCATTGATATGGCGCTTGCTGAGAACTCTGCTCTGAATGACTGCGTGCCGAGTAACCGTCTTCGTGCTTATCCGCAGCAGTGGCTGCCTGTGGCTCCGAATACCGAAACCTAAAAAGGGAGAACCATCATGAATACCATTTCACCCGTCTTCATCCATCAGCCGGATAGCTGTCACGGATGGGGCATTGAGTTCAATAAAGAGCGACCGTTTTGGGAGGCAGATGCCACCGCATTTGTCCGTGCCATGTACGATGAGATGCAGAGCCATGACAAGAGCTTTAGCTGGTTTCATCAGTGTGGCAGCGGGCAAGAACAGAATGGAAACTACTACGGTTACCAATTTTTCGAGGTTTGTTCTAAGACTGAGGAAAGCGATGCGAAGCGCATGGCTGAAATCATTGCCGAAAAGATTGGCACGAATGTTGTTTAATAAAGGAGCGTTAATTCATCATGGATACGCTTTCACCTAAAATCACATTGTTTGGCAAAACGATGAACATCAAGGAGTTTCTTACTCTCCTGTACACAGAAGCCAAAACTTCGGGATACGACTCAAATACCGGAAATGTTTGGTGCCTTGCTTATCAACGCAATGTGTCCGCGCCGGGAATCCCGATGGACCAGTTGACAGAAGAACAGCGGCTGTATGTGTATGCCACAACGTTCTTGTCTTTTCTTTCTATTGGGAATAAAAAGAACACTCCTAGAGATTTCATCGTTAAAACGCAGGAATATGAGCGTGAATTTTGGCTGAGCGACAACATCAACAGCCAAAAAGCCATTCTTCCGGACAAAAATATGTGGCGTAATTTCAAGGATATTTACTTTTACATTTCGACCGACTATGACGTAGGCAACGATGGTGTTCCGTTTGCAGACCTTCTGCCGGAAGAACGCATCAATGCCGCCGCCTATTATGTGGAGGAACACCTCGAAGACTGGACGACCTTGCTTAGCTTCACTGTTCCTTACGCCCGGTACACGGATGTCCCCAACGCAAAATAAATCTCATCTTACTGGAGCCGCCTTCGGGTGGCTCCTTTTTCTTTTGCCAAAAATTGCGACCGGATGTATAATTGGAAAAAGGCGGAGGTGCAGTATGAGCATATACGGATAGCGGGGCAGAAATGCCAGAACCAAAACATCAAGAAGATACCAACCACATCTGAGATGCCAGTTCAGGCACTTGTTGTCGAGTATACGATGCAACAGATTACAACATACAGCAATAATTGCATTTTGTTGCGAATTGCGTAAAATATAGGATGCAAATAAAAAGTGAGGTGAAGGAAAGGTTGTCGCAAATCAGAATTATCGCTCCCTATGGGGACAATTTCAGTGTCAGAGAATTTGTGGAATGGGAGTATAACGGCGGGAAAGAAGATTTTGAGCCCGATATGCACTGTAAATCATGGAATACATTGCCCATCGACGGAAAGCTTGGCCACATTGCTTGCAGTCTTTTTGGAGACCTCGCTAGTTTTGGCAGTTATAGCTGCCGTATTGGTGTCTCAGATGGGCATTCAACCTACTACTTCTTCTTTACTCAAGAAGGAAAGGACGAGGAGATTCTCCTCAGCCTTGCCGCTTTTGTAAATGTAATCTACACAAGTGCCGAAGAAACATGCAAACAGGGAACAGGGCTTACTTTTGCAGACTTACCTCTTGCGCAGAGACTTGATGTGATTGCAAAATATATCGAAAACAACTTTGAAGCATGTGTCGCAATGCTCGCCAATGTTCCTTATATGCAATGGACTTAATATTTTTTGCCATTTAGTGTTGCACATTTGTGCGAATTGAATAGAATTAAGAATGTAAACCAAAAAGTGCATCGGAGCGGTCAAACGCCGCTTTGTGCTATAAATTCCTCCCCCAAAAGGAGCAGGTTCGTAAGGAACCTGCTCCTTTCTTTTTGGCAAAAAAGGAGAACCCATGAATCGAGAAGATGTTGCAAAACGTAATGCCAGTATCGTGCGGGATATGCGCAATGGCATGCGGATTCGTGATGTAATGAAAAAGTATGATGTATCTCGCTACACATGCTACCGCACCATGCAAAGCGTAAATCGAAAAGAGAGACAAGCAAATTACAGTGACTGGAAAGCCAAGCGTGATGAAGAAATCGTCAATCGTTATGCCGATGGCGTCCCAGCAGAACAACTTGCTAAAGAGTATGGCGTTCACCGAGCCACAATATACCATATTCTTTCTGAGCACAACAAAGACTATCTGCGACAACGTGATGCCAAAAGACCGAACGCCACTCAATTGGCTCGTGAAGCACGGCAGCAAACATTTATCGAAGCTGTAAAAGCTGACCCGAATCGCTCAGTTATGAGCATTTGTGAAGAGTTTGGCTACTGTTCTTCTCACGGCTTTGCTCTTATCCATAAAGCCGGAATCTACCGTGGCCGAGGACGCAAAAAAGGAGCGAGCAACCATGACGAGGCTTGAGAAAATCCAGCGCCTGAACGCAATTGCAGCAGATTATGAGAAAGGCATGTCTTTGCCTGCCCTGGCAGAGAAGTACGGTGTCTGCGTACGGACCTGCTACCGTGCCATTGACAAAGATGCCGTAAAAGAACGTACTGTTGCTCTGAACAAAGCGACAAAGCTGGATACCGAAATCTTGAATGATTATATCGCCAATATGTCAGTAACAAACATTGCAGCGAAGAACAAAACCTCCACAACTCACTGCTACCGTGTTGCAAAAGAAGCGGGACTGTGCAGCTTGGAGCAGGGTCGGAACCGACGGTCATCCCGCCTTACGGAACGCAACAAGGAAATCTATGCCAAGCGGAAAGCCGGTGCCTCAGTCAAAGAATTGGCAAAAGAATATCAGTTAAAGGTCCCGACTGTCTATTGCATTCTTGAACATATGGAATGGGGTAGAAAGCCATGAAAATTCGGTTAATTTTGTGCGCTGCGCTGACTTTTGCACTCACCGCTTGCTATCCCGTTAGTACGCTTCCTGCAGATGTTCCTGTCGGCTCAGCAAAAAGTATCGTAGAGAAGGAATTGGAAAAATCCCCGGAAGAAGAATTCACAAACTGGCTAGAAGCAGAGCATATCACGCCGTATGCTTTTGGAGATTGGGGAGAGGCTTCAAACGGTTCCTTCACAGACGGCAAGTGGCACGACGTCAAGCTGCGCATCACAAAAGTCACAACGGAAAGCGAAAACGAGGACTACATCGAAAATGTCATCGCTTACAACAACACCTACGCCACTGTGAAATTTGGCGAAGATGAAACTATCAAGCTGGAAGACGGCATTGATGATGCCGAGCTTATAGTAGTGGATTACGAAGTAGAGCTTCCCGAAGATTATCCTTGTGACGGAAACGCAGATGTAAACCTGTCTGTTCGTGACCAAAGTGGTCAAACGCAGATGATTAAGCTCGTGACAAGTGAAGAACTTGATATGACTCCCGGCACAGTATACGCCAAGCGCGGTATCTTTGCACGCAAGCGGGGCGACACAAACTATGTGTTCGAATCCCTCCGCTATCAAAACGACGCCGCTATTGAAGGACTAGATGAAGGGGCATCCGCCAGAGCATTGGAAGACAGCTTTTTCTCCAACAAATAATACCCATACAAATTCGAATAACAACACCGGACCTGCTGCGAATATTGCGGCAGGTCTTTTATTTTTGAGGTAATAGCATGAACGATAAAGACCGTACACTTCTTCGCTATGTAGTAGAAGGAGATATTCGTAAAGCCCAGCAACAGGCAAAAATCATCCTTGAGGGTATCACAACGGCAAAAGACGAGCAATTCAAGACCCGCTGTCTTTCTCAGCTCTCGGCAAAAGCGCCGGAGCTTATCGAACTTCCTTATAACATGCAAGGGTTACTTGTGGCAGAAGATGTCACTAATTTCCCGGAAAATCGGTATTTGCTCCGTGATTCCGAAAAAGCTGTAATAGAACGTCTACTGAAGACGAGAAAAGCCTCTCTCCGACTTAAAGAACTTGGCATTCACTACACCTGTTCATTGCTTCTGCAGGGCGAACCGGGAACCGGAAAAACCGAACTGGCACGATATATTGCATACAAAGCAGACTTGCCTTTCGTATATCTTAAATTCTCCGGGCTTATCAGTTCTGCTCTGGGGAAAACGCAGCAAAACATCGGGCATGTATTTGACTATGCTCGGCGTTCTCCTTGTGTGCTCTGCCTTGACGAGATTGATGCTATCGGCATGAGCCGTGGCGGAAAAGATGATGTTGCAGAGATGAGCCGCGTAACCATTGCTCTGATGCAGGAGCTTGACCGTCTCCCGAACGATGTCATTCTCATTGGCACGACCAACCGTTCTGACCAGTTGGACGCAGCATTGTTCCGTCGGTTCAGTTTTCTTCATCGCGTACGGAGCCTTGACAAGAACGATGCCGCCACTTTAGCAAAGATGTTTCTTGCATCGACGGGATACCCCACCACCGAGCACACCGTATGCGATGTACTCGAAACCATCGAGAGCTTCTATACAGCGAGTAATGTGACGAAGGCTTGCACGGACTATCTCGTCAATCAAATTGTCAATGAAGAGCAGGAGGAGAGCCATGCGTGATTTTGAGCCCCGTATCCGCATGAAGCGCGGAACTGTAGCAGAGGAGTACCCGGAAGTTGCAGCTATGTGGCATTCTACTGCGAATAGCTTTACCCCTTCAGATATTACCGCCGGAAGCAATCAGCGTGCAGCACTTATCTGCCCCGTGTGCGGTTATGGCAGCGATGGAGAATGGCAACCGACTGTCGCTTCGGCTTGTCGTACCAAGGGTGGCTGCCCGGTCTGCTCCGGCAAAATCGTAGTTAAGGGTAAGAATGATGTTGCCACCGTACATCCAGAAATTGCGGAGCAGTGGCATCCGACGCTCAATAAAATCAGCCCGGATGAAGTTTCTTCCGGCAGCGGGAAGCATGTCTTTCTCGTATGCAAAAACTGTGGATACGGCAAAAAAGGGGAGTGGTGTCCCGTTATTGCGTTTGCCTGCGGCAGCGGTGACAATCATACCGGCTGCCCGGCATGTGCTGCCAAGGCGCAAAGTAAACGTCTCAAAGCCTATCACGAACGGCGCAGAAAGGGACGGTGATGTTATGCGAAGTCATTTGAGAGCTGAACCTATCATAAACGCTAAAAGAGATACTCCCTATAACATGAAAACGCAAAAAGAAATTGGATTATTGGGAGAAAAGGTTTGTAGGAACTTCCTCATAGATTGCTGCGCTAAGCACCGTTTTGGCTTCGTACGATTTGAAGATGTTCGAGATGTCAAAATGTATCAAGAAAGAGACATTGACTTTATTGTTTACACTTCAAGCGGGAAAACAATAACACTTGATGCCAAAGCGGATACATATACAACAGGAAATATTTTTCTCGAAATTTATGTTCCGGGTTTTAAGCTTGGGAAAAACGGCGTTCCTATCGCAAAGTATACAGAAAATGGAGAACGAGCCGGACAAAAACCCGGTTGGCTGTTTCGAGGAGCAGACTTTATTTTCTATTGTTTTTTAAACACAAAAGAAATCTTTGTTTTTGACAGGGAATGTGCGGCGTATTATGCTTGCGAATGTGCAATATCGGGAATGCCGCTGATTCCCATATATAGAACAGCAAAAAACGATGAAAACCGTGGAGATAACCGCAATTACTATGGCATGGGAATTTGTCCAAACGCCTTGCGAATGATGAACAGCAATATTATGAGAAATCATATGTGACTGTGCCATTTCCAAAAAGGGCCTTATTATAATCCTTACACGAAAACTTATGACCATCCGAAAAAATCCGCCTGAGAATGTGAATTTTTCGCAAACAATTGCCTCATAAGCTACAAAAAAGTGTTATAGATTTGGTATAATATAGATAGGAAACGGAGGGAATTATTGTGAATCAAATCAACGCTGTAACGCTTGGAAAGCTCATTGCTGCACACCGTGAAGGCGACGAGCAGAAGTTCAAAACCTATGTTGATTTTATCGCCAAAGCCTATGAAGAACAGGGAAACGACCGTGCCGCTAACATCATCCTCAGCAACTATACGGGTGATTATGGCGAGCAGGGGAAGGTCGTTCTGGATGAACCAACCGAACAGACTACATACTACGAGACAGGCTGGTATGAGCCTGATGTTTTGGGGTCCGGTGGCTCCTTTCGCGGAGTTACAAAAGCAACTTCCGAGGAAGAAGCATTGCAACGGCTGCTGAAACACTCTGCCGACTATGCACATCGTATCACCGTATATAAGAAAGACGGCAAAACCATAAAGCGGGAAATTTCCGAGTATGACCAATGGGAAAAGAAGTGGAGGACATAATGAAGTGGAATGTATTTTCTCTCGAAGCCGTTAAAGAGGCATTAAAACCCAAGTTTGTGTTGGAGAAAGTCCGCTATGTGACGGACGACGAAGAGTACGGCGAGGGCGAGTCTACGCGCCTTGTTTTTCGCAATGTAGAAGAGATGCCGGAAATCGACTATATTAAGCGGACCGTCTGCACATTCATTCAGGACACCTATGTTCATTTTAAGGACAAAAGCCTCAAGCCGATGCGTATTTGGCAGGATAACCTCAATGAAAGCGAGGACCATATCCGTTATTCCACAAACAACCTTGTGTCGCCACCGCTGGGACTCATTGGCGAAACATACATTTCTGACGAAAGCCACACACACAAGTGGCTGGTAGCCCAAGGAGGAACTGAACTTCTTGAGAAAGCGTCCGTCAGCATTGATGTTGATGTGATTTACGCCTATGACAATGTCGATAAGGTTGAGAAAAGTTCCGAAAACGGCGAGGTACATGGCGTTCTCATCAACAGTACAATGTATCTGCGCGAATCGGAAATCAAACAGGTTGCTCAGCTTATTAAAGATGAAAAGCTCCGTAACCGCGTATTGACGCTGATGCGCTCTCATCGCCGTATTGTATCGGCTCCCGAAAAAGAAAATCGCAATATTCGGGAAATCGCATCCGCACAGATGCTGGGTCAGGGGTGAAATTGTGAAACACAAAATCTCAGAAATCGGCGCTCAGATGCTCAAGTACCAAGAACAGCTTGCCCGTGAATACAAATACAAACCCATCCCGCGTACCTTCTTCTCCGATGTGAGAGCCAAGTTTCAAAAGGCATTGCCGGAATGGTGCAATGTGTCCGGTGACACGATTTCGCTCGAAACCACCAACGGTACGGTCATTACCAACGGGTACAACCGTATCGTGATTGGCGACTACGGCGCATTTGTTGAGTTTTCACGCGTACAAGCCTATATGCGACGTCTGAAAATCAAAGAAGGGCAGGCTTATCGCGTAGAAGACCCGCGCTATGCCGAACATGTCAAATATCTCTGGCTCACGGCAGATGATGGTTCGGATGTGAAGGTATACGACCAGAAGCGTCCGGTAGAATATGCGGATTATAAGCCGGGGATGCTGTATGTCAGTGTATATGAGGTGTTCCCACACATCTAAGAAAATCAAAATAAAAAGTTCTACCCAGTTCAGGGTGGGCTTTTTATCGAGAGCGCCGCAAAGACTACTAACTCACAGAGGTAACCGACAATGGTAACATTTATTGATGATGATGATATCGAACTCAAGCCTTGCCCGTTCTGTGGTTCTACAGCCGGGTTATATGCAAGCTATGAAGGCATGTATGCAGTGCGATGCAACTACTGCCGCATCGGAACTGTCCTCATAAAAAACGAACAGGACGCGATTGAGTTGTGGAATCACAGAACGGAGGTAACGAACGATAACTAACACAGACAAAGCAATTGCATTGCGCCCATCATACTGGGCAAGCGTATCTGGCGGAAAAGATAGCCTGTATATGCTCAATTACATACTGCACAATCTGGACAGATACCCGCTTGACGGCGTGGTTCACTTTGAACTCGAAATCGACTACCCGTTTATACATAACGTTATCGACTATATGGAAACGGAGTGCAAGCGAGCGGGCATCCAATTTGTGCGAATCAAGCCGAGGAAAACGTGGGAAGAATTGTATGATAAATGCGGTTTCCCAACAAGAAAAGTAAGATGGTGTAACGGTCACTATAAACTTGATGCAAAGCGGCAACTATCCGAATGGCTGAACAAAGTTGGTTTTTATGTAGTAAATTACATAGGCTATTGTGCCGACGAAGAACGCCGTTTCAACAAACGGTTGAGTGCCAAAAAGTTAGAGATATACCCTCTCGCAGAAAACGGCATTAACGAAGATGTGATTTTGGAATGGGCAAAGACACAGCCTATTTTCAACAGCTACTACAAAACCAACAAGCGCTGCGGTTGTATGTATTGCCCGATGTCCTCGTTTCTTAACTTTGCCTATCTCTATAAATACTACCCCGAAAATTTCCGGTATATGCTTGAAAAAATGCGGGAAACGGAAGAATTGAGAGAGAAAGAGCTTGGTAGACCGTTCTCTGTGATTTCATCGAATCCCAAATATAATGCGGATTACTTGGAACACATCGTCAAAACGAAATGGCTCAAAAAGCTCAACGAAATGGAGATGACCAACAATGACTATGTCGATGCGTATTGCGTCGGTGTGGATGTGGATGGTCACACCACTGTCCACTAGGTTGCATTAAAGAGTATTGGCAAAAAGGTGTTTTATCGAGTTTAGCTGTGGGGAGAATGTCAATTGGGTGAAAGCATGAGCAGTGAACCAAAAGTAATCACTTCCTTTGAGGAAGCACCGCAATCGTTGCGCGATAAATGCGATAAAGAAGTTTTGCGAGCTTTTTTTAATGCACACTTCTCAATTACAGAAAAAAGTGTGAATGACGATAAAAGATTCTATCTCGATGATGGGCGCAGAATTAAGGACGATGATATTCTTGTTGCCTACATGAAAGATAGGAAAGTCTGGGCAGAACCCAGCATTGAAATTCGTACTATAACAGGCGAACTCACAAACAAGTTTGGAGAAAAGAAGCTCAAAGATTTCTTTGCGGCAGGATTTTTCTTAACGAAAAAACGCATTAAAAAGAACAAATGGAGATATTATTTGCCGGACGGCAGATGCTTGGATAGTGAAAAGAAACTCGATGACTTTTTACTCGAAAAACTGCGTCCAGCTTTTAACAAAGAGTTATGCGACCATGTGATTGACATGGCAGCCACGGCAATTCCCGGCGTTGACAAAAGCGAGCTGTTCATTTCCGACACAGAAAACGAAAAGGCTGCGTGCCTTAATGTAAAACTTGACGGCAAAGTCTATAAAGAAGCAATTTTACCGTATGTTTCCTATGAAGGCATCATTAGCTCATTACTTTATAATAACCTTTATTCACGCTGCACGGTACTTCATAAGCGCAACATTGAGCGCTTTGAGAAATCCCACGATTTGAAGGCGCTCAAACAAATTGCAGAGTCTATTCTTCTGTCTTTACAGGTAGATGAAAAACATATCCTGCTCGGAGATTTCTGCATCACCTCCAACAAAATTACTGATATCAATGTAGGGCTGCAGCAGGAAAGCGCATTGAAGAAGGCAGTCGTCACCACAACAGTAAAATTTGATAACGGTAGGAAAGCTGTTTTCAGCATCCAAGCAGCTTTTGGAATCAATGATGTTCTTCTGCAAGAACTCTATAGAAATGATGTTCTGACGCAAGGGGCAAAGGTTGTCTCAGAACAGAGAGACTATTCCGTTACCCCGAACTCTATCTTGCATGACTTTGTCTGTACTTGCTGCAACAATGCTCATACGGTCAGTAAAACATACAGAAAAGGCAACATCGTTCTGGACGGCGTACTCAGACAGGTATATAACAGCGTTGACGCCGCTTCCGCATTGCCTGTAAGCAACCTTTTCGTGGTTGGGAATGACCCTGCGAAGGATGTTTCCTATTGCGACATTGCAGACCAAATCACCGTAAAAATAACACCGGATAAAGGCACAGCAGAACAATGCGTTTCACTAACCTATTCTACTGCTGAAGAATTCCTTGACAAAGCGGCGTCCGTTCTCCTTGAAGATTTCTACGCCGCAAGCAGCGATGCAAAATGCCATGTCAGATATGACTTAACATTGGATATTTCTAAAAAGGAAAAAGAAAGTCTTCGGTGTGAAGCAAAGCTATTCGACACGCAAACGGGTCTTATTATTGCCCAGACCACAAGGTGTCTTGTCAAAAAGTTGAAAGCGGACATTGAACAAAGCAAAGACCAGATTCCGACCAGCTTCAGCAATGTTTTTTGGATAAGCAATGCAGAAGACATTTTGATGTATGCAGCTTCCTGTGACCCAGAATGGATTGCAAGTGCTTACAAGCAAATACGTGAACGATTAGGGTTGCTTGGATATTATTTCTGCAAATTCTTCGCGTCGCAAGACAACCACAGCTATTGTAAGACAGACTTGCTGACAGATTTTTTGCGGGAAGCGAGTATAGACTTCAAAAAGGCTGCCATCGCGGATAAAATGGAACAATTCCTGCGTACTTATATTCTCTTACCGGAGAGCAAAACTCTTTATCTGTTTTCCGTCGACTCTGTGCGCAATTATTATGGCAGCTTTGAGACTTACAAACCTGTCAGCAAATACCTCCTATCAGCAGTTGCTGCACAATATGAGGCAGAATCTGTAGAGCCAACCTTTGAGGATATGGATTATCTACTGAAGGACGCACAGTACGCATTATTTACAGACAGATGCCAAAATGCCAAGACGGAAGAAGACGCTTTCACCATTATTTCTCATCTTGAAAAACAGCCACTGACTTTCAAAAAATTGCTCTTTACAAAAGAGTATTTCAAGAATGTATACGCGCTGCTGAATGATACAGACAAAATGTTCGCCGATATTGTTATCAGCGACTGTCCCGGCTGTACCAAGCTACTGAAATCTCTCCAGAATTTTGCCGAGGAGCAATCAAAGAATGTATAACTACACCCCCGATAAAATCATCGCATCTCTTGCCGAAAACAACTATTTTGCTAACCGCAGGATTGCATATGCCGTTCTGAATGTGCTGCGCGACGATGCGTCACCTCTACTTATAGAGGGTGACCCCGGCGTAGGAAAGACGAGCCTTGCCAAAGCGGTGGCTTCTATGTTGCAGATTCCTCTGATTCGTGTTTCATGCCACGAGGGAATTACAGCGGATAAAATTCTTTACGACTATGACTACCAGCGGCAATTGCTGGTGGTGTCTGCCATTCGGGACAAGCTCAACGAAAACCTCCGGGATTTAAGCGTGAACGAAAGCATCAAAGCTGTTGCGCAAAACACAGAGTTTTATGGTCCGGATTTCTTGTTGAAACGCCCTGTCATCGAAGCTCTCACGATGAAGGGTCACAAAGTCCTTCTCATTGACGAAATCGACAAGACTGAGCCGGAAATCGAGCACGCTCTACTCGAAATGCTCTCTGATTTTGCTATTACCATTCCGGAATATGGCACGATTCAGTGTGCGCCGGAGGATAGACCTATCGTTTTTCTGACCTCCAACAGCTATCGCGAACTTTCTCAGCCTATGTTGCGGCGCTGCTCTTACCTTTACATCGAGCACAAGCCCCTTGCAGAAATCAAGCAAATCATCTGCGCGAATGTCTCTGCCTCTGAGGTGTTTGTGGATAGCGTTGCACAGGTCATTGACCGGCTTCAGAGCCTCGACCTGCGTCACGCCATCTCCATCAGTGAAGGCATCGAATGGGCAAAGTGCTTGATTGAGACGTTCCATTGTAAAACGGCTATGGATGTGAAGAACGCAATGCCATATTCTATTGGTTCCCTCGTCAAAGACCACGCAGATGAGAAAACGGTAGCAAAAGCCTTCAACCTGTCCAACGGGAATGAGAAATGAGTGAAGCAACAAATCAAACCATCGAATCTTATGTGAACCTGTACACTAAGTTCTTCCAAGAGCTTACACAGGAATACGGCTTCTCATTCTCGATATCAGAAGCGCTCAACGGCATCCAACATATTTCTGACCCGTTAGATGTAGAGGACGTGCTGTACACCATGCAGGGCGCTCTATGCCATACAAAAGAGGAATGCGACACATTTGAGGCAGTTTTCTGCAGGCGATTCTTGCAGTATTCCTACGCGCCAAAGCCAAAGGAATCTTCAATTCCTAAGAAAAGAGCAACGAATAGTGTTGCCACTTTTGTAGATATGCCCGATGATGCTCTGGAAGAGTGCCGTAAAAAGACACAAGCGAACAGAGACCAGGCACAAGCGGACATAGAGAACTACCGCCGGTCTAACAGAGGAAAAGAATCGGTCAGTAACCAGCAAAAAGCAGTAGACGCTCTGCGCGAAGAAGCCGAACAAAAACGCCAAGCTGTTTTGCAAGCATACGACGACTACCAGAAAGCAGTAGCATCTGTTACGCTTGCCGAAAACAGGCAGCTTGTAGACAAAATAGAGCAGCTATTGCAGAAGGTAAATACCGAGACGAACAGAGAGCTTGCTGCATACGGAATCATGGAGCGGCAATTGCGAAACTCTCTTGCTTCCGGCACTTCACAGGAGCTGGCTGTCTCTCAGAAACTCTTATTATCTGCTGCGGTCATCGCTCGTTCCGCAAAAGAAATATCTCTGTACATGGATTTCATCTCTCTTGCCAAGGCATTCCAAGACTTGGCAAAAAGCGTGAAGACAAGTCAGTCCAAAGTGTCAGAAGATACTACCGTAAAGGCAGCAATTAAAAAGCGTGGGGAAGCAACAGGGGAGTGGGAAAAAGCAAAAGAAGCTCTTCATAAAGCAGAAGCCGAGCTTGAGAAACAAGAGATGCAAAAGGCGTTGTATGAAAGCAATCTTCGCACTCGCGAAAAGAGAGTGACTTCTTACGATGCAATTCTTACGAACATTCGGAAAGCCCAGCAAGAGAAGCAAATGCAAAGCATTGAGAAGGAGCAGTCGCTCCGACATCGAGAAGTGTTCTCCGGAGGTCATAATGCGGTAAGAAGCAAAAAGCAAACGGATGCACTTCTCAACGAGGATGTCTCGAAGCTCTCTAATGCCGATATTGAGAAGGTCCTCACTTTTATCCGCACAAACGCCAAGACTTTCCGCCAAAAGCTTCGTAAGCTGTACATAACCCAGCAGAAAAAGCAAATCGACGTCAAAAAAACGATTGAGAAATCCGTCCAGTGTGATGGCGAGATTGCACGACTGTACTACAAAAAGCCGATAAAGTCCAAAGCAAATGTCGTGATGCTGGCGGATATTTCCGGGTCATGCCGCGCTATGACTTCTCTCGCTCTGACGTACATGGGTCTGATGAGGGAAGTATTTCCCGGTGGCTGCCACCTGTTCGTTTTTGTGAACCACTTAGTTCCTGTTGACCGCTATTTCTCAAACGAGAATGTCACAGCGGCAGTAGAGAGCATCAACAAGAAGGTTCCCAGTCGGGGCATCTACTCCAACTATGGCGTCCCCCTCAAGGAACTGCGCTACGACAATACCGGCATCATCAACAAGGATACCACTATTGTCATGCTGGGGGACTGCCGAAATAACAAGAACTATTCTGGCGTGGAAGAGGTCGAATGGCTCTCTAAGCGGGCATCCAACTTCTTCGTTCTGAATCCCGACCCGCTGGACAAGTGGGGACAAGGGGACTCAATCGCCGACCTGTACGCCAAGAGTGGGGCGACGGTCTGCCGGGTAAGTTCAACGCAGGATTTGCTGACTTTCTTGGAGTCTGCGAGCCTCAAAAAGCACACCTAACATGCGACCACAATATATGGTGCATGTCGCAATTTGTTTACATTCCAAACACTATATATTGTGGTTTTCGTATTGACTATCCGTACATATTGTGGTATAATGCTAATGTACTCAGGAGAGGCGCTACAAGCAAATCTCCTGAACATGCTCCTGTAGCTCAACTGGCAGAGCAACTGTCTTGTAATCAGTAGGTTGCAGGTTCAAATCCCGTCGGGAGCTCCAAAACGAACCAGCCTGCATCTGGTTCGTACAGGTGCGCCGGTTGTTATCGACGTGCCTTGCCCCTCATGAAGACAGCCAAGATTGGCGAGTGGGAGCTGTATATGTGCAGCTAATGTCTTCTATAGCACGGAGTAGCGCAGCGGTAGCGTACCGGCCCCATACGCCGGTGGTCGCAGGTTCGAATCCTGTCTCCGTATCCACGTCCTGACCGGGACGTAAAATCGGTCGAACACCAACCCATGCAGCCACCTGTCTTGCGTCGTGGGTTGGTCATATGGCTCGTTAGTTCAGACGGTTAGAACGCCAGCCTGTCACGC